AATCTTACAATTTGGCAACAAAGATACCAATATTTTTTTTGTATCAGTATGGTGTAGAATAACCTATTGATAACCAAATTGTTACGCTTTCTGTTATAATACGTTTGCACGAAATTTGCATGTTTTACGTATTTTAACGTTACTTTATGGTAATGCAACAGCGCACTCTGTACCATCCTCTAATATCAGAAACATCAACAGTAAAGTCTGCAAAATTAGGGTTTACGGAGCGGCATATGACCTTCGTATCATCACCCTTTGCTTGGAATACATTCTTAATGATAGCTCCATTTACTGTATCGAGCACATAGGTGTTGCCCCATTCAATGAAAGCCTTCTCGTTAATCTTCTGCACAAGAACCTTACTACCGCTTGGGTATTCTGGCGACATACTATCCCCCGTGACTGAGATTGCCATCGAAATATTCTCAATAGGAGAAATTATCATTTCGCAATCATGCTTTTTTATCTGATACTCGAAATTGTTTGGTGTACCACCTTGCGCTGCAACCGGAAGAAGCGGTACTTTATAGAATTTGCCTTCCTCCTGTAGCTTATCGGTGTTAGTCATAAAACCCTCACCCGTTTCTAACCAATCAGCATTAATATCAGGGAAGACCTCTGAAACAGCTCTCTTTGTCTTCAATGATAATTTATCTGTATTATAGAAATGACTGATGCTTACACCAATCTTTTCCTGAAACTGAGCCATTGACATTCCCTTGTGCTCAGCCACCTTTTTTGCTCTTTCCAATAGTTCACCCATACGTTTATATTAATTATTATTAAAATATTAATAGAAAATAATAGTATCTCAATTTTTTTTATTAATTTTGCGGTGTAATTATAAAACACCGATATATTTCGGATGCAAAGATAATAATTTAATATTAATTTCTATATAAATTTATAGTTAAATATGGTTATTAAATCTCAAAAAGAAAAAGAAAGCTTGGTAGTTCAATCAGTTGAGAACTACATGAAGCAAGGTCTCAAGAAGTCTGAGGCTGTGCGGCGGACAATGAGTGACTTCAAATATGCGTGTGAGGCTAGCATCTATGGCATCCTCAAACGTAACAAGGAGAAAGGAGGTAATGATGATAAACGAACCGCCTGATGTAAAACCGAAAGGTAGATATTCGGTTAAGGAGACTGCTGAAAAGTTACGAGTTAGTGCAAACACTATCTATCGTTACATTAAGGGTGGATTCCTAAAGAGTATTGTAAGACCTAATGGGCAAGTAGCTATCGCAGGGTCAGAGATTACTCGATTTTGGGGTGGCGAGTATATATAATATATAATAAGGTGTAAATATGGAAAAGGAGATACAAGAAGCAATCATATTATTAGAATCCCAAGGTTACGAGATTATCCCACCACAATCTATCTCTGTTATAAATGAAGAGTTTGAAAAATGGTGGAAGATGTATGGTAAGTGTGTCGGCAAGCAGAAATGCTTAAAGAAGTGGATGCACATGACTAAGAAGGATAGAGCCGCTTGTATAGCAGCTACGCCACGATATGTTGCATCAATCACTCAGAAAGTATATCAAAAGCACCCTCTTACCTATCTTAATTCCCGTGCTTGGGAGGACGAAATATATTCTGAGTATGACGAAGTACAGCAACAACAGCAGCGAACAGAGCTTAATTTCGCAAGAACAGCAGCAGAGGTCTTTAACGCAGATTAATTTCAAAGAGTGGGTAGAAACCAATTATCCTTTAATCAGTGAGCGAAAAGAGCCCGTATATTCACTAACTTCAGCTCTTGAAGATACCAATACATTAGCATCTTTAGATAATGATTATGGAGAAGGGTTCGCTCTAAAATGGGTGAAAGCTCAGTTATTAGATACCTTTAGACTTCTCGGTGCTGGTAGTTCTGTTAATAGTCTTCAAATTGTCTTCATGGCAAGACGAATAAGAAGTATCTATTATTATCTATCTCCTAGCGAACTTACCTACTTTTTGGAATCATTGGTAGGTGGAGGATATGGGAAGATATATGTAGGTAATACTATTAATCCACAGAACTTTATGGAAGCTCTAATGAAATTTGATTCAGAAAGAGCAACTAAGCTATCTCAGATAGCTAATGAAACCAATAAGGAGCGAAAAAAGAACGTAAAGGCTGATATTGATACCGTTAATACTATCTGTAATAAGATACGCAAGGAATTGACTATTAAGCTTATGGGTTCTAGGGCTGGAAATGAATACAAATCGTTTAACGTTAATAAAAACAACAATGAAAATTGAAATCAAATCAATGACTTTACAGAACTTCAAGAAGGTTCGGAGTCAAGAAATTAATTTTAGCCACAATATGGTTATTAGTGGCGCAAATAAGGTAGGCAAGACAACTATTTATGATGCCTATCTTTGGGCAATCTTCGGCGTTATTAGCAAGAAGAATACCACCGTACAACCTCTTGATATTAATAATGATGTTATTCATCATCTTGAAACCTCGGTCACTGTAGTACTTAACTATAATGATGAGCGAGAGGTTAAGGTACAGCGTATCCTTACTGAGAATTGGGAGAATAAGGGTACAGCAGATGAGAAGTTGCAAAGTACTACACAAGAGCGACTTATTAATGATGTTCCTCTTTCACAGAAAGATTTTAATGCCAAGCTCGAAGAACTTTGTTCGCTCAAAAGATGGCTCGTTTTGTCTAATATCAATATCTTTATGTCTTATAAGGTTGATGACAGGAGAAAAATGCTTATGTCGTTGGCTGGCAAAATCAATGAAGAAGAATTGATGAAGCCTTATCCTATGGTGTATAAGGGCGTAATTGAAGAGAAAAAAGAACTCTCCGATATGCTTACACAGCAGAAGGCAACAAAGAAGAAAGCGGAAGAGGAGTTAGATTTAATACCTGCAAAGGTTCAGGCACAAGAGGCTCTTAGAGTTGATGCCGATTTTACTGCTCTCAAAGCACAGAAGGCAAAGATTGATGCTGATATTGCTGCTATAGATGCGGCATTGGAGGGAACGACTGAGAAAGACCCTGCTATGGAAGAGTACCTCAATAAGTTGCAAGCGCATAACGTAAAGGTTGCGAATGCACAGAAGGTATGGCAAGATGCTAAGATTAAGGCGATTGATGAGCTTACGAAGAAGATTTCTACGGCTTCAACGAAAATCAATGACGCTAAATCTGCATATAATACAAATATGGAGACTAATACAAAATACAAGGTTTCCTTGGCAGAGGTCACTATTAATTTCAATAACAAGATTAAAGAGTGGAATGATGCTAACGAAAAGAAATTTAACTATAAGCAAACAGATGTTTGTCCAGTTTGTGGTCGTTCTTATACGGACGAAATGAAGGCAAAGGAATATGATAACGCCGTTGCCGAGTTCAATAAGAATAAGTCTGATGAACTCACGAAAATACAGAATGAGGCTGCTCAGATTAAGCAACAGATGAATGTCCTCAAAGGTAATATTAATACCTATGAGCAGATTACCAAGGCAAAAGATGAGGATAAGGTAAAGAATGCCCAATCTGAGTATCAGAAGTTAATTAACGAGCGTACAGAGAAGCAGAACCAAACTTGGGAAACTGCCGCGGAAAAGGTGGTCTTTGATAAAGACCTCGCCGATATTGAAGCAATTAAGCCTGTTGTGAAGGTTGATGCTACAATCGAAGAGAATAAGGAGAAAAAGAAGACCCTTGTTTCTCAACGTGACGAGTTAGTTAACAAAATCGCAGGTGAGGAGACCAACAAGCGTATTGATACAGAGAAAGAAAAGCTCAATCATCGCTCTGTTGAGTTATCTCAGATTATTGCTGATTGTGGTGAAGTTATTAGCCAAATCAAAGCTTACAAGAAGGCAAAGATTAATCTTGTTGAGCAAAAAGTGAATTCATATTTCACACTCATTCGTTGGAAGTTCTATCAGCAGAATAAGACCAATGACGATGAGAAGGAAATCTGCACCGCTATTGATAAGGATGGTATTGACTACGATAATACGAATGATGGAACTGTTATTGATATGGGCGTTGATATTATCAGCGGTATATCTAAGGCTTCAAATATCTTCGTACCTTTATTCGTTGACCGCAAGGAATCAGCAGAACACATCGTGCCCGTTGAACAGCAGATTATCTACTTGCAATGTATCTACGGACAGTCTTTAGAAATTAAATCACTTTAATTCATTATAAATATAGAGATTATGGCAGAAAATGATATCGTGGTTTCACAGCCACAAGTTAGCGGACTTAATATGTTCGCAAATCAAGAAAGTTTTAATACTGGCTATAAGATGGCGCAGATTTTGTCTGCGTCCACAATTATTCCTGATACATTTAAAGGGAACATAGGTAATGTAATGATTGCAATTGATATTGCACAAAGATTACATACAAATCCACTTATGATAATGCAAAATACATACGTTGTGTATGGAATGCCTTCTTTCTCAGCAAAGTTCCTTATTGCTTGTATCAATGCAAGTGGTCTCTTCGCTACCCCTCTCAGATATGAATTTGTTGGTGAGCAAGGCAAAGATAATTGGGGTTGCTATGCTTTCGTAATAGATAAGCAGGGTGAGGTACTTAAAGGCTCTGTAGTTACTATTCATCAAGCTAAGATTAAAGGTTGGTACGACAAAAAAGGAAGTAACTGGCAAGCTGACCCAGAGCAGATGCTTCGTTATCGTGCTGCTACAAGATTTCAGAACGCCTATTGCCCAGAGATTACTTGCGGTCTTGCTGTTAAGGAAGACTTGGAGGATGGCGATTATACTGAGGTTACCGCTAATAACGTTGAGCAGCTTTCTGCCGAAGAGAAGCTCGCACAAGCTCAGCAGCAAGAGGAACAGCAAGCCAATACTCAGTCGCTCGATATGAATAACGGCGAGAATAAGGAAGAAAATAAGGCTGCTAATAATTCCCCAAGTGATAAGCAGGAAACCGCTCAGACCGCAGAAAATGCGGCTCAAACAAAGCCTAAGGCAAAACCGATGGGTAAGCAGGAAATGCCTGATATGTTTAAGCAGCAGTAAATGACGGATAGGAGAGGGAGAAATCTCTCTCCTACATATAAAAAGTATAGAATATGCAATTAATTACATTAGGTAGTGGAAGCTCTGGTAATGGGTATATCCTACAAAATGATGATGAAGCACTTATCATAGAATGCGGAATGCCCTTAAAAGATGCCGTAGAAGCACTTGGAGGAAATCTCAAAAAGGTTGTCGGTTGCTTGGTTACTCATAGCCACGGCGACCACGCAGGGTTTATTCGTCAGTATGCACGACCTTTCAATATCTTTGCAACCAAAGGTACTTTGGAAGAAAAGAAGATTAAGGAAGGTGATTTTCATTACAATGCCATCCCGATGCTTAAAGAGTTTCGTATTGGTAACTTCGTTATAAAAGCTTTCGATACAGTTCACGACACCAAAGAGCCTTGCGGCTTTATTATCTACCATCCCGATATGGGAGATATGCTTTTTCTTACGGATAGCCATCATATCAAATATAAGCTATCTTTTCCGCTTGACTATATCCTTATCGAATGCAATCACATGGATTCGTTGGTTGATAAGAGTGTGAGAGAGGGCATTATTCCTGAGAAGATTGGCATTAGAGCAAAAGCTACTCACATGAGCTTGGAAAGATGTCTGAACTGCCTTAAAGAGAATAAATTGGAAAGAACGAAAGCGATAGTGCTTATTCACATGAGTGCAAACAACGGCGATGCTGAATTATTCTCTTCTGAGGTAGCGAAAGCCACTGGTAAGGCGGTTCACGTTGCGAAGAAAGGATTCTCATTGGAGTTGATGAAATGAGAACTCTTGAAAAAATATCGTATTTGCATATCATAGAGCAACTACAAGAAGAGATTAGATTGCTTACAGAGGAAAATAAGTTATTGCGTGAATCAATAAAACGTTATTTGTATGAAAAAAGAAAATGAAGAGCCATGTTGCGGTAATTGCATTTCATTTACCAATGAAGGTATTTATGGTGATGGCTTTTGCTGCGATAAAGAAGAAGGCACAGTTTGTTGGGAATGGTGTAATAAACATAAATACAGATAATTATGGTAATAGAAGGAAAACAAGTTAAAGAATGGGTAGAACGTGCTTATAACAATGCCGTGAAACACGGATGGCACGAAGAGAAGAAGCCTACGGCACACTGGGTTATGATGATTAGCACAGAGGTTACGGAAGCCGTTCAAGCTGACCGCAACGGGCGTTGGATGGACGACCTTGATAAAAGTGGGCTTGATTGCGTTATCGCTAACGACCACCACGGAGGTTTGTTTGAAAAATTCTACGGCGAACATATTGAGGGAACAGTTGAGAGTGAATTAGCGGATATTTGCATTCGTACATTCGACCTTATGGGGCTAAAAAATGTAAAGTGTAGAACAGAATATGTAACAGATGAAGAGATTATAGAAATTTGTGAAACACGAGACTTTACTGTTAATGCGTATTCTGTATCAAGATGTATATTAAACTTTACTACCTCAAATAACCCTTTGCTCTGTGAAGCTTATTTTAATGATATAATCGTTACTACCTTTGAATGGGCAGAATCACTAGGTATCGACCTTATACAGCACATTAATCTAAAGATGCGCTATAATGAGACCCGTGAATATCATCACGGAGGCAAGAAGTACTAAAAAATAAGGCGGCTGCTCATCACGAGTAACCGCCTTTGTTATCCAACAATCTTATAACCAAGAAACTAAAACCTACAAAATATTAGTAACTATTGAAAATGTCTTATCTTTTTCTATTTTTATATATTGCCAAAAATATCATACCTACTATGAAGAGAAGCACGAATACCGCCGTAACCTTACCTAATCGGTAGAATGCAGCATCTATTTTATTCATCGGCTTCTCTATATACACGGGATATGGAACAGAATCTTGTTTAGCTTTATCTAAGGAATAGAATTTGAGTCGATACTTGCTTAGACTATCCTTATATGATTTATAATAAGAAATACTATCTCTGAGCTTCTGTACGAATACCTCTGTATAATTATGGCTCTCGTAGTGATATTTGTCTTGTCTGAGAATATTACCATCTTTATCAACCATTGTTAAAGTGCTATCTCTAATATGGTTTGTTTCAGACTTGCTATTTTCTTTTAGCTCACTTTGAGTTCTCTGATAGAGTTCAAAGGTCGCTGAAAGTCTAGCATTAAATATCGAATCCCAATGTGACTGCTTATCGCTGATATAAGTCTGTCGGGTAACCACCTTTGGGGTAGCCGTACACCCGATAACTATCTGCGTCATAAGAAACAGAAGCATTGAATTTGATAAACAATAAAACAAACCTTTAATCCTTTTCATAAGCTATGCTGTTATATTAAAGGATTTCAAAGCTCTCTTCCAATATTTGGTTCTGCTCGGCAAGCCGTTTGTTCCACCATTGATTTTTTTTGTAACCGCTTCAATATCATTCTTGTCAGCTACGGCATTCAATCCTCTTACTAACCAATACCACATACCGCTTTTTACTGCTCCTTTCGGTTTCTCCAAGAGCTTTGGCTCTACTACAACATCACCTTTGCAGTACTTTGAGTTCGTGTAGGCTTGATAATTTGCCCTTCCTGTTAAATGCAAGAAGCCACGACCTTTATATCTGTAGCCGTCACCCTTTTGAGTATTGCCCAACATCTTTGCGAGCCTACCAACCTCATACTTATGGCAGTAGTCAGCATTACCGATTTCTCGCATGTGTACCAACTCTGCGGTTTCGTGAGCCACTTGTGCAAGGAAATGTGCCATGCGAAGTGGAGTATTGATATTAAAAGCATCTGCGTAATCGTTGATATAAGGAAGATATATATCAATCCTTTCTCCAGCATTCGGCATGATGGCTTTCATTTGTTCTTTTGTTACTTTCATTTTTTATCCTCCGTTGCTTTAAATCCTTCTTCTAAGGCATCACCAACACCTTCACTCTTTGATTTAGCAAGAGCTACGATAAAGGCTTTAATGAAGCCCTTTATTGTTTTCTTTTCTACCGCTACGCCACGAACAAACAAGAAATGTCCTACTATGCTCGGAATCTCTATTCTTACCGCAATAAATGCAGTAACAACCCATCCACCCCAAATATAATCAATATCAATCTGCGGCAATAAAGCTCTACCAAGAGATACACCTACCATTATATAGATAAGGTAGTCCACAAATTTATTTAAAGTTCTGCGCCTTGCCCGTGATGCTCTGAACTCATATCTATCAGCAAGGAGAGGGCTCTTGCTTTCTAAAGCATTTTTATGTCGAAGGCTACTTTCTTCACAACCAAAGCGATAGTCAGCAATGATAAGTAGAACGATAGCAATGAGCATCCATCGGGTATCGAGTAACATACAACTCAACTCATCCCCGAATAGCATCATCCCAGCCGCTCTTGTACCCGTATTTCCTACTTGTCCTACCATATTTTGTTTTTGATGCAAAGATAGCTTTTAAAATTGAAAGACAAAAGAAAATAGATAATCGGGTGTAAACAAATAAAGAGGAACTTACCAAAAGCTCCTCTTTACAAATGATTCAAACAGTATATCTACTTCAAAAAGTATTCTCTTATATTATATACGCCATCCTTATCTTTCAGTAGGTCTAGGGCTAATTTGTAGGCGTATTCTACAAGTTCTTCCTCATTTATATCAGAAAGAGATTTCTCGCCCTTTATTATGGCAATGGTCTCTCCGTGGTCGCTTATTACTTGATTCATGGCTATATACAGCGCATAATCATTGTAATATGGCTTATCCTCCATACATAAGCCCAACTTCTCCATTTCGTCCAACCATCCTTGCATATTCCAAGTTGCTTCGGGATTCATCTTACCGATAATATCCAAAGCCTCATTCTTGGTGAGATAGTTCTTCCATTTGATGGCGCAGAGCTTATCAAGATACTCTTGCGCCAACTCTGGGTGTTTGGCTGCCATATCCTGCATCATGCAACGCATGGTGTCTCCAAATGTGCGCATATACTTCACGTTTGCTGATGATGCCATCATCCCATACAGCTCATCAAATTTACTCATAATCTCTTTTGCTTCCATATCTTATATATTTTAACCTATTATCAAATCTTTCAACTCTACAAAATCCTCCTCTGTGAAGTTGATGCTTCGCTTGCTTCCAAAGAGGATAGCGGTTGCAATTCCATCCGGCAGGTCAATAGACACAACGCCTTTATCGATATGTCCGTGAATAAAACCTACATCGAATTTGTAATCTTCCACGGATTTTAGCATCTGCATCATATCTTCAAATATCGTGTTGGCATCTATGTTTCCGTTCTCATCGGCGATGAATAGGGTAGCGTTGTCTATCGATTTATCCCACTTATCCTTATTCTTGGATATGATATTATGCGCCGCACGTTTCATATACACTGATGGTATGGCTAGCATCGGGTTAGCCTTAACCATATCGTCTATTCTTGCGTCTGCCCAAACGTCAACCGATTCAAGCAGTTTCTCTTTAAGCTCTGTTATATTCATTTCTTAGACCCTCCTTTCTTAGCTTGATTCTGACCATTAATCATTGCGAGATAATCCTTGTATGCCATATCTGGATAATTGGTGAGGTAGTCATCAAGCAAGGCTCGCTTCTGTTCCTCCTCCTTAGCCATCTCCTTCTTTAGCTTTGTTACGATGGATAGGTGATGCTTCAAAGCCTCCTTGCCTTGCTCTGTCTGCTCTATACGAGGTCGGATAATGCGTAGTTCCTCATCTTGCACAAGCTTAGATACGTACTGCAAACTCTCCACGTATTCTTGGTTTTGTATCAAGAACTGCTTCTGAGTATCTGTAAAACTATCCTCTATCTTATCTATCTCATCGAAGAGTGGAGTAGAAGATACCTGCGTCTGCATATTGATAGATGCTCGCTTCTGTTGTATTGCTTCGTACATCTTCTGTAGCTCGGCATCCATCATCTGCGGCTGCTGCTGATTTGTACCCATATCCAATAATGGGCTGTTACCAAAATTCATCATAACAATCAAATATCTTTAAAGTTGGTGATATATTATAGAGAGGTGAGAGGGCATCCACCAACGAGGGCAAACGCCCCTCACCAACTCATTTTTTCTTAGTCTTTTTTACGGACTTTCTTGCTCTGTTACGCTCCTGTAGTGGGAGTGGAAGGAGCAGTACCGTTACAGCAATAGCTGCCGTAGCCCGAAATTACTGGCGTAGATGGGAGTACCAACTGACCACGCAAGCAATTGCATGTCTTTTCGTTAACGTAAGCCATCATAAGTTTCTCCTTGTAAGGAGTGAGGGCTTCCATAACGGCTACCTTCTTGTCGAGGTCGCTATACTTAGCCTGTAGTGCGTCATACTGGTCTCTCTGATTCTTGTACAAACCAAAGTCTGCATCAATCTGAGACTTGTACAAACCAAACTCAGCCTGCATTGCACGGCGGTTCTCAGCGTTGATAGCATCGTTAGCACCCTTATACATAGAGAACTTCTCTGCGATGTCAGTTTCACGCATAGCGTAGAACTTGTTAGCGGTGTCGAGCTTCAAACCGAACATGTCGGTAAGCAGCTTAACCTCATCAGCGCATTCCTTCTCCATTACCTGCAAGGCAGTTGGCTGATTAGCATTCGCATTTGCGCCATAACCGTAAGCGTTGATGTTAACGTTCTCAGGCATATTGCCGCCGAGTGAACCAAACACACTGCGATTACCTCCAAATAACCAAGCACCAGCACCGAGTGCCGTGCCAATGATACCAAGGGTAAGACCAGCATTTCCTGTTGCCTTAGAAGCATAATCATCGTGCTTCTTTCCCTCTTCGTAGATTTTCTTCTCTACGACCTTTGCATCTGTCATTTCCATAATACAATCTTTTGAAATCCTTAATATTAACTAACACTATGTAATCGATTACGGATGCAAAGGTACAAAGAACATAGAAGAGCAAATATAACTCTATCACACTTTCTTTTAGTGGTTGATTATCAATGATTTAAGCTGATAGTAGGTAGTATCATATATTGTTATGTATAATTTAAGGCAAAAAGTGCGTATATTTTTCGGGGAAATATGTGTGTTTTTGTCTATTATATTGCACCAAATAAAAAAGAGAGGCAATCACTTACCTCTCTTACTCAACTTGTAAGGAACACTTACATGTTCAACTATTAGGATAGAAGTAGAAACAAATTTCCCCTATACTACGCCAATAGTACAGGGGAAATATCACATTTCTGCTCGGAAATGCGATGCTCAAATATGCGATGCTCAAAAAGCATTGCAAAGATAGACAATAATTCCGAAACCACCAAATTTTTCGTCATTAATCTGTTAGATACAGATACAATCCTTCCCCGAACCACATTATCAATATCATAGTTGACATCGTTACCCAAGTCAAGAAGTACTTATCGACCTTCTTATACTCGTAAGAATAGTATAAATATGCGATGAACGTGCTATTTATTATTGCTAACATCGCTACTATAATCAAAGTACAAAACATATAATCCATACTCATATATGCTCGCTTGACCGTGCTGCGATAGGGCTTATACGTTATGATTTTCTCTTACTCTTAATGAAGTGAAGAATATCCCACTTCTTCCAATATCTCGTATGCCCTCGTTTCTTACACTCGCCATTCGGAATATCGCCTCTAGCAACCATACGATTGAGTGTAGCATCAGAAACGTGAAGTTTCTCCTTGACTTCCTCGGTAGATAGCATCGGGTTGAGCATATCGGGGATGATGTCGCATAGTCTATCCAAGTCATCATCGCTCATTCCGCAGGCGGTAATTTTCTCACCATTTCGCTGTTGCTCGTCAGCCTTAAAGCAAGCATCACTTAGCGACTTAAAAGCCGTGCCGAGTAACTTATAATTCAATATCTTTCCCATAATCACGCACAGATTTTACGTCCTAACTTTGACCTGCTGATAAACAAATCCACAAAAGAGTACAGATAGAATATTGCCGTTACCACCATGACCGTATAGCAAGAATCTACCATATCTTTGGTTGTATACCAACTCCATTCCACAATGTGAGCCGCATTGATGCTTGCAAAGTAGAAGAAGGGAATGCGGTATCTCCAACACAAGAAGAAAAATCGGCTTGCTAATATCAAAACCATTGGCAGAACGTACACCATAAAATATATGTAGAGATAGCAAGGTGCATTCTCCGCATAAGGGATGAACATTTCACGAGGATGCTGAGAGAATTCATAAATGCCGTATGCGTGAAAGCACATAAGTGTAATAGGAACGTACTTACAAAACCATCTGAAAAATTTCAGAATCCTTCTACTATACCGATTACCATGTCTCATCAGCAAATCCATAACCTCACTGACATCTTTGTCTTTCAACCACTTTAATAGGTTGTCTTCGTCTTCTTTATTCATAAGCGTTGATTTAAATTAAATGATGTTGCAAAGATACACTTTTTTGCACAAAACCATCGGAAATGAGAATATTTTTGTGTTAAACTTTGCGAAAAGTAACAATCTGAAAGTTTAGTTACTAAATTCTTGTTACCATTTTATCGTTTTTTGGTAACAGAAACAAGGCGGTCACCATGAGTAACCGCCTTGTCTGTTCTTATCCTTCGAGCAAATCAACTATCTGACCATATCCACCTACAGCCATAACTGGGCAGAGTATCTTCTTAATAAGTATAATGTCCTCGGCTTCGATGTCTACGTTCTCGGCATCCTTACCTATCTTGCAGGCAACCCGATAAGCACGTAGCTTTTCTTCGCCCGATAGCTGAATACTCTGATTGTCTATCACTTCGAAGAGTACCTTACCTACAATATCACCAATAATCTGAGGCTTGTAGGTTTCCTCTCCATTCTCATTCTTAACTGGTGATACTATCACCTCACCCTTCCAATTTTTGAAGGGAACATTGAAATTCTTTTTCATATTTCTTACCTTTTAATAATTATATTGCTATTTCCCTATAAACCAATTTACGTTCCAATTACTACCATCATATATTAATTCTGTTGTCTGGTTTAATACACCCGAAGTGAAGCTATTTTTACCAACTCCGTACCAAAACATATTATTAAGTGATGATTTAATAACAAAGTTGTCACCAGTTTGTAAAAACTTATAATATTGACCTCTCTGAGGTTTCGCTGGAAGTGTAATAGTTACGCCTTTTGTTACTATAACGAAACAATCCATATCCGTTAACTCCATACTTCTATTTATTGTCCTGGTCATAGGTCTTAATCCTCCATACATGCCATGTTCTGCATATATCGCAAAGTTTCCATATACTTTACTCTGAAAGACTCCGTTATACCTGTTATCTTCGTACTGATACTTATCATTGCACCCTGTTACAGAAATACGTATACCTGACTTCAGAGTATCATCATCTGCGGAAAAGCTATCATCTATTAAAAGGTTACTCAATAATGCTGGTAATTGGTAAGTAGTTCGATACTCTCCAAGCCAAACCGTCCTTTTTCTTTCCGATTTCCATGTATGCGTATTTGGATTTAAAGTTCTGCTATATTCACGAAACAACATAAAGTTATTGTATAAGGCGAAACCAGGCTCTTCATCATCGTATCCAGATATATATCTGAGACTCGTTTTATCCAACAAGAAACAGCCAAGTGTAGCGCTTGTAGATACCATGTGCCCTTCATTGGTAACATAGAATGGAGATTTAGCTGCCGTATCAGCACCAACAAACAACGGAGCATTGGCATTATTCACTTTGCACGCGTCAATCTCGTAGTTGCCGAAATATCCCACCTTGGTAATTCCATCCTCAGACTTCGCCCAAAGGTGCTTAACCTCAATTTTATCAGCATCAATCAGGCTAGCATTAAGCTTGCCTCCAATGAACATGGCGGCAGTTTGCCCGTTATTATCAACACGGATTCTATCTCCATACAGCAGCACCTCATCGCTCTTTACCTCGATTCCTGCCTTTTTCAGACTCGCCTTATCAATGAGGTCACTCTTGCGCTCAGTCCATTCCGTCATGGTTGCGCCAATTTCGAGCTTAGGCTGGGCTACATAGACGGTGGAGGCAGAGGTACTATTGTTTCCTGTGTGACGGATTAGCACTTGCTTAGGTGTCGCATAGCCATCCTTTGGTCTCCAGTGTACCCAATATCTCGTCCATTGCCGAGACAGTATAAATACGATATTACCATCAGCTTGAGAATTCCAAGCACCACCATTACCTTCCGTGAATATATTGGACGAATTTTCTATATCACCGCTCCACATGTAACAAACTACTCTTGCATTATCCACATCTGCCGTTGCAACGAACGAGAAGATGTAATCATTTCCGTTGACGAGGTACGTACTTCCGAAACGCCACTTCAACACTTCCTTGAAATCGGAAGGAGTTGCGTTTGCTTTCATTAAGTTTTTAATGCAAGCGGAATCCGTTCCATATCCATTCTGTATGACAGTATCATTAGTGTCAGTCAGCGTTCCACTCTTGTCGAGCGTCCTTGCGTTATCAAGCAGATTGCCACCCACATAGTCGTAATCCTGTTCACTTAACGTCCATCCGTTATAATTTTCGCCTTCCTCCAACATAGGCTTGCAGATATAGCCGCCAACGAAAGAGTAACTCCTCGCCCTTGCGAATATATTTATCTCTACATACTCATACGGAGCATTAGATGGAACAGAAACCTTAACGGTAAACAATTCCCACTTATCGGCTTCTGATGCAGCAAAAGTCGTGCTATAGCCTATAGGACCAGAATATCCAGCAGGACGAGAAGTGTCTATCTTGGAACCTTGATATAGAACTTCCGCAGTAAAATAGATGTCATTTGGCGTATGCGTCTTGGCATAGAAAGAGAGAACATAGTTCTTCCCCTTCTCCAACTTGATGTTGCCTTGTGGCGAATTACCAAACCAACTAAAACCAGACAAGTAATACCTGTTCGTTCCTGTCTGTTTAGTTCGGCAATGGATGCAATTAACGCCATCAATGCCACTATTTTTCTCTATCTGTTCTAAAGGATAGCCATCATAATACTGCGATTCCGCACCGCTCATGTATATAAATCCGTCCCTATATTTTCGGCACGCACTTCCCACAAGCATATTTCTCCTTCCAATAGACTTTTCGCTTACAGAGAGGGAGATTTCTCTTGCAGTTTGTTCGATTTCAGACTTTGCCTGAGTCAGTTCGTATTTTGTTGCAGCACCATCAAGCCTGTTTGATACCTCTTTAAACTTCGACTTGTAGCTTTTGTTGTCGAATGCTACAATGCCAGTAAATTTTGCCACATTAATCGAAAAAGGAACCTGTGCAAAATAGGTAACCCCGTCATAAGCAGCCTGCGCAACCGCATATCCTGACGTCGCGGAAACCACATGATTCACGCCATCAACAACCACGTCATCCTTTGCGATGATATTGCCTGATACAGATACCGTGATATATCCGTCCTCCTGCGTTACATAACATTTGCAATTTACGCACATATCATCTCTCGACGAAACGCCAATGCATTGATTTGAGACATTCTGGTTTCCCTTCATTACCTTTACTTTCGCTGTCTTTGATGTACCAGGAGATACTATTCCGTTATCGTCCGTATCAAAGACAAGCGGAGCGTCTTCAACAATAATAGAAACGGCATCCTTGCCAGGCTTGCCTTGCGGGCCTGGCGCACCATCCCTTATCGCCGCTATCGTTATCTGACCCCTCGCCAATAATGTTGCCATACACTTTCATCTTTTTAATTAATAAAAAATAAGGGTGAGGTGCCCTTATTTTGACACCTCACAAGTAAATGTACCTCTGCCGCTCACGTCAGCGTTGGCCACCGTGACGTAAGGCTTGTTCGAAGCATTCACCGCACTTGATGTACCGTTCCAGTTCGTGGCTACACCGCTGGCATTGTACTTCGTCCATTTGTAGATGTAGTTCGAGGCATGGGTGCTGTCTGCCTTCACCGCTGCACCATCCTCCACTACCTTGCCGTCCTTCCACACACGAGCGAAAAGCTCGGTCGACTGGGCACCGTTCACGATCTTGTCGCCCGTCAGCGAGTACACCTCCACTACATACGGGTCGCTCGCATCGAAGAACGTGATGATGGCACTTGCAATATCAGTACCGTCCTTCACCGTACAGCGGAACGTCTGAAAGTTAAGCACGTCATTGGCACGCACATTCAGAGTGCTCACGCCGCCCGAAGTGCTCACGTTGCCCGATGCCACAGCGCTCCAGGTTCCTGCACTGATATTCAGCACCTCCCAAGTCATAGAAGTCAGAGAAGTGTCCTGCACGTTGCCACGGAAGAACTTCGCCACGGCACGCAGCGTCTTGCTGTTGTTGGTCGAGTCGAACGTGTTGCCGTCGGGAGTTTCTATCTGCACCGTCTGTAGCGCACCGCCGCTCTTCGCCAGCGAAATGGTCTTGTAGCCGATACACGTAGTCGTAGCCTTTGTCTCCGGGTCTGTGTATTTGCACGACCACTCGATGTTCTTCACGCTGCCGTTCTTGGCGATGTTGCTTGTGAGGTTAAGCTGATACGGCTTACCGCTCGCTGGGGTAGCAGCCGCACCATCCACATTCCACGACCATCCCGTACAAGCCGAGGTCGGAGCCTGGTCTGAAGCATTGCCAGTCACGTAGACATGAGCTGCGATGACGTTAGGCGCACTTGCCGAATAGTTCGGAGTGTATACACCCGTGTCGGGAGTGTAAATCTGAGTCTCGCCCTTAGAGCACTGAGTGAAACACTGCACGGCCTTACCGTCATTGAGGTCAACGATAGTAATCTGACCATTAGCTAATACTTTTGCCATAATCGTTTGTTTGTTTAAATATTATTATATGTTACTATTAATAGTCTTTGAGTCTGATATGTACACACGACACCCGAATTGAGCCTGCCTGCTCACATCGTCACGTGTGATAAGACACGAGCGCCCCACGCCCTCATGTAGCCTATTCCACACAGCATCGTCTTCAGCGTCAGCCGACTGTCGCCACCACGACCATGAGCCGTTGCTCACGGTGTCGCTTATGTCCTCGCCATTGCGCAGCAGCGTTGCCTTGAGCGTCATTTCGCCCGAGCCGTTTATCATCACCGTGCCCGTATCGCTCGTTATCATTATCTGATAAGCCACGCCGTCCTCGCCCTTGTCTCCCTTCTCGCCTTTGCTTCCAGATAGAACTTTTTTCCATTGTGTCGAGCCGTCAGAAGGCTCACCTGTTACGTCCTCCTCTGAATTGGCAACACACACCCAAACGGCATTGTTGTGATTTACTTGGTCGTTCTTATGATAGGTATTTCCTTCTACCCAGTCACCTCTATAATTGATGATATTAATAGTACTGCCGTCATCCGAAATCAATTCAAAGTGTGAGGAATTGATTTTCGTTCCACCCTTCGGTGAAGTCTCGAATACCGACAGAGATACTTCTTTGTTCTCGCCATTTACGCTTTTTGTGATAGTATGCTTGTACTCAGAGATATTAGCATAGCAAACGATACGAGGAGCATAGTCGCCAGTTGTCTCAAGGATAATCACGTTCTGCCTGTCCGTCTTGTCGTACTCAAGATTGCCATTACGATGTCTGTTGCCGTCCAGCACGATTGTGTCGCCCTCAGCAGGGTCTCCCTTTATCTCAACAGGCGCATTCTTCTCTGTATATCCGTCTAAGCCTTCGGAATGCTTGCCAACGACAATCCAAGCAAACGCCTGACCATCGTACAATTCAACCTGTACTTCTCTCGTCTGCTCCTTACCAGCTTCGTCAAGATAAGTCTCCGTTTTAGTGCCGTATATCTTCTCATTTTGCGTAGATACGCCACCATCATGAATAGTACGCCAGTAACTCTTATTACTTGTATCACTATATGCTCCACCAGCCACAATCTCGCCAATAGTCTGACAGCGCACTTGGTCGCCCTCCTGCCAGTAGTTCATCGTGGCAGTAGTTCCGTTGTCAGCTAAGAGATAGCATTTCCAGCCAGCGCATTCTGCATCATCCGCAGTTGTTTCTACCCAAGATATCACACCGTCAGCAGATACCGATTCCTTGACAGGCACAACTTTGATAAGCTTGCTACCAGCTCCAGATAAATAGATGTTGCCTCCCGAATAAGACAGCTTGCGTACATCTAATTCGTGGAATATCGCCTTGCCCCAGATGGTTAGGTTGCTCAAGAATGCATGATACTTGCCGTTCTTCTCCTTCTCAACAGAAAAGCCTTGTTCAGCCGCGTTGTCGTAATCGAAAGACTTGATGGTATTAAACACCGCATCGCCCAACTCCGTAATCATAGCATTGTTGCCAAACTTCGCTCCCATCATCAAAACAGCAAGACCTTTGGCAGTAAGACCTTTCGCAAATGTGATTAATCCTTTTGCGGTGTCATCGAACTGCTTAGATATAAAATTATCACTTCCGTACTTCGCAATGAGTTTTCTTAGCTGGGAAACGGAATATCCACCTCCGTTACCGCTACTTCCTCCGCTCGCAATAATTGTCTGTACGTCTTCTTTGAGCTGCGTGATAGTGCCCTTAATTACTTGATTACCTATTGTAATCAACTGAATAAAGTCGTAATCAATATTGGTAGATAGCTTCAATACCCTTGTCGCAAGCTCATATCCGTGTCCGTCCTTATACGTCACACTCTGACCGATTTGTAGTTGAGGGTTATCTTCCAAGAATACATCAGAATATGATTTAACCTCATAGTTATTCAAATCAGAGAGTAATCGCACAATCTCCTCCTTTGCTTTCTCTAACAATCTATTTTGAGCATCCTCGTAATAGATAGTATCAGCCATTGCAATATTATAGAGTACCGTGATATTACACTTCAAAGAAGGCAATCTCTCTCCACGAGGAATAAGCATTTCTTCTTTGTTTGTTGGTATGATAACCTCATTATCCTCTTGATAAATAATTTCGTAATCACCAGCTAAAACAGAGAAATTATCCTTGCTAACATCGTCTGACGTGTGCGAGGATGATGCTTCTTTATGATAAATAAGCTCAAAACCTACATAATCGCCGTTAGTGCCACGACCTGCAAGTGGAGTAGAAAGCGCACCCGTATTAAAGTTTGCTTCAAACGAGCAACCGATATTCTTTCCTTTGATAAGCAAATCATCTGTAACCTCAAAGTCATACCAATAATGAGTAACGCCATCATCAACTGTTGTATTGATAATTGTCTTTCCTTCTACTTTTTCTGTAGTAGGATAAGCCAATTTCATATACCATACAGTAAAGGTCTTGTATTCCTTAACTGAGCCATCAGCATTATAAGAAATAGGTATTTTCTTATTATTATCAAGCACATACTTAACTCGCCCACGCACATTATATACATAGGTATTGAGTGAAGGAAAAATCTGAGAAAAATCAAGTACCTTTGTAAAGAGAGGTTCTTTCGTTTTATCCGCTCTAAGGTCAAGGGTAGAATACTTATCAATAGAGTAGGAGCGTTCCTTTCCGTCTATTAATATTGTACCATTGCCCTCATCTAATTGCAGACGAATATCGCCAGATGAAACATTCTCACCTTTGCTATTTACTTGTGTAATATTTCTTGTACCGCCGAAGATAGAGAAAGCGTTATAGTAGCCTTCTTTGCTATTATTGATACTTGGTACACCTACATTCTTTCCAACCTCTAAAACAACAGGAGTTGCGCCGATTAAGACCTTACCGATGTAGATAATTTCATCATCATAGTCAATATGCCATTCGCAGTTATCTCCAATAGCATTTGTAATTGCTGTAAGTGCAGAAATAAAATCGTTATCGCTGAATGATACATTGACAGTATTTGCCGTTACATTTGAAAAGATAACTTTCCATCCGCATTCGCCAAACATCAAATCCTTATTAAGGAAATCTGCAATCTTACCCCTGAGAACGGAAGTTGTGCCAACGAAAGACCATACATTTTGTTTTACCTCTACATTCTGTGAATTACGGGTATAGATAAAGAATGGGGTCTTCGATAGAATCATCTTCGGATGCTGGAATTGAGGAGTGTACTTCCAAGAGCATTCATCTGATTGAGTAGGCTCATACGATTCCAAGAGAAGGAACTTCCTAGTAACCTCTCTTACCTTATCAATCTTATATGTATAATAGATATATGCACCAGCAGGCAAAATAACCTTCTCAGTAGCAGAGAAAGACAGAGAAATGTAATCTGACTTAGACATTTCCTGTTCTCTCTTCGCTGCTGATGTTACTTCTGCTTGCATCAGCAATTTATCGTTAATATCAAATATCTTAATCATAACTTAATTCTATCATTCGGGTTATACTCCGTTAATTTGAGTACAAATTTACCTCTTTTTAGACCATAATCACCAAACTGCGAGCATTGCGTGTAAACAAGTTTGAAAACCCTCTTTAGGCGAGGAACTTTCAAGCAAAATTCACCTGAATAAGCTATCTTATCAAGGAAAGCCTCATACTTCTGTAAGTAATCTTCTTCTGAACTACCTTCAAGGAAAAAAGAGATACTTACTTCACGCTTATCTTTCTTTGCATACTTCGATGTAGCGATAACCGATTGCCCATGTTCCAATCGGCTATCGTTAGTTACATAGCTTTTTACTGGGGCAGGGGTCAGCAGAGCTTCTCGCCAACCCCTTACCAATGTAATACCGAAAGTATCAAGGTCAACGTAAGCTGAATCTGCTTCATCGACCAATTTAATAAAAGCATCATTCTTCATAACTTAATACTTATCCTTCATTAATTTATACATACTTGCGATGTCCTCACGTATCAATATAATAGGTGCAGTATTCTTATTGATTGCTTCCAACTGCTGTAATCCTTGATACTGAATATCTCGCATTTCTGAGATATTATTATAAGTCTGCTCAGCATAAATACGAAGATAAGATATATCTACGGCAATAGCCTTGCGAACCTCATTACCTTGCTCTTGTGCAATTTGTACCGCATAACCGATACCGATAAGGCTGCTTGCTTGGTCTGCGGTAATTGCTTCGATTGCCTTACCCGTTGCCGTCTGCTGAGATTGCGCCTCTTTATACCCTGTTATTGCAGCAATATTATCTCTTATCTTCAAACCTTCATCAACGATGTTATCATACTCTTTTTTAAGTATATCCAAATCGTCATTAGAGAGCTGTCCTTGCTTCATCTTATCTGCCCATTTTTCATAAAGGGTTTTAAGTCTCTTATTAGCAAGGTCATCAACGGCAAAGTTAAGCATTGATTTATTGAGCATCGTTGTAAAATTATTTGCGAAATCTTGCGCCGATTTACTCATATCCATAAGATTGCTAATAAAGTTATCCTTTAACGAATCGAAGGTTGTCTGCGTAAGATTCTGATTGATTTTATCAGTCAGCTCTTCAAGCTTCTCGGCAAGGTCGGTATAATTCTCCCAATATTCGGTTTTATCATATTTACCTTGGTCGGTCATATTCTTCCATACATCTTGGTTGTATGTGCGAATATCCTTCATCTGCTCTGGAGTGAGCTTATAAATATCCTCCAAAGAACTTACCTTGTTTATCGTAGAATTAATATAGCCTCCTCTGACCGCTGACTGTTGTGCTAACGTGCGATTGATAGCCGCATAGTCCTGTGCTGACAGATTCCAATAATAAGCGTTAGAGTGGTGCGAGCCGTGGTAACCCATCTGTGATTGAAGAATTTCCATACTCTGCTTATTGATTTGCTTCTGTGCATCATAGGCTTTTTGATAATTGCTGACGGCACTCATTCCCGAGGTCTTATCAATCGAACTCTTCAACTGCTCAATAGAGTATTGCAATCGCTCGTTGGATTCTGTAAGGCGATTTGTAGTCTCCGCAACCTCCTTCGCATTACTTCCATTGCCGATACCAAGAGCACTACCAAGCGATTTGATAGCCCCTACGCCGTTAATAGCTGCCCCGATATAGTTGCCCGTAGCAAAGTCTGATGCCGCTTGCGAACCCTTATTGAAGGCATCTGCACCACTTTTAAGCTTCTTTCCAAGGTCTGAATCACCGAAACCGAGAACATCAATCAATTCACTTGCTTCTTGTAGCTTTTTAGCAACGTTACCGATGCTTTCTGCCCATTCATTAGCAATCTCCTTAATTGACTTTCTTGCCTTATCTTGTGATATATTTGCATCCTCTTGTGCCTTCTTTACGTCCTTTGTTGCCTTTCCGACTTTTACCTCAGAAACAGCGAGCTCATCAAAGAGTTTCTTTAATTTTTCGAGCTGTTCGTTGCTGAGATTCATCTTATTCTCATTAAAGAGTGCGCTCTTGTTCTGAGAGGTTATCTTATTTGTGCTTACAGATACACCCGTTTCAGCAAAGACTTTCTGTATAGCAATCCTCGTAGAGGACTGTCGTTCCTGGGCATTATATTGCTCAACTGTAGCTTTTCTTAATCGCTCTTGTGCGTCAGCAGCCTCTTGCAAGAGACGATTATATTCACGCACCTTCTCGTTAGACCATCCCCACTTATCGGTCTGCTCTGAAATTGCATCATCAATCTTAGCAATCTGTTCTGACACAACCTTCATATCATCAATATCAAGAGTACCCGAACCGAGAAGGTCTTTGAGCTTTTTTCTTAGGTCTTCGAGATAAGATTTGCTCAATCTTCCCATATCAGAGAAAACAGAATCCCAGTTGATAGAATCCTTGAAATCATTAAAGTTGAGCTTCTTTAGCTGCTCTTCAAGGTCAGTTTTCAACTTTGCTTCCTCGAAAAGATTACCTTTAGCCCTTGCTTCTTTGATTTTCTCGTTATACTCCTCAACGATGGCGAGCTTCTGCTGTTCGAGGTTACCATACTCCTTCAGGTATTCACGATATGATTTTAATTCATCAGCATAAATCTCATTATTGTATGATTCTATGGTCTTCTGTTCAATGATGGTGTACTGCTCGGTAATCTTCTGAATATTCTTTGAATCAAGATGTTTCTTATCATCCCAAGTCTCAGCCTTACCACCCTTTGCCTTGATAACAGACTGCTGTGCGTCAAATTCAGCTTTCTGTCGGTCACGCTCTGCTTTGATAGCTGCATTCTTTCGCTCTTCAATCTGCTCAATTTCTTTGGATAGCTCTCTTTTGCGCTCGGCAATAACCTTCTCTTCGCCTTCTTTCATCGCCTTAATCTTTGCATCGGTTACCTCCTGTTCCAAAGATTGCCAAGCTTTTGCTCTTTCGTAAGCATTCTTATAGATAACATCATCAAGCTTCCCTTCTGCTGAATTAATCTGCTTCTGTTGAGTAGCATCTTTCTTAACATCCGATTTTGCTTTATTCGCTAGAGAACGTTTTGCTGCTTCCTCTTGTCTGATGAGCATTCTCTGTTCACTATTCTGCTGAACTTGCGTTCTCAGTACCTGTATTCTAAGTTCACGCTCTGCGGCAATATCTTTCAATGATTTAGTGTGCAGATTTGCTTGTTTTTCATGCAATTCTACGAGTTTCTGCTGCTGTTTTATCTGATAATCATATTTCTGCCTAACAAGTGCTCTTGCCTCCTCAATGGCTGCAATTTTTTCCTTACCTTGCAACGAATATATCTTATTCTTTATCTCGGCGATTTTTTCGTTAAGTTTATACTGCTCCTCTGTATTCTTTTTGATGGAAATCTGTGTTTCTTGTATCTTACCAGCAAGAGAAGCTGCTTCCTTTGCTTTAGAAAGCATTCCATTTAAAGAAGGTGCTAACTTCTTTGCTAAATCATCACCTGCAAAAGCATCATAAGCAGTCTTAGCAACACCAATCGCTCCCGAAACACTCGTCTTGAATGCGCCAATAACAGTCTCACCAGCACCCTTAATTCCATCCCAAGTCTTTTTAAGACCAGCAGTAAAGGTGTCCCAATCCATATTTAACACACCTTTAATGGTCGTTCCGAGACCTCCAATAAGATTCACCGCTGCTTTCACGGCAGTTTTGAACGTCTTCACGAAGTTATTACCGAAGTCACGGAGAGGAGCGTTTGGCTTTGTGAAGCACTTATACAAGTATTCTCCGAAGATAATCACAATATCAGTGATAGACTTAGCAAGAGAACCAAAGTAAGCCATCAGCTTCGTATAGACCTTCTGCCCCTCTGCGGATTTAGTCATCCATGTATGCACCGCCTTGAAAGCAAGAGCGATTGCTGCAATTACCGCACCTACAGGCGTTGCACACATACCCCATAGAGCCTTTGTTACGGACTTAATAGCCGTAAGAGACCCCGTTACGGGAATACCAAGAGCCTTGAAAGCTTCGCCGACCTTACCAATCTCACCTTGCAACTTACCATTGGCAGTCATTACATTGATGATACCGTCTTTAAAATCACTTAGACCAGACTTTGCTTGTGCGAACTCCTCACTAAAACGCTGACCGATGGAAGAACCGCTTACTTTTGCTTTCAGCTCATCAATAGGTTGAGTGATTTTATCTTTTATACTCTGTCCGAAATCGGAAATCTTCTGCTCGAAATCGGAAATCTGATTGCGTAATTTACCGATGAAGGTTTCTTCGTTCTTCTCACGGATAGCCTCTTGCAATACAGAAATATTATTCTTTGTCTTTTCTATCTCAGACTGTAGTTTCTGCAAGTCTTCTTTCTGCTTTTCTCCAAGTGGCTTTCCATCCATCTTAGAAGCTTCTGCTTCTAAATCTTGCAATTTCTGCTTACTCTCATCAAGCTTAGAAGTCAGTTCTGATAACGATGTGTCTTTGACGTTGATAGCGATAATAGAGCCATTTTGAATACTATTTGCTGCTTCGAGAAGAATATTATATTGCTGTAGGTCTGCATTGAGTCGTTGCTGAGTATGTTCCCAATCGTCTATCTTTAATTGAAGAGCATCAATTTTTGCCTGTGCTTTCTCAATAAAACCATTATAATAATCAACTTCTGCTTTATCATCCGAAGGGGAAAGATTAGCTATCGCATTTTTATATTTTTCTATCTTTGCTCTCTGTGCCTCAATGCTTTTTGTTGCTTCCTCTATATTCTTAGTAAAATTCGTTGCATTAAGTTCGCCCTCTATTTCTTTTATATTCTTCTTATATAACTCAATATTATCTTTCAGTTCTTTTGTATTCTCGGATTGTAACTGCTCAATTTTTGCACGACCAGAAGCTACGGAAAGATACTGCTGTAATGCTTCAGAAAGATGTTTGGTTGCTTCTACATTCCGACTTTCCGCTTCGGCATTTCGAGTTGCTGCCTCGGCATTTGCTATATGTGCTGCTGCCTCTGCCGAAGTGGCTGTCGCCGCAACTGTAGCTGTAGTTCCTACAGCAATATTCGTTGCGGATTGAACACCATTTGCGCTTGTGCTTGCAACAGAGAAAGCACTTAATGCTTGGTACGCACCATTTACTTGAGAGATAGAATTTTTGACCCCATCATAAGATTCAACAAGGTTTTTTACATCATCTTTCGCCAACTCCAAAGAATGCTTTTGAGCATCAATCTGCTTAGTAAGCGAACCGAATGCCTCTGAGCCTTTTTCTGTCTTAGCTAACTGTTCGTTAAGTTTACCGATAGTACCTTCAATGGTTTCTACTCGTTTATTGGCGGTATCAATCATTTCAGGTACTAACTGAATCCCCTTCGTAGCTTCATCCATAGCAGATTTAAGAACCTGCATAGCCTTGGTGGTCTTTGTCGCAAGGTCTTCATCGGATTGCGCCACATCGTTAAGTGCCTTATTCATTCTCTGAGATAAGGCTTCTGTATCAATGCCGACACGATTCAATCCATCACAGAGCTTGTCAAGTGATGCTTGAATATCGGAAATATCCATCTGTCCGCTGATTCCAAGTATTTCATCTGCTGCTGCCATATTGTTTGCTTATTTTATGTGATTATTACATCATGCCCATAAAGAAATCATTAGCAGAGATAGGCTTATCTATCTTATGATACTCTTTTTGTGGCTTATTTTGCTGTCTGCTGCCATTTCTCGGTTCGTCCTTAGTATTTGAATTAAAGGACGGAATCGAGCGGTTAAGCAGTATAATATTAAGGTATGAGCGATTAAATACGACCTCCTCGTAACTCATACGAAAGTACTTCATTACTGTTCCGATTGTTGCCCAAGGGGAGTCGTTTTCGGCTCCGTCATTATCTTTATCTTGGTCAGGAAAATTATAGAGGTTAAGAAAAAATTTGCGTTAAAAGAACCACTGATGAACTTTACAAGCTCATTGAATGCCATAATATCAAGGTGCTTGCGTATATATCGCCCCCATATCTTGCGTGCCCACTTCTTTCGAAATGCACACACAATAAAAATCTCGCTCATTAAACGGGCTGTCTCAGAATGTCTGAATAGGATAGGGATAATATTTACATTATCGCCTTTCTTCCATGTAGGTTCTTTGATTGCGTTACCGAATACCCCCATTTCGTAAATCTGCATAAAGGTGAGGGGCTTCACTCTAAAGCGAAACTTACCAACCTTAATCTTTACAGATGCCTCGGCAAGCGTCTTTGCTACCTTTTCCTTGTCTGATGTTTTCATATCGTAAATATGTTTTATAACATAAAAAAGCGGTGCGGCTTGGGAAAGTTCCCTTACCTCACCGCCTTTTGAAGTTTAATTTTAATCTTTTATCTAAATAAAAATCTTAGATACTAAGTATCTTACTTACCAAGCTGAGTGCTGATATTCTTGGTAAGAATATTACGATGACCGCTCTTCTTCTCACCTTTTGCATCGTATACCGCCATCTGACGGAAGTCAATGTTAAGATTAGGAAGTCCACTCTTACCGATAGAACCACTGCGAGTGATTGTAAGTTTCATTTTAGACCACTGGAAGGTACGAGAAGGAATATCATCCAAATCTTTTGTTACAATCTGTACAGCCTTGTAAACCTCGGTTTCTTGTGGAAGCTCATTCAACCAACCATCCTTACCACCAGTACCAGAATCCTTGGTATAACCAAGAAGCTTAATGAAGTTATCTTCTGAGAAATCGTATGTCTGCAAGGTAAAGCCCTTTATTGCTGCTGATGTAGGCAGCACTGCGTAAGGGTCTTCTGAATCCTCAACCTCTACATCCGATGTCTGTGCTGCCTGGTCATTGAAACTCAAGCTACCAGAAACGACAGCCTTAATTTTGTCGCTCCATTCTGTAGGATAGCCACCATTTTCGACACAATCGGCAAATTTGAAGCTTTCCAAGCCATATACACCATTCTTTGCCATAGTTTTATTCTTTTAAATTATTGTACGTTACATTAAATTTCATATTGATGTAATAAGTGTTATCACTATCACGAGTTGGGCGAGAGATAGAGTAGAAATCGAAGTAGCAGCCACCAAGATAAGTACCATCACCAAACAGAGAAAGAATCTTTTCTGAATAATCAGAAAGTTTCTTTATATCGGGTAAGTTCGATGAGGTCTTAGGGCAATGAATATTCAGATTCACTACACCCTCATTAATGGCATCACTATACACGAAAGGAAGATGATTGATGGCGATATAATCACCAATAGCCAACTTTTCGGGTATCTCATACTTAAAGATACGCCCTTCCTCTATGCCTATGCTCTCAACGTTATCATTGAGATACTTAAATAATGCCGTTACCGCTTTATCTCCGAGTATCATATCTAACTATCGCTTTTAATCATTTCAGCTACTTCTTCAAAAATCTTCTTCATTTCGTCACGAAGGAAATACTTAGTAAGATGTAAGACATTGTAACCTTTATCCTCTACATATTTTCCGTAGTTCATGCCAGCCACAATGACGAGAGAGTACCCTTTGGGTGCTACTACACCTTCTTTCTGTGCATACTCACTGAGTGTAGCACTTACGCCTTCCTGTCCTCCTTCCGCTTCTTCTGCCTTTGGAATCTTACCAACTGCCGAGGTAATGAGTTGCCCATCAAGGTAGAGAGCGAAAGAAATTGAGTTCTTTAAATTTGCAGTTTGGTCTTGATAACCTTTGTTTTCTTTAGAGTAGGTGACCGCTTCTTCGGCAAGTTGCATCAAACGCATATTGAGGTAACTGATAATCTGCTGCCTCTTTTCGTTCAACCTTTTCTGTAAGGCTTCACGACCTTTGATTTGTAATTCAACCTTTGCCATATTGCCGCCTATTAGAGCCAGATTCTAAGATAGCGTTTCTTTAAGGTTACGAAGCCTTTAACCTCCATTTCCTTATCAATCGTGCCATCTTTCTTGGTTATCCAAACCTTTTCGCCTTCCTTCGGTATGAGAGGGTATTTTGCTTTTGAGAGCGGAGCATAGATTTCGTGCGAATACACGTACTGCTGCCCGTCTACCAGAGTAATAATCTTTGCCTGCGAATTAGGCAAAATAACGCACTTTCCAAAGGTTTGCCATTCTCCTTCGGGTTGTTCGATAGGATTTCCGTCCTCATCAAAGCCATCTTGTGGAGCACCTTTTACTTTAAGTATATCTTCAAAGTTCATACGCTATCTATTTGATTACCATACCTTCACACTCTGAACCCAATAATCATCAGAAGTACTATCAATAACAAGGTCAGCATCCAATCCAGCATCCTTCGCAATAGATTTAATCATCTTGTCAATGAGATTCTTGTCGTTCTTGTAACTCTGAGAGATACCGCCAACATTCTCACTTGATAATGGATTCATCTTGTAGAGGATACGCATAGCCGCATAGGCTACGGGTTTCTTTACCGCTACAGAGTATTCATCAGCCACGGATGCCGTGATGCTAAACTTATCAGTAGCATCAATAAACATCTTCTCCAAAGTCTCATCAGAGGTAGAGAAAGGCTGAATCTCGCTTGCTATGGCTTCTGAAATTGTCATGCTAATCTTGTTATCTTATGAAGTTTCACTTATTAAATCAATATATCCATAACTGAGGGTCAGTGCATTAAGCACCAACCTTCAAGATAAAGAAGTCTTCGATACCATCGAATACTGGTTGCATCCACATTTCGTTGGTAAGGTGATAACCCTTCTTATCTCTCCAATAACCGATAAGGTTGTTATCGTATGTAGAGTAAGAAACGCCATCAACTGGGTCAATAGCCTCCAAGCACTCAGCGCACTTAGGTACAGCCACCTTATCGGCACACATCGCAACAACTCGGTTATCTGGGATAAGGTTAAAGACTGTCTTGTCAGGCAGCTCAACAAACTTATCTTCATCAATTTGAATTGTTGGCAAGAGGATAGAGCGCAGATAGATATTCATCTGGTCAACGCTAATCATCGGTGCAGTAGGATTGATGGTAATCTGACCGAGGTTCAAGCGGAAGGTGTCCTTAATCTCCTTTGCCTTACACATTGCGAAGAATGTGTTCTCAGACATACGAAGACGCAGAATCTTACGACCCTTCTTGCGAGCCTCGTCCTTCAACTTCTTAATATCCTCAATAGGAGTTGCGTTTTCCGTACCCCAATTTGTGGTAGCAGAAAGCTGCTTAACACCCAAATCAAAGGTATAAGATACGTTAGCCTTAGAGTTGTTTGTACGTGATACTGTCTGAGTACCCTTGAACAATCCCTCAAAGTACAACATATCAATACGCTTATGAGGAGCGATAACCGCCAACTCAAAAGGTTTAAATGAGTACTTGATAAGCTCATCGTACTTAGCATTGAGCTGTGACTGTGTATAACCGCCACGTCCCGACATATCATTATACTTACCCTCCAAGAGGTGCATCTGGTCGAGGTAATCGTTATCGAGCTCCCACTCATCGGCGATACGACCGATAGAGCCAGTAAGCTGACCCCAATCAGGCATAGTATGCAATGGACGCTCTGCGTTCTTAGCGACAACAGAACCAACCATAGCAGCAGCATAGGTAGCCATATTTGCCTGATATACCTTTGCAGCGCAATACTCAACAGGCTTCAACTCGTTCTTCCACTCAGCCTTGTAGGTGGAAGTCTTCATGTATTCGTCAATGTAGGTCTGAAAAGACTTTGGGTCTTGCAGATTCTTCAAAATACCATTCATAATCTATAATCTCCACTTTTAAAGGTTACTGAATCTTAAACAAAGCGATACCATTTGCTCTGATACCTTCCTTAATCTCATCATTGATAGGATAAGGGAGTGAATCTTCCTCTACCTCCATTACCTGTAAGGTAGGAGTAGCTGCGATAGAAGACTCTTGGTCTCTTACATCGAGAGTATCATATGAGAAGCCAAGAAGAACATCCTTAGTCTTATCATAATCTGATACAACTGCATCTTTAGCCACCGCATTATCAAGTGCTGATACAGTCAATGTATCTACACCATCAGTAGTAGCAATAGCTGAAATGGTTGCACCAGCAATCTTATCTCCAACCTGGAACAAAGAACCGCTAGCAATCTTCAATGTTGTAGCAGCCTTATCTGCTTTCTCTACAGCCTTTGCTGTCTTTACAACCTGTGCCTTACCACCAGTTACAAGTCTGAGAACTGTACCCTTCGCAACAAACTTTAAAGTAGCTGGAAGGTTGGTGCGGTCGAGGTCATAACCACCCTGTCGGCGAAGGCACTGCTCTTCAAGCCAAAGTGCTTCCTTGATATCCTCTGGCTTGGTTCTATGCAAAAAATAGCCTCTGTTTGACATAATTTTCTTCTTTTTAAGAGTTTAACATAATTCATTGATAATGCCTTACTCCTTTGGAGCATTACGCTCCGAGAAGCCTTGCATTTTTGTAATGAAATCATTCTGCTCGTCTTCGGGAGAGGTTGCCTTGGGTGCTTCAACAAAATTGCCGTTTGCTACAAGTGACTGCTTCAATGCTGTCCAATCATCGGCACATTGCTGTGCAAGAGTTTCAAGATTCTCTTCCTTGTCGAGCTGATAACGTGAACGGAACTGCTGCGGAACGTCCTTCAATTTTTCGCTCTTACCGAAAAGGTCATCAAGACGTGCTCTTTCTTCCTTTTCCTTGTATGGAGCAATGGCGGCGGCTACAGCTTCGCTAACTGCTTTCTGGGTACTTTTGGTAGCCTCGGCAATCATCTGCTGAACCTGCTCTTGTGTAAGCCCTGTTGGAGGTACTGGAGGGGTAGGAGGAACTGGTGGAGTAGGCTTATGATTAGGGTCGTTAGGGTCAATCCATCCATCGAATTTCTTCGTTGTTTCACTGACCGCACGATTGAATGATGATTGCATCATACCAACATAAGGTTCAACTGCCGAGATAGCACTCGTTACATCCTCGTCCTTTGACTCATCTGTTAGACCACGACTTGCAACAATCAGGTCAACCAGCTTTGAAAGTTCATCCTTCTTCAAACCATACTTTGCAAATGATGTTTTGGCAGAAGCAAGCACTTTTTCTTTTATTGTCATAGTAATTCTGTTTTAAACGTTAATAAATAAATAATTTCCGATTGCAAAATTACTATTTCTATTAATAAAATAATAATAAATAATAGAAGCTGTGTAAACAAATGCTATTTTTGGCGATTCTCTTGCGGTCTAAGCGGCTTTCTTTTAGTTTATGTATAGTTATTAAGAAACAAAAATAAAAGGCAAGATAGCCAATATTCTTGGTTACTTTGCCTTGCGTTGTATCATATCTATTTTTGCCTTAACCTTCTTCGGATTCCTAGCATCGTGATTACTCAATCTTACCACATGATACCCAAGCCGCCATATACCCGAAGAGCGGTTACCATCCTTGCGCTTTTGGTCTTTGGTAAAATGGTAGCCACCATCGAGTTCTACTATAGTTTTTATCTCTGGTAGATATATATCAGCGAAGTATAGCTTTCTGCCCGTGACTATCGGCTGCTGTGGTATCACCTTATATCCTAACTGAGTGCAGATTTTCGCCGCAGCCTTCTCCGCATCGGTTGTATGCGAAAGGAGGTCGCAGCGAATTTGTCTGATAAGAGCCTTGCTTATCTTCATTGCTGATTTTGCTCTATGAGAGGTAAGTTGCCATGCTTCTTCAACTCCTCGTAAAGAAACAATCTTCCTTTCTGAGTCCATTTTGTGTGCATCACCGAGCCATTCGTTCCGTTTCGATGAACGATAGGTACAGTATCAGATTGCACATAACCATAAGGAAGGTACTTTGCGTACAATATCCACTGACCGCCAACCTTATGTTGAATGCCAAAATTACGAAGCAAGACATTGAACGCCTTTGCTGACTGACCGTAGTCCTGTGCAATTTGCGTTGTCGTTACAGTCTCATTGCTTGATAGAATCTTATCTACATAAGTTACCTTTGGTTGCATCTCGGATATAGCGCCGTTCAACTCTACGATTTCCTTTGAGCTTGCTTCAAGTTGTTTCTGTTGCTCTTCAATTTTTTGTTGCTGTTTTGCAGCCAACATCAGAGCCTCGGCAAATGACTGTGGTACTTGATATTGCTCACATTGTTTGATTTCTAGTTCTTCCCAACGAAGAATCAATTTCGCTCTTGCCTCGTCATTGAACTTAGTGGCGACATACAAGCACTCGGTTTTGTTTAGAATGTAGCAAGGGCGGTCTTGGTTGTTTGCGTCCTTGTATGAGCCGAGCGGAAATTTCCGTTGGGCTACTTTTTTCCAAGCAGCTTCCATGTTTCTGATAGCTTCAAGAACATCAGAATGCCGCTTACCTGTAACCTCGGCAATTTCAAGCGAGGTCATGGTTTCTTTCTTTATCAACTCTTTCATATCTTTACTATTTTTGATTTTCTAACATTTTTATCTCATCTTTTAGATAGAAGATTGCTTTGCTCAAATCCTGCACTCTCTGTTCTCGCTCTGAAAGGTTCATTTCCTTCTTTCCCTTGCGTAAAAGATACTTTACTGCCGAGCCGCAGTTAAAATCAAGGTGTCGGCAAATATCAATCGGCTCTATGCCGCAGAGTTCCTTTAGCCAAGCGTAATGGTTAGGGTGATTAACCATTTCTTCCTTTTCCTCTGTGACAATAGTACCATTTTTTGTAATCTCTTCAAACTGAATAGGGATATTCTTTCTATATGCAAAATTGTATTCGTCTGGTATAATATTGCATTCTACAATAGCTCTACCTACCTTGATAACTTTCAATCTGAGAGGGCAAATATTGGCTAGCGGATATCTTTCTGCTCCGATGTTATAAACGTAAACTTCTAGTTTATTATTTACATGGACTACCATACTAGGCTCTATTGGTAAGGTAAATACCAATCCTTCACGTATCTTCATTGATTCTATCATAATTCTTACTTTTTAAAAAGTTTATCAACTACTGATTCCTGTAATTACGGATGCATACATCTTACAACCCTTGCTTCTGTATTATTTTTCTTCTGATAGCAACAGATATTGCATTCAAGTGCCCCAACCTTATTTATGGCGTGCGTATATCGCCCACATTCGTCGAAAGGACAATCTGTAATATACTCAATACCGCCGTGAATAAACTCACGTACCTCATATTTAACTGCCGTATTCGGCTTCTTTTCTTTCTTTTGGTATAACATATTATCTTATCTCAATTTTGATTTTATAAATCGACTTCTGCTTCAAGTTTTCCGTGCCATCAAGCAAAAGATGAGCAATGATGTTATCTACTGATTCGCTAATAGCTCTCTTCGTATATTCGTGATAACTGCCGTCTTCTTTTTCTTGATAGACATTTACACTGCCAGAGCTATCATCTGTGACAATAACCCCATTATCGGCGAACTCTAGCTTAAAATTAAGTTTTTCCATATAATTATTTTTTTTGTTCCATAAAATGTTTCTGTTGTATTAACATCATTCTTGTAATCAGATTCTGCATCTTTTCGATAATAAACTTCGGGGTCTCCGAAGTTCTGATAAAGAAAGGATGCTTCCCTCTCTTATGCTTATTGAAGAATAAAGCATCATCTTCACCCTCTATCTTTACAGCTATCATGTACTGACCGATGAAGAGGTGGGCACTTCCCTCTTTTCTCTTTCGAGGTGTGGTGTATTTGATACCGTTCTCGTCTAAGAAAGACATTAGCTTCTTTAATTTCGTTTCATTTTTCATCTTGCATATCTCCTATAGTTTAGTTATCGCTTAACATTTTCTCAACCTCATTATCGTATTTGTTTCTTTTGCACCAAGTAGTGAGGTCAAAGATTACTTCCGCTTCCTTTCTAAAGCTCTTGTATAAGCTCAGATAGTTTTTCTTTGTTTGTGCGTTAGCCTTTCTCGCCTCGTGGAAAAAGGTAAAGTAATTCTTAAAATATTCCGAATGTATTGTGATAATATCGGCATCTTCGCATTTTTGCATCATAAACAGCGTTGCTTCTACCATAACGACTGCCTTTGAAGCGCAATAGATGTGATTCTTTTCTTTTGCTACAACTTCTCCGTTCCTTATGATGATAACTGAAAATTTTCCTGTTGCGAACTTATCTTCATAATCACAACTTACGTAGCACTCATATCCAACAAGTTCTTTTGCTGGTGTGAGGTAAGTATCGAGCCAATTTTTCTTTTTCTCCATTTTGTATCTCCTGTGTTATTATATAATCGGGTGGGGGCATACGGGCGCACGTTAGTTAATTATTTCTTGGGGCTGTCGCCCCTATAAGGGAATAAATTTAATTAAAGCCCAAATCCCTTATTTTATTATTTTTGATTTTACATAAACTACATTTTCGCCTCCTTTCTTCTCATACCATGACGAGATATTGATATTGCATCGTCCATCTGCATACGATAGATATTCGATTCAATGGAAAATGCACTTCTACTTTTTGCGTTTATAACTATTATAGAACCTTCAAAATCCGTAATAGCCATATTGTTAGTACATACCTTTGCATCGCACCTTACTTCCTTGATTCTTGTGCGCTTATTGATGATACCCTTGTTTATAAGCTGATTTGTAACTTTGAACGCTTGGTACATCGTACCATAGATAATATCCTTGATTCTGTCATAAGATAAACCTTTGTTATCGCTAAACTTCTTCCTCAACATACGACTTTCACGTTTGAGAGCCTTGCGAATAGTCTTTGCATTTCTCCCATTCGTCCCCTTATTGTGCGTATTGATTACGTCCTCTTGCATTCTAACTTGGTTCTCAATGACAATCCTTCTCAAAAGGTTTTTGAGGGCAGGAAATGTCATCTTCGTCAAATCATTCTTGCGAAGCTTATAACTATATCCATTATTTGAATGTATGCTACGTGCAATGAATCTCTTCTTTCCATTTTTCTCTTCAAAACGGAAATACCCTATCTTGCAACCATATTCAAGCAGTCTCTTTAATTTATTATTGTCAATATGCAATAATTTAGCACAATGATTATATGATACAAGATTAAGGTCTGATGAGCGGAATAAGAGCTTTATTTTAAGGAGCAAGCAGAAGGCATCTAAGCGATTCCTATCGCTCAGAGCAAACTTAGCTTCCTGTATTCCTATTCTTATTCTTTTCATCATTATATATATTAATGTAAAAACCAAACAGATGAAAGGTGCTATCTATCATTCTGCTTGGTTTGTATATCGAACCCTTTCACTTGTGTTGATTGGGCATATATGATTCTTTTCTTTGCTTGGAAAATAGCACTTTCCTTTTTATGCCGCAAAATTATAAAGAAAATCTGAGATATTCGCTTAAAATCTATTAAAAAACTAATAGTTAGTATTAATAAACTAAAAATAGCTATTAGAAAATTTGGCAGTCTGAGATAAAGTTATTAATTTTGCGGTATCAAAGTTAATAAAATAGCTTTTGATACATATAATTAATGTGGAAATTATTAATAAATTAAAAATAGGAGATACGAAAAATGAAAAAAGAAAAAGACATGATGAATCCATGTAATTGGAGAACCGAAGATGTAAAAGATGCGGTACAAGCAGCAATGCTTGCCGCTAGTGGAATTATTTTAGCGTATGCTGTTATCTGGCTCGCTTACTAAAAAAGGAGGTAATATGGAGATAGTAACAACATTAGTTAAGTTCCGTTGTCGCAAGGATAAAATGATGGAGCAGTCAAAGAATGCTCAGATTTTCCTCTTTGAAGGCAAAGAAGGTAAGACAAAGGTATTCGTACCAAAGTCAAAGTTAATTATTAAGGAGGATGCAATTAGTGATAACTACAATCTTTGCATCATACCTAAATGGGTATTCCTTAGCACAAAGAACCTTTCGCAGAATGTTGAGTTGGTAGGAGAAACGCAACACATGGAGGTTCTCAATGATATTGAAGATTAATAGTATATATAGTAATAATTATTTTGTTTAATGTATTAAAAATAGGAGATACAACAATGAACACAATGGCAATGAATTTGATGGCACAGCCAAAGGTGGCAGAAGTAGCGGTTGCAAAGCAGCCAGAGTTAAAGAGTGATAACATGAATCAGTTCTTGGATTTTGAGACATCTAAGGTACAGATTCTGACAATCGACCAGCTTGAACGCACCGAGAAAGAGAATGATGTGTATGGAAAGCCTTTGAAGGGCATCTATCACTTTGACCTCATTCATCAGGTGGAAGACTTGTGCGAGAAGCACGGCTACAAGGCTGAGATTTACGACCTCTTTGCGGCGAACAACAAAGACCGCAATACTCCAGGTGTCACCCGTTTGCCTGAGAAGGAGGCTTTGATGGGTGATAGAGCTGTAGAGGCTCATATCCTTCGCCGAGTATTCTGTAATATTCGCTTGCGTGACTTTGATAAAGGAGAGGGCAATGATGAGATTACAACTAATATGGCGGTATCATTCCATCAGAAGGGTATTCAGTTAGGTATCGGTAGAAACGTAGTTATCTGTCACAATCAATGTATGCTTAGTGCTGAACATTACGCTGCTACCTACTCAGACATCAATAGCGGAAGAGGAGCTTTCAAGCTCGATGAGCTTCTTCAACGTGCTGATGCTTGGCTCGCTAATCTAAGAGGTATCATTAACGCCAATGATGAAATGATTGAGCGTATGAAAAATCGTGAGATTAAAGCACAGGAAATGTTTACCATTATCGGTATGCTGACCTCGCTTCGTGTTGCTGCTGAAACGAAATATAAAGGCATCCGCAACCCTCAGGTTATTCCTCTCAATCAGGCACAGATTGGTCGCTTGACCGAGAAAATGATGATTGCCTACTACGAGCGAAATATTGTTACCGCTTGGGATTTGTACAATGCGGCTACCGATATGTATAAGTCAACTCAGCTCGACCAGCCAATGATTCTTTCACAGAACTTGGCAATGAGTAGCTTTATTCAGAATAAGTTGATTTAAAGATATAACTACATATAAGATTGAATATAAAAAAGTCGATAATAAGAGCCATAAAGCCGCCGTGAGGTGTCGGCTCTTTCTCTTAGAAAAATTATTTTATTCAGATAAATCTTGCCGTGAGGTAAGTTTTGAGACGTTATTTTTGAAAAATTTCATCTTTTAGCCCTACAGCGGTAGGGCATTTATATCCCGAGAAAAACCAATCGCACGGTGTGCGTGAGCTGTAGAATAGTGGTTCCGACTTCTTTTAGTTAGGATAGATGTATGTATTATTTTCCATGCTTTTAAAGTATATGCGAAGATACTCCGTAATAAGCAGCTCTTAATAAGCGGAGGTTGGCGAGGGTTCGATTCCCTCTCTTGGGGCTATGTTTTTTTAATATATATAATATGACAGATTTTAACGGAAAATTAAATTTGCTGAAGCTCAAAAGAGCTGGCGTAATGCAAATCCAAGGTCGAACCGAGGTGCTTCGGTGTGTGGTTATTCCTATCGAAGATAATAGTATCTTCGTTACAACAGATGATAATAATCAACCAAAGGCTGCTTATCTCGACCTTACTGCTTGGGAATTAAAGAACCCTAAGTATGACGAGACTCACATGATTAAACAGTCGTTGCCTAAAGAGGTTCGTGAGAAAATGACAGATGAGGAGAAAAAGGCGATGCCTATCCTTGGTGGTTTAAAGCCTGTAATTTTTGAAAGTCAGAATGCGGCTTCTTCTTGTGCTGCACCTTTTGCTCAAACACAGGATTTGAATGACTTACCTTTCTGAGCACAGACTCTCTTAAATAATGGTTTTAGATTAGTTTTAGATTATTAGAAATATGAGAAGTAGAACGAGTAATTGGTTTGAGGTAGGAATCCGCTACCAAAAGACCCAAGAAGATGGTTCAGAGAAATCTGTGACCGAAAAGTATGCGATTGATGCCTTATCCTTCACGGAAGGTGAGAGCGCAATCACAGAGGAAATGGCTGCTTATATTAGCGGTGAGTTCAAGGTTAAGTCGATGCAAGAGGCTTCGTACAGAGAAGTGTTCTTTTCTGATAAGGATGATGATGATTGTTGGTATAAAGCAAAAATGCAATTCATTTCCTATGACGATAAGACCAACAAGGAGAAGCGTAGCAACGTGACTTACCTAGTGCAAGCAAAGTCTATGCACCGAGCAATCAGTAACATTGATGAGGTAATGGGCAAGACGCTTATCGATTACGAAATCATCGGTCTCAGCAAAACCAACGTGTACGATGTATTCGAGCATAAGACAACGGAGGAAAAGGAACAGAAGTCTAACGAAGAAAAGAAGGAGGAGTAAATTATGGCAAGACCTAAGAAAAATGGCGTAGAACAGCCTTTAAATTTAGATGGCAATAATATGCCTATGGAGAATGAGAACGCTCAGCAGAGCCACGAAAATGCGGCTCAGCAGCAAAGTGAGGAGCAAGTTGAGGAGTTTAAGGAAGAGGATGAGCTCCCTTTTGAAGTAGAGGATGGAGTTCCTTCCCCTATTGATAATGATAGTAATTCATTTGTTATCTATGCTCCAAATGATATTGAAACTCGTAAGGGGCGAATGGAGGTGATATCGGGCATTACTCTTAAAGAGGGTTATCGTGGATTGATTGTTCCAATTACATTTAACGCTCTTCATGGTTTGCCTACGGAGTCAGATTATCGCCTACAGCACTCCGATGTGATTTCTACGCATGTAGGGGAGAAGGAGATGGTAAGACTTGTACTCTCCATCAATGATGAAACAATGATACAAGAGCAGACGAACTTCGGTTCACGCTCTCGCTACCTTATCATTCCGAAGGGCTCTCCGCTTGCCGTTCTTTTGATTTTTAAGCTGTGAAATATATAATTGCGGATGGAGGTCTATTCTATAGTATCTCCTTCCGCTCTATTAAGTAAACTATGACAGAAGTTGAACGTAAAATGCGCAGAAGTAAATACGGCAAGACCTACTATCAAAAGCATCGTGAAGCTTGCATCGAAAGAGCCAAAGCTTGGTACAATGCTCATAAAGAGTATCGTAGGCTGTATATGCTAGCGTATAATGGTAAATAGTATTTTTATATGGATGAGTTGGATAAAATTAAAGAGTTGAATACTCAATATAAATTGCTGCGAAATAACGGAATGGTGATAAAAGTAGACCTCGTAACCAATGTGGGAACTTATGTAGTGAAGAACCCTAACATTATTAGCAAGGTGCTTGACTTGCTTATCCGTGAATCGCAGAAGCAGATAGAAAGTGAGGTGAATACATGATAGGATTGAATGATAGACCAACAAGAGCAAAAAGGGTTGTTGTGGTTCAGTTAAAAGACAAAAAGCCTGAACCTTTCCTTACTTGCCCGGAGATTTATTTAAAGTACGATAAAGAGAAGATTGGCATCTGTCTTAATGCTCTATGGAATGCTCTTGCTAAAGATGGTTGCTACGAGAATAAGAAATGCAAAATCTCTTATCAGAGTATCGAACAATTAAAAACATTGGCATGGGAGTAGGTAATAAAGGGTGTTGTGTACTAAAATATCCTCATTCTATAGATGATGGATTATTAGCTCTGTACGCACAGGGGCTTACTATACCCGAAATTAGTAAAAAGGTAGGTATACCTTATGAAACAGTACGGCGGCGACTAAAAGGAAATGGAGTTAAACCTGCATCACCACGATTTATCGCTAAGTATGGTGAAATCCGTTATTTAGGGCGTTTCCGCTACTGGAGCGAGGAGGAGGAACAGAGATTTATTAGATTATTTCCCTTTCGTACAAATAAAGAAATTGCTAAAATCTTCTGTTGTAATATCAGAACAGTTAAGAATAAGGCTATGTCTCTTGGGTTAAGAAAAGATGCCGTATGGTTGCATGAGTATAGATTATCTTCCATGAAGATTGCTGCCATTATATCCAAATCAAGCTCTAAGAAGTTTAGGTTTAAGGAAGGGAATAAATTCGGACATAAGTTTAAGAAAGGGTTTAAGTACGATAAAGAATTTTGGGAGAAATATAGAAGAGGTGAGGTTTCTTTGCCTTGATTACATTTTCTCGGAATATAAAATGAATAAACTATGAAATTTAATAAAGAACTACCGAAGGATTTGCAAGTAAAGACAATTATGCAAAACTTCGACAAAAAGCAAGCCGAATGCGATGCTCTTAAAAAAGAAAACGAAGAATTGAAAAAGAAGTTAGAGCAGAAGGATATTCTGTATCGTAATATGCTCAATCGCTTTAGTAATATGAGTAGTCAAACAAATATTGACTATAAGGAAAGATACGAACAGCTCAAAGCTGAAAAGGCTGAGAGCGGTATGAGATATAGCCGAATCCTTAACGATTTAAATAAGGCTTATGGAATGCTTGAATCCGTCAATGGTATTATGAATAGCGCAAACGAAAAGATAGAAGCATTCTGCTCTGATAATATGGTTAAAAACGATATTCGTTCCAAAGTTATTGAGCCTGCAACAGATATCACTCCATCTTCTGTAAGCGTTAAAGAACAGAAGTTCGTTAGTTATGTCCGTGAACTTATTGCTAACTTTAAGGAAACAGGCTCTCTTCGAGGAATAGCTATGATAGCAAAAGACTATGGGGTTAGTTCTTTATCTAAGGAGCAATTCTTTCGCTACGGATTGAACAATGAGGTTATAACTGATGAATATATCATTAGTATTTACGAAAAGGCTAAAAAACATTTGTAATATGGAAGAAACTAAGTATAATAATGATGTACCTTACGAAAGAGTAGTGCTTAGAGTGTTAGAAAACTACTCAAAGATGCAAATCAAGCTAACTCGTTACCAGAAGAAGGTCAAAGAGCAAGGTGAGTTGCTTAATAAATTAAACAACAAACACAATGATTACGAGAAGGTCGTAGCTGAGCGTGATGAGCTTCTCCAAAAGAATAAAGAACTTTCTCGGCAATTGAAGATTTACGAAGGTGTGCGCAAATACTTCAATAGTCAAGTCTCAAAAATAGAAACTGATAAATAATATATCAATATGAAGAAGATTTTATCTTGGTGCGGTTCTCATATAGAGCTGCTGTGTGCATTCTTTCTGATAGGATGCTGTATCAATAGTGCGGTGAAGGATGGTTGGTCGGCGGCGATATTGTTCTTGCCTTTTATCGCTATGTGGATATTCGTCTATCGCTTACAGAAAAAGATTCTCCGTCTTATCAAAAAGAATGAAGAGCTGAAAGAAACTAATAAGCAGCTCGAAGAGGCTTATGAGGATAAGACTTTAAAACTGAATAGATTTATGGATTTTAAGTCACTCTTTTATTATAGATACCTCTTAGCGCAGAATGATGTTAATTTATGCAAGAAGAAGATTAGCTGCGGTGACTATCTTTCAAATAGGAAGTATTATGAAAATATGATAGAGTTCTATCTTAAAAAGATTTTGGACAAGGTTGTGTAATAATGAAGTACGATGAGTTTTTAAAGAAGGAGCGCCAGAAGAAAGGCAGAAGCAAACCACGGCACATTGAATCGCAGATTCAGATTCAGATGGTGAAGTGGTTTCGCTTGCAATACCCTCGCTATATCATTGCCGCCATCCCTAACGGAGGACAACGAAGTGCGCTTGAAGCGAAGATTATGAAAGGCGAGGGCGTTTTGGCTGGCTTCTCCGACCTTATTATTATAGCAAGAGAAAATGTCCTATTTATTGAAGTTAAAACTAAGGACGGGTATCAATCTGATTTGCAAGCCAAATTTCAGTCTGACGTTGAGCGATTAGGCTTTCAGTACAGCATTTGCCGCTCATTGGATGAGTTTATCTTAACCATCGAAAAATGGTTAAAAGATAAGTTTTCTGTGTAAAAATATCCGATTTTCTTAGTTTTGTATTAATATCTATTAAAATACTAATAAAAACACCGAAAAGATTTGTTGGTTTCAAAAGAAATTATTAATTTTGCGGTGTAAATAATTAATAAATAGGTTTAACAATTAAAAGATACAACAATGGAAACAAAGAAAATTGCTCGATTCAGATTTACAGCACTTGCCCATACTTTCGATAGTTGGGATGAGGTTATAAGTTATTACGAAAGACTTGTAGAGTGTGGTGAATGTATGGTACTTCCTACTCTTTCATTTTGGGATGGTAAGGTAAGAACCAATAAGTGGCACGCACATGTTAAAAAGAATGGTAAAATTGAGTTTACAGAAATTGAAAAATAGGAGATACGACAATGATTACAATTATCAATAAATACACTGGCGAGGTTATCACCAAGTACTCAGGTGCTTTGGTTGGTGAATCTACAGAGGATTCTTTTATTGCCAACGCAAAGGGTTCGGGTACGTTCAGAGGACGTTGGAATGCTATCGTAGAGGTATTCATTCCATTGAAAGGCTTGAATGCCACACAATGCCTTCTTAAAAGCCTATACGCAGTGAAGGAATGTATAAAGAAGAAATAATTAACGTTTAAATATAGGAGATACAATTATGGAAATCAAGGTAAATATACCACAAAACGATTATGTTCAACCAACCGAAGTTAGAGAGGAAGTCGTACAGGCAATCTGTAATGCCTTCTTATCTAATAGTTGTTGGGATATTTTTCATCCTTTCTCAGGTGCAAATAATGGTAGCCGACCTGCTACAAGACGTATTAGTTTGAGCAATCCACGCTTTAGTGGACATGCCAACGATAAGGATATGGTTAGAATACATGGATGTGAAATGAAAGCTGCCTTTAAGGTGTTGATGAAGGCTGGTTATCACATGTATAAAGTGTATGACTATGGCTCTTGGATGGGTTACGCTTGCGATAAGAAACCTTTCCGTGAGGGTGCATCTGAGGTTCTTACGTTTAACGACTTTATTGATTAAGCTTATGTTTATAGAATTTAAGGATTTAAACGTAGTATTTAGGAAAAAGTTTCCTTTGGCTATCGTGTATCTTGGTAAGTATGATAGTGAACAATTCTTGAAGAAGCAAGGAGTGGCAAAATCTGGCTCATATTGCAATTTTAGCCCACTTATTGCTATCGTTGATTTTGTTCCGCAGAAAATCGGGTGTGAGATAAATTTTACTAATTATCGCATTCTTAATAAAAAGGAAGAGGAAGATGCTTTAGCTATTTTTAAAAGAAGCAATCTTACTATCAATGATAAAGGGTTTGTTTCCTTCCTTGATTATAAGCAGATTTGCTTTGAGGTAGATGGGAATATTCTTCCTTATGATGATTTCTGTAAGTATCAGCTACCTAAGAATAAGGTATTTAAACTAGTCTTTGATAATGGCTTCTCCTATCATGGCTCAGAACCTTTTAAGGGTGATGCAAAGAAGTATGCTGATACCGCAATAAGGATTGCTGAGAAGATTGGTTATCTTTGGTTTAGTTGGAGAATGGGTTTCACACTTAACAATCTCCTCAACGTAGATGTGGTTTACGGCAAAGACGAAAGTTATTCAGAAATATCTAACACATAATGACTATGGAAGAGATTGAAGAAAAGAAGTTTATCATAGAAGCAAAGGGCGAAGTGCCCTTTGCTCAACGCACTGGTGATGGCTATGAGTTATTCAATAATGAACGAACAATGAAGTTCTGTGCGAGAAGGCAACAGATACTGGATAATGAAACGGGTGAACAGAAATCTTGTTTTGCCGTTTTCTGCTTCGTTAAAGAGGATGATGGATGGGTACAAGGTGATAACTATCATCAGACGGAAACCATCACCTCTTTTGTTAAGGATTTGAATATCTCTCCTTATTTTACCAATGCTGTAAAGGAATATCGTGAGCAGATGGAAATCACTGAAATATGGGAGGTGAAAAAATGGGAATAGGAGCGATTTTAATCATCATAGGCGCATCCGTCATCGCATTGAGCAGCGTTGTTGCTGTTGGCGCAATGAACGGAAAATTAGAAGGTGTGGTAACCATACAAGAAAAAATCTTGATTACTATATTCTTATTCATCTTACTCATAACGGGTTGGGTGCTATTGTATAACGGAATATCAATAATTAATCTGTAATAAAATGGGAAAGAGATTAAGCTTAGAAGATAAAGCTAAAATAGCTAACGGCAATGAACGTCATTGTAGGCAATGCAATCATCGTGTTTGCCCAGATGGTTTGCTTGAAGTATGTTCGGAGGCTTTTATTCGAGGGTACAAGAAAGGCTATAAACAAAGTCAGAAAGAACAGAAAGAACGTATTGATAAGATACTCCACCCTGTTACTGAGCCTTGTGGTAGTAATGCTATCTTTGTCTTTTTCAGAGACGTAAGAAGTGGTGAGTTACAACCTTATATTGAGGATATGAGAATGCCTGATGCAAAACGTTACCAAGATATAGGTTCAATAAGGTTTTCGCCAGAAAAAAACGAGCCGCAAAAACTACAGATTGCATGGTGTTATCCGAAGGATTTGGTTGAGCTTCTTGGATATAACAAGAAGTATGCTGATTTTGAGCGTATAGCTCTTTCTGAAGGCGCATTCTCTTATCCTCGTGAGGAATATGAGAAAAATCTTCAAAAGTACTCTACCGTGCGCTATGAACACAAAAAATATTATCATTATCGGAAATTAAAAAAATAGCTTTGTTATGGATAAAAAAGATACTAGTCTAACAGTTATACTTGAAATCGGTGGCAACCTTTGTGGTATGACCATAAAGGATAAGGATGATAAAGTTGTACTATTCGAGCATTTGTCATTTAGTGAGCAAATTAAGATTCTCAATAGCCTTAGTCAGAATTATAACTGCCTTGTGCGGTTCTTAAAAGAAAAGGAGGGATAAGGTATGAATTTGGTTCTATTTGTATTGATTATCATATCTGTTGGGGTTACTTTCGGATGTCTTGTGCAAGGTAATAATAATAAGGAGAAGTAAAGTATGGAAGCAACTATTTTATTAGGTAATCATAATGATTGTAAGATTGATACGGGAAGATATGTAGAAACGGACGTTATGGGTTGGAAAGCCATTGTCTATGTACCGAGTGGCATTGATAATGAGCAGGTTCAGAAAGCCCTTGATTACGCTTATTCTACTCTCTGTCAGAGTTGCTATATGGAGTTTATCTTGGCAGACAACTTCCTTCTTATTTCTAAGGAGGTCTTTGATAAGAAGAAGGTGTTTAAGTTCAATCTTAAAAAGCACTTTACTGAATGCCAAACATCTATTCGTGATACGATGAAGTTGTATGAGCGAAATATGGATGAAGACTACTATAATGAGTATTCTACTTTTCTGTGGGATTTGATTAAGGATAAGGTTGAGAAGTTACGAAAGATGATTGAGGATAAGCTTCGCAATCTGAAATGCAAGTATAACCCTTATCTCTGCTCGTATGTCATTATGATTCAGAACCTCGTACAGCAGATTAATGATACCCATATACACGTTATGGAGATTACCGAAAGGGAGTATGGAGTTGATATTGCTCCAAGCTACGAAAATTATCGGGCTAAAATGGCATTCACGCAAGCGGATAATTGTCTGTACGACATCATGCACGATGAAGCAGAGAAATTCCGTGATAATATCGTTAAGGATAAGAAGGTTATCGCCGTATGGTCTGATATAACAAGAACTCTCTATGACCCTATCAACGCAAAGAAGGCTCGTTTCTCGGCTTTCTATAGCATGTCTGAGGAAACGCAAGCTCTCTATAATTTGCGAGAGGAGGATGGCTTCTGCGAGCCTAAAGAAGGTACTAAGAAATTCAAGAAAGGAGCGTAGGGTATGGAGTTAGATAATATTTACTTCGGAGATTGCATTAACCTTATGTGTGATATTCCTGATAAAAGCATAGATTTATGTGTTACGGATGCACCATATCTCCACAATAAATCGCCACTTAGTCCTACGTATGATGGGAGTGAATGGAATCAGAAAAGTTCCTTTGGAAAATCGGAGCTTTATAAATATGGTGGTGATATGATGGGAGGGATGAGTTGTTTTGGCGAAGAAGAAATAGATAAGTTCCTTGATGCATTAAAGCCGAAAATAAAGATAATGAATGCTTATATGTTCTGTTCGGAAGAACAGGTACCGTATTATTGTAACTGGGCAAATAAGAATAGCCTGATGTTTACAATACTCGTTTGGGAGAAGCCGTTATCTATCATTAACAAAAATCGTTTTTCGCAGAACCTGGAGTACATAGTACGAGTATATGATTACGGTACTGCTCTTAATCGGTTAAATAATAACTTGTATTATAATCGGGTAAAGAAAGAAAAACCGATTAACGGGAAAAGTAAGAATCATCCAACAGAAAAACCTGTCTCTATTATGCAAGAGTTCGTTGAACTGAGCAGTAATGAGGGTGATGTGGTCTTGGATGCGTTCTGTGGCTCTGGTACGCTTGCGATAGCGTGCATTAATACTAACAGACATTTCATTTGCTTTGAGAAGAATAAAAAATTCTTTGATATTGCTAAGAAACGGGTTAAAGAACGGAAGCAACAACAAACAATTTGGTAATTAGTTATAGGTATGAATAGAGAAGATATGCGTAATCTGATACACCATGCACGTATTCGTGCTAGGTACAGAGGAATGAAATTATCCCAAATTACTGTTGAAGAATGTATTAAAGATATGCAATTTTGGGAGAAAGGGATTTTTGCGTATGCGCCTTTTAAGGTATCTTAAAGAATAGACGGATTCTCATTTTATCTTAATATATATGTTGTATCTCTTTGGGGGCGGTGGTCTCGGCTGCTGCTCCCTTCTATAAGTATAATAAATTTATCAAGGTAAAGAAATAAGTTGCTGATTCTTAGCAAGAAAGCTATTAAATACTATTAATTCCGATTTATTTCTATTAAAACCAAAAATAGTTGGAGAAAAAGTTGGTAGTTCGCAGATTTCTTTTTAATTTTGCGGCGTTCAAAAATTATATCGGATGAGTTGGAAGCTCTTCCGTGTCTTATAGGGAGGGCATTTTTTATGCTCGATTCTTCTTAGAAAAAGATATAGATGTATCGCCCCCTGCTTGCATTATAATGGTGTAGGCGTGCTTTTCCGATATAAGCATTGAACAAGGTGGTAGCGATACATCTTCATTTTGTATCAACCACACATTGTTAAACGTTCAAAATAAATATCGGAAATGAAGAACGTAGAAATTTTTAATTCTCCTATGTTTGGAGAGCTTAGAACTTCACGGAACGAGAAGGATGAACCTCTATTCTGTTTGAAGGATGTGTGTAATTCATTAGGGCTTTCTGATACAGGTAAAGCCGCTCATCGGCTTTGTGACGTTACTACTATTCGGGTCTCAAAAGAAGTAATAAGTCACGGAAAAGGTACGGGCGTAATGAAAGAAGAACCAATGCTGTTTATCAATGAGCCGAATCTTTATCGTTGCATCTTCCAGTCTCGCAAGCCTGCCGCACGCAAGTTCCAAGACTGGGTCTTTGATGAGGTCTTGCCTGCTTTGCGCAAGGAAGGTGGCTACATCGTTTCAACCGAGGCAGATGCCGAGGAAGACATCATTGCTCGTGGTCTTATTGCCGCAAAGGCAGCATTAGCACGTAAGGAGCAACGTGTGCGTGAGCTTGAAGCTCAGACCGAGCAGCAGGCACAGACCATCGGCATTCAGCAGAAAGAACTGACTGTTGCCGCACCAAAGGTAAAGTACTACGATGATACACTTGCATCAACGGACTGCCTTACCGCCACACAAGTTGCTGATGACCTCGGTATCAGCGCAAGAGTATTAAACCAGATGCTCGCACAGGCAGGAATCCAGTATTATCAATCGAAGTGCTGGCACTTGAAGGGCAAGTACAGAGAGTGGCAGCTTGCAAGAACCAGAACCTACCCTTACCAAAAAAGCAACGGTAGCATTGGCACAAGCGTACAGCTAGTATGGAATCAACGTGGCAAGCGTTTTATCCTTGCTCTCTATAACAACGACTTTAATGTGAAGGATGCCATCGCTGAAATCAACGGCGAGAAGAGAGCTGCGCTTGTATCTAAAAACAATCAGTCTAACTTTTAATCGGATAGGAGAAATCAAAAATGGATAATCAGAAAATGATGATAGAGGTAACAGTTGATAATGATGCCACCCAGCGGTGTATCGGTCTGCTCAAAGAGCTTATGGCAGTCCAGGAGAAGGCTATGAGGTTCTTGGTATCTGAGGGTATTGATGATAGTAATGAGGGGACGATGATTGCCGAAGGAATCGGTAACGCCGTGAAAGCCTTTGGTGGCGTACTGCCAAAGGGTATCTACAATAATGTAGTCGGTATTGAGGTTTAATGTTATGAGTGAATAGGAGATACGCAATACAACAAGGTGTAAATAATTATGGAGATACAAATGTAAAAGGCAGTACTTTGAAATACGTGCTGCCTTTGTTTTGTTTATATATAATCTCTGTATTTTCCTGTTATTTACAGAAAAAACTATACCTTTGACATGGTAAACAAAATATGAGTTATGGCAAAAGTACAATTACGAATTAAGGGTATTGAAGCCCTCAAAAAGAAACTAATGGAGCAAAGAGAGATAATGATTAATTATCTTACATACGCTATGGCTGAACTAGGTGAGCGTGCTGTTACCTATTCTAAGGATAACAAGGGTTATCAAGACCATACAGCAAATTTAAAGAACACCATTGATTATGCTTTATTTCTTGATGGCGAACTTGTGTGCGTTGGCGACCACGAGGAATTAAATGGAACTGAAAAAGATAAGGCTCATTTTATCCCTGATGCAGCAGTTAAGTATGCTCAACAGCAAGGTGTTATTGCCCCCAAAGGATATTCTCTTATCATTGCATCTGGTGTAGATTACGGTCAATATGTAGAAAATAAGGGCTACAACGTATTGTACCTAACAAAATTCTTTCTTAAAGATGAAATGAAAAAGATAATACTTAAAGCTATAGAGAATGCGAAGCAAAATAACTAAGAGTGAGCCAACTGACCCACTCTTAGTTTAGTATAGATGTCCGTAATTCTTATAAGAAAGGCAGGGCACTATTTGCACTCTGCCTTTTCTTTTTCTCTTTGCTTTCGTTCAGCCCTTGCGAGCCGAATCTCTTCATTAATCTCGTCCATCGTCATATTGACGTTATTCTTCCTTGCTTCTTCTATGAGAGCATTAAAGTTCTCTAAAGCCTTCTTCTTTTCTTCTTCTGTCATTACATTTTCTTTATTTTTTCGATATATGGCTTAAATATACCTTGAAGTTTATTATATGTCTCTAATATCCAAGCGAATATAGGCTCCCATTTATCTTGCTCATATCCACCATATTCATAGTTTGTAGCCATTATCACACTTGTTTTATTATCTTCTGCCAAGTTCCATTGTAGTGCAGGTTTCCCGAATGTCTCATTGATAGCTTCCTTATCTTTTTCTATCAGCTTATAATGCTTTTTATTCTCAGCCTTATCTGAGCCATCAAGCAACAAGCGGACAGAAGCAGAACCTTTGCGTACAAAAAGGTCATAATGAGCTTTTGATGTTCCCGTTGAGATATTCATCCAATGATAACTTTGTGGCATCTTTTGGAAGTCTGCTCCGTTCTTGCTTGCGTATTCATTGAATGCCGTCCAAAACTTCATTAATCGCTGTTCTGTGTCTGATTTCGGCGAAGCTTCGCCCTTCTCGTATGGTGGTGCGCATACAATATCAAACAGTATGCCTACTTTTGAGTTGCCGACACTCACGGCAGTTGCTTCAATCAGATAGAAGTTGCATTGAATGGTTGAATCATTCAGCATCTGAATGGCACTGATATGCTCTGCTCTTGCTTTCTCAACTATCCATACGGCGTAATCAGCGTTATAGTGCGCAGCATAAGTTATTACCTTGCCCAAATGGTCGGAATCGCTATCGCCAAACTGATTCTCTATGATGATGCTTTTCTCTCCATCATCGCCAGCTTTGGCTACAATATCAACTTTCATCGTCTCCAGTTTATGCTCACGCTCTGCTTCTGAGATATTGATTTCCAACTTCTCTGATAGTACACCGATATTCTTTGTAAGCCAAGGCGTGAACCCTGATGCTTCACCCTCAAAGATTTCCTTTAATGGATGAGTATTTATCTGCTCTATCTCTTTCATTATTATTTATCCATACAAGGAATTTTCATTTCCCACAATGATACTCTTTCAAATTGTTTCGCAAGGATTCTTATATATCCACGACCTTCTTTTAGGTATTTTACTACCTCTCCTTTCTTAAACATTCCAGGTGATGCCGTTTTAGGATTTCCACTCTCCAAGAACATAGTTATCTTCTGTTTCTTTTTGAGCTGCCCATTCTCATCATAATATCCAAATGTAGCCACAAAGGAGTTATTCTTATCGTAATCAAAGATACCTTCATTGCAAATGATTCTAAAATCATTTTTATAATGAGACCAGAAGATAAAAGTATTCTTCTCTTCATCCTCATACATAAATGATACATACTCTTTTGTTCCTCTTAGTTCATCTGCCTTATGTAAAGTACTCGACCACTCTTGTGCGAATGTTTGCATCGTAAAGAATAGCATAGCTCCGATAAATAAAAGCTTCTTCATATTCTATATCTCCTATATTAATATTTATAAATTGCACGATACCTATTTAAAACACGCTCTGCGGCATTATCTTTTCCTTGCTTGGTATATACTAAGGCAAGGCGAAGATAACCCGTTCTGCGTAAGCAACCGAGGTACATCAGCCGCTCGTAGCAATATGTGGCTCTGCTTAGTATCCCATCATGGAGATAGCGTTGAGCCATTGCCGCCAACTCCTTTGGTGATGCGTCATAAATCTGTGTCATAACTCGTCTGATTTGGTTATGTATGCAAAGGTAGCGAAAAAATGAATACTATATATTTATATTGCATTTTTTATATTAATATAACCTTAATTTACATACCGATATATTAAAAGCTATTAAAATACTAATAAAAATACCGAAAAGATTTGGCAGTTTCAAAAGAAATTATTAATTTTGCGGTGTAAATAATTAATTAATAGGTTTAATATTTAAATTATAGGAGATACAACAATGAAAGTTACAATGATTAACGGAAAAGTAGTAGAGGCTAACGTTTTTGATTACGTTGCTCAGATTTACGAAGGTGGCAAATGGCAGGCAGTTGCCGTTAGCTCTGATTACAATGAGGTTGAGAAGAAACGTATTGAGTACGCTGTGAAGGGCTGCTATACAAGAACAGAACAGCTTTACTGATTAATAATATATAGGAGATACAACAATGAGAACTATCAATACATTTATTCCATCAGACTTAGTTGATTCTTTAAAGAAGTTTGCTGATAAGACACAGAAGAACGTTGAAGGCTTTGCCTACTCAGTAGGTAAGCCTTATCAGAAACTCTTTCAGCATCCTGTTATTAATGAAAATGGTATATCTGGCGGCGTTTCAAAAGTATTCCATGAGGTTTGCGACCTTATTGTCAATATGCCTGATGAAAGCGATTGGAGATTGATTGCAACGTATATGGATGGTGCATTTATCCCTGCCGACCCAACCAAGGAGCTTATTTTTAAGAACCCTGCGCACGGAGCAGACTATGGTAAATGTGACTTTTGCGGTCATTGGTGCAAGAATGCCTATGTCGTTGAAAACGTGAAGACGGGCGAGGAATTACAGGTAGGCTGCGAGTGTATTAAGAAGTTCGGTATAAAGGGATTTGGCTTCTTGTCTGATTTTACAAGAAAGCTCTATGAACTCTACGATTACAGAATGAGCTATGCTACAGATGATGAGTTTGGTGATATTGAGAAATGGGGCGGCAGAAAGGATTCAAGCTATAAGAATGCTATCCTTAAATCCGACCTCATCATGGCGGCGAAAGCTCAGTATGATATTTGTCCCGTATATAAGAAGGGAACAAAAGTTGAGCACGTCCGTTATCGCTCAGCCACTTTGGATGGCATCGACACTATTTTGAATAGCAAAAAGTTCAAGGTTGATGAAGCTTACGTGAAGGCAGTTTGCGAGTTCGGTGCAAAGATTCAGCCTAAGACCGAATTTGAAGAGGATATGCTTGCGGTAGCAAAGAACTTCTATTGCTTCCAAGAGCAAGATGTATATGCTTTCTTCCTTGTGAAAGCCTATGAAGATAGCTTGAAGCCAGAGCTTAGTATTCAGAAGGGCAATCAGGTAAAGGTATGCGGCAAAATCATTCAGAAGCGTTTCGAGGAGTCTTACTTCGGAATGATGGAAATTAACACCATTCTCACCGATAAGGGTATTGAATGCGAACGATACGGCAAAGTTCCTACAATCGAGGAAAATGGTATTAAACGCACCACATTCTATGCTCTCGTCAAGGGGGTATTCAATGGCAAGATTAGCTTGGATAGAGCAACCAAGAATCCAAAGAAAGGTATTGAAGTCGTTGAAATCTAAAGGATATGAGTAAGCAAGAATTTCTAAGCAAGTGTTATAGCTGTAAGAAGTATAACACTTGCTACAGCTCAAAGTTTGGCAGATTAGGTTGTAATGCCTATCTATCATATTTGAATACGAATAATTTTTAAAAGGAGATACTATTATGAATAAGTACGCAGAATTAAAGAAGAAGCATAGTGAGGAGAATAATACCTTGCCTTTGAAGGCTGCTTTCGGTGATGAGCAGTTTGAGAAGATGATGAAGGAGTGGGGACTGACTACCTCGAAGGAGAACTTGATGAAGATTCGCTCACTCGGTTGCGGCGCATTCTGCCTTGCCTCTGACGTTTACCTTTTCGAGGAAATGCGTAAACGTCACAATAAGGAAATCTTGGAGCTCATAAAGACAGATGAAGGCTTGAAAGATGCTTTCATGTATGAGTTCGCAAACCACGAATGCGGCTATACATACAACCCAGAAGAAGCCGTGCTTGCCCTTGGGATAACAATGAGGGATGTAAGAAATAATATATTCATCAAGCCTATCTTTGATAAGGCTTGGAAAGAGTATCTTGATAGATGTGAATAGCTTATGTACAAAGAAGGAGATATACTTAGGTTTTATAATGACGAAAGAGGTGAAAGTTGTGTTTTTATCTTGTCAAATATTCATAACGATGACTGGATAGAGGCTCACATAAAATACTCGTTCGCATTCAAATCTTTCGGTGTAGGCAAAGGAAATATGAGTACAAACATTAAATACTCGTCGGGTTGTTTACGATACGCAAATGAATGGGAGAAGAACTTTCTTCTGAATATAATGGAGAATAATGGTTATTCTTATGATTTTAAAACTAATAAAATAAAGGAGATTTAATTATGGCAAAGTTTATTGAGGCAAAGTATAAAGGGTTTTGTATCCTTATTAATATAGATAATATCGCTTACGTTGAACCTTCACGTAATGGCGATATAGCAACATCTATAAAGCTTAATTGCAAGACCACACCAACGGGCGGTCAAGTGATTCTCTGCGAGGATGATTATCACACATTCTTGGAGAGATTGGAAAAACTTGTTATCGTTGATAAAGCTGAGTAAGATATGAGAGCATTTGACGTACTTTTAGCCTTACATCGCTTGGATATGCGACAGGGCAAGGATTATCTTGAAGCTCCTGAAAAGAATGATTTGGAGCTGAATGTGATAGAAGGTAAGCTAAAACGGAATCATTGGTATTGGTGTGATTTCCATAAGCAACCAATGCTCGGTGAGCCTTCGGTTATCCTCACTCTTGGCGGTGGGGATATTCAATACCTTTATGAAGTAGAAAAGTAAATTAATATAAGTTATGTATCAGATAAATGTTGTAACATATAGCACAAGAGTGGACGTAAAGAACGCTCGCCGCAAGGTAGCGAATCGACAAAAGAGAATACTCGGAGGATGGTTTGAAAGCGTGAAATTAGCAAGAAAAGCCTTGAAAGAATTCTTTGAGAAGGAAGGCTATCAGATAGGTAACGAGGTCGAGGAAAAGGGCAGCGAGACCTATGTTAAGACGTTATTCTTCGGTAACATTATGCTCGAAATGGAGTATAAGATAATCAAGTATAATTAATCTATGGCTCGTTTCGCTCTCAGAAATCAGGAGAAGATAAAGCAAGCATTCGGGGAAGAAAGGTTGAATGAGCTTCTGAAAGCATTGAAGCTGTATTCAGCCAAGTACCCGAAGTTATCGTTGAACACAATCATCGAAGAGGGTAAGCCTTATCCTTCTTTTGTAGTTGATAAGGTTGCCGTACTATACGTAACTCGCCTGATGTATGACGTTTATCACGTTGCTTTAAAGGAGTTCTTATAAACAAAAAGCACCGCCCTCGGAGATACGAATGAGGACGATGCTAGATGTAAATAATTGTTTTGTTTAACGTTGTGAGCACATAGGAGATACGCACTTGATACAACAATTAATGCAAAAGTAATAAAAAATATTTGGTTATTTGAATATTTCTTCGTAAATTTGCGAATAATTAACATTAAAATAGGAGATACAGCTATGATAGGAGCAATTATAGGTGATATTGTAGGCTCTAAATATGAGTTTAATAACACATTTGATTATAACTTTAAACTATTTGACAAAGGTTGTAATTTTACAGATGATACTATCTGTACAATAGCCGTAGCCGATGCTATTCTTAAAAAAGGTGGTGATGAAAAGCCGAATGTCGAAGATTATAGTATCTCGCTTCAATACTGGTGTCGGAAGTATCTAAACCCAATGGGTGGGTATGGCGCAAGCTTCGCAAAATGGGTTCGTAGCTCGAATCCTCAGCCTTATGATAGCTACGGAAATGGGGCAGCAATGCGAGTTAGTCCGACAGCTTGGGCATTTAAAGAAAGTTCCGATGCTATCCGTCAGGCAATAATGAGCGCAAAGGTATCACATAGCCATACTGAGGGTTTGATAGGTGCTGCTGCGGTATCTAATGCTATCTTTTCTTTGAGAAAGGGAGAAAAGAAAGATATGTTGAATATCATAGCAAACGTTTACTATGGCATTAAATGGGAGGATAGAATACCACCAAGAGGAAAATGGGCAGAAACTTGCCAAGAGTGCGTTCCTCTTGCCTTTAGAATAGTCCTTGATAGTGATAGCTTCGAGGACGCAATCAGAAATGCTGTATCCTACGGCGGTGATAGCGATACGATGGGAGCAATCGTTGGTTCAATCGCTCAGCCACTCTTTGGTATTCCACAAGAAATGAAGGAAAAAGCATTGAACTATCTCCCTTTGGATATGAAGAATGTAGTAACTAAATTTATTGATAGATATGGTGAATAAGGAAGATTTAATCAAGCACTGCCGATACTATAGAGGTGGTGAGAACCCAAATACCAACGAAAATATGGCTTGGTTTTGGGATATGGAAAGAGTGTATGTTAATAGCGAAGGAAAGTTTAAAGGTGAGGAAGAATATTATAAGAAAATCAATGGTAAGGAATATAAGGGGATTCCACATACATTGCTTATTATAATGTTCACTTCATGGGCTAAAGCAGCCTTCAATATTAAGGAAGAGATAGGTAGGTTCTATAAGCTGATAGACGAATACCTCTTTATCCCAAACGACCATTTCCCAGAGGATAAAATTCCAAACGAACTATAACGAAAAAAGGTGCGCCGTAATGGTACACCTTTTTTGTTTAATATCCGATATTGCTATCCTTTACATAAGATAAATCTCTTATTTCTTGCCCTATAACCTCACAGTCTATGTAGGTCTTTCCACCTTCTTCATAAACCTTTGTTATTCGCATTCGTGTTCCTCTCTGAAAGAGTGTTTCGTGCTCGGAACTATATGTAGAGAAACGGCTTACTCCATCCCAACTTCTTTTATCACCACAACCGAAAGCAGAGAAAGGTTCTACGTAAGCAGCCTTTGTTCCTTTTGGTGCATATATGTTCATAATAACACTTCGAGTGTTGAAGCCTTTTCCTTTTCGGCTACCAGTTGACATAAAACCACCTTCTTGCATTTCCATTCCAACAAGGTCTTGAAGGTTATTTGGCATAGAACCGCCAGCAAACTTAATTCGTGATTCAATAACCTTCATTCCATCATCACCTCTTGTAAACCACATATCGGTAGGAAGTTCGTTCTTTTCTATATAGCTTGTTATATTATTAACCTTCTCTATGAACCTTTCCTTCGTTTGGTAATTATCATATTTTCTTCCTTGTAATGGTTCATTTACATCGCAATAATGATGAGTGTATTCGTATGTAAAATCTTTTTCTTTTTCTGTTGCTGCTATCCATTGTTTGGATGCAGTATCTATGAGGGCTTTATCAGCTTTTGCACCATTACCCTTATCCCATACTGCGGCATCTTTCCTTGATTGAGAGAATCGGTCTGTATCAAATACAACATTCTTCGCATTTCGTTTTGCTTTCGCATTAATAAGCGTTTCTTTCTTTTGCTTAGCTTCATAAAGCAACTGCTCAGCAAGGGTCTTATCCTTTGCGAGCATAGCATGTTCAAGGTCATAGATAAGCTTATGATATATCTTGCTCTGTGTCTTATAACCTTTTACGTCAGCATAAGCTTTATTGATATTCACCCAATCAATCGCCGTTTTTACCTCATCAAGCTTTTTGAGATATGCCGCTTGCGATACCTTCCATGTAGCATACTTCTGTTGAACACCGTGCATATTTCCACCAAGGAAATCAACTGCCTCAAATTGCAATTTGCTAACTTGCTTTTCAAGCGTCAAGCTTTGCCATTGAGCCAACTTCGCTTCTACGGCATCATATACTCCGTGCAATTCCTTTGACGTGAACTGCTTATGCCACTTATTAACATCAGGGATGAGAGCAGAAAGTGATAATTCATCCTTTTTAATGGCAGAAATGGCGTTTGCGAGCGTTTTTGCTTCTTTCCTTGCCAATGTATAGTTAGCAGACTTTAATGCGCTTAGAACGGAAGAAACATCGGTTTCTCCGTAATTAGCAGCCACCTTCATAACATTCATTGCAACCTTGCGGTCTGTCCATGCAAGTTTAGTCTGATAACCTCGCTTGAATCTGTCAAACAAAGAAGCTATCTCAGAAGCACTCTTTTTGTCCTTGATTGCGTAGCGGATAGCATAGTAACGTTCAAAGAGGTCTTGGCTCTTTATATCCGTAACAGATTTGCTTCCGAGCAGATTATGAACTAAGCCATTGTAATAGTCACGTCTATGCTTATCCCATCGGCTCTGTATTTTATCTATCTGCTCCTTAGTTCTAAGGGCGTGGCGTTCCTTTGCCTTCGCAAGTATAAGCTCCTTAGAAGAAACCGCCTTTAACCCCAATTTCTTGCGGTCTGACGGGCTTAAAAGATGTGCCCAATACTTTGTGTTATCTTGTAAATGCCAAGCCAATTTACCCCTCATTCCTGCCTTCACGATAGCTTCAGAGTTATCCTTGATGTATTGATTGTACTTTTCGGGCATAGTAAGCACGGCAAAAGGGGATACGTAGTTGCTCATATCCTCGCCAGCCATCAAGCGTTTATAAAATTCCTTCTTCTCCTCGCCTTGTATGGTGATAGGGTCTGAGGTGCAGATACATTGAGGATGCCAAGAAATCCATACGTAATCTTTCGGATATTGACCTTCAAGGTCGTTGCATATATCATCAATATTATGCTGTGGTGATACGTGAATATACTGACCGATAACGAATGGTTCGTTCTGCCATCGCTCATTTCTTGCCTTATGATATGCGGAATTTATCTCCGTTCTTGCTACTCTGAGAGCGTTCTTTCTCGCCGAGCGGTAAATGCCCATGCCTACCTTCTCCAATGGCTCTTCAACGAAGCGCACCTTGCCATCAATGATTCTACGTCTACGCCAAGTTACAACATCTTTCTTCTTTCCGTTCTTCTGAACCTTGATAGTATGATAACGGCGGTACATCATATCGGGGTCGTTGAGATACTTTCGTATGCTCTTGCCTACTTCCTCTGCTGATGAGCCTTTTTTGATTTCGTCCGCAATGGTATTACTCATAGCCATTTCAAACTCACTCTTCGTCTGTTGGCAGTAGTTCCAAACAATCTGAGCGAGATTCAATCCATTCTTTGTTTTCAAGCGATTTGAAATAAACGTGGCTGCGGCGGTATCTCGTGCAACCCTTATAGCTTTATCAGTAAGCACGGAATAACCGCCTATAACCATTTCATCGTGGTTATACGCCAACGCAACGCCATCGGTGATACCGCTCTTATAGCAAAGAAGGCTATTCTGATAGTAATCATTAAAGATGTCGTTCAAACGAGCCTTTAACTGCGGAAAGTTATCAAAGTTAAAAAGCGCATCATCTTCGAGCACATCTTCTCCATAGCCAAGAGAGGTGAGCTTCTTGACATAATCGCTGTATAATCTGCCCAACCGCTTGTTATAAACGGCGAACAGATTATTCAGTTGTTCTTTCTGCTGTTTTGATGTGAGCTTCTTTGACATTATTTACCTAATAATATTTTTATTTTTTTATCACCTTTAAGTATAGCCGCTGCTGCTCTATGATGACCATCAATTATATAAACATTTCCATTACGCTGTACTCCATAAGGAACATCATTTGCATCAAAATTAATAGATGCAATCGTCTTTAGATTATTCGCTCCTATATATTCTTGTGTTGGGTGTATCTTATCAACCGACACATATTCGTACTTTCCTGTTGGTTTGCTAAATGACGATACAGTTTCTACGCTTGCCCTAACTTTTTCTGATTCCTCTTTTTGATATTTCTGCTTAAACACATCATTGGTTTTAATCGCCATAGTGCTTGTATTGCCGAATAAAGGAAATGATAATGAATCAATGGTATTGTTAATGGAAGCCTCTTTATACTTTACGCTATTAATTTTTCTTGTTCCTCCGCTTGCTTTTGCCATAGTTATTCCTCCTCTTCTTCTTCATTTGAAACTGAACGACTTCCACTTGCGGCACTACCAAGTCCCGAAAGGGCTGCTTGCTGCGCCAACGCTTCTTCCTGTTCACTCTTCATTTCTTCCTTAACCTTATCAGGGTCATCATTGAGAGGGTTAAGCTCGATAGCACGGCGATTAGAGGTAGATTTCGCACCACCATTGGATGAAGTGATAAGTTGCAACATTTCAACATCATTCTTTGGCAGATATGGCTTGAAGACCGGCTCAAAGTCAATCTGCTCAGCAACACTCTGGTCGATACCTTTTACGTAAACTCCCGTATTACAGATGCCGTTAGCTACGATATTCGAGCGGCGAGTAAACATTTCACCGAACATTTCTGTCTTCAAATCTGCTTTCATATAAGGAGCAGTAAACATCAAACGGATAGCCGCACCCGAGGTGTTGCTGCCCAAAGTCTTCATATTCTCAAAGCTGATGTCGGCTGTTGAGGTAAATGAATAGATGATATTGAAGAGATAAGCAATTTCACCCTTCACACTCTCAGGTGATTTATCCCAAGAAAGGACGTTCATACTTGCATCACTGCCACCTTGGAAAACTGCGCCTTGCTCGCCCTTCTCAGCGAAGCCCTCCAAACGACCTTTGATAAAGTACTTAGGCGTGCCAAAATAATTCCCTAATTTTGAAATATTATAGTATATTATATAAAAGGATAATTATTAGGATTTTAGGCTAGTTTACTGACAGATACGAGAACGGCACAATATCATTTAATATAACTAAAATATAACCTTTTATTGCTCATAAATTGCACACGTTTCAAAAATAAGTTGTATCTTTGCACACGAAACAGAACATATAAAATAGAAGTTATGGCAAAAAAGAAGTTATTCAAGACGGCGAAAGACCTTATCAAAGGTTATGGACTGCCCGAACCTTCACAGAAAAGAGGGCGCAAGGCTGGCGCAAGTGATAACAGAAAGGTAACACTCAGAGCGAGAGAGTTACCGAGTGGTAACGTGCAATTATATCTTTATTCAAGTTATAAGGGCAAGGCTACACGTTTTTCTGTAGGTGTATTGAATCCCGAAGAAGACGAAGCCGCAAAGATGCGTAATACCGAAATCGTGCGCACGGCAGAAGCAGAGGCAGGAATCAGAAATGCCGATGCAATCAGACAAGGGCACGGCTTAGAGCCGAAGAAGAAGAGAAACGTCCTTCTTTCTGATTATATCGAGCACTTAATCAAAGCAAAGACTTTTTCAAAGCAGACAAACGTCTCCCTTGAAATGCTAGCTTACCACGTAGGCGAATACCGCACGGCACAGATTAAAATTGCCGTTATTGACAAGTCTTGGCTTGATGGCTTTATCTCGTATTTGCGACACGATGCAATTTCGAGAGTAACAACGAAGAAGCACAAGCAGATAACACAGAACACGCAGGCACGACTTTTTGAAATGCTTGATATAGTTTTGGCTAGAGCGGTGACAGATGGAATAATCGAGAAATCACCCGTAGGCGAGTTGAAGGGAACAGAAAAGCCGAAGTACAACAAAGAAGCTAGGGAGTACCTTTCAATCGAAGAGGTGGAAGCGTTGATTAATACACGATGCACAAACGAGAATGTGAAAAGAGCGTTTTTGTTTTCAGTCTTCACGGGCTTGCGATGGAGTGATATTACAAGCCTTAGATGGAATGAAATGCGAGAGGATGACAACGGCAAGTATTTCGCCATAACAATGAAGAAGACGAAACAGCAGATAAGGGCATACCTTTCTGAGGTCGGGGCTTCTTTCTTACCAGAGCGCAAGGGCGAAGCCGATGCACTCGTATTTGACGGAATGCCGAACAATACGAACACAAACAAGCATTTGAGAAGTTGGGCGAAGGATGCTGGCATAACTGATAAGTGGGTATGCTTCCACGTAGCAAGGCACACGTTTGCCACGATGATGCTTAACTCAGAAGTACCTTTGGAAATGGTTGCAAAGATGTTAGGACACGCAAGACTGACAACGACCGAAATATATGCAAAGATACTCAACCGCTCAATAGCGGTGGCAACGTTGAAGCAGGATGAAATCTTTCTTAATGGAAAGAAGTAACTCGCAGAAAGAGAGAATGAAGTGAAACAATGAAGAATCAGAGGGAGTGAGCTGCCTAAATGGCTGAGATAAATATTTTGTAGTGTTATTACGCACACACAGAATGAAAAGAGAATATTTCAGAACACAAACACACCCTTAAAAGTTTGGCAACCGCTCCCTCATTTCTTCACCGCTTATGAAAGAAACACCTTGTATCCGTATGGAGTTGGAACTCGTTATATATCTTTATTTTGCTTGCTTAGAACGCTTTTTAAATGTTATCCTTGAAAATAATCTTTATTACCTTGTAGAACTTAATACCTATCTTTCTTGACTTTTTAAAGTTAATAATTTAAAACTAATATGAGTTATAAATCAAGTCTTATTTTCTAATAATTATTATATAGTAAAGTTACGGAATCGGAGAATCTTAAAGCGAGGGCGTTTTATGGGTACTATTATTCGCCATTATCCGTGCTAGCAATAACACGACCGCCCACGCACAAGACAACACAAGATTTTTTGTCCGAGTGCAAAGGTACGACTTTTTAGACGAAGAAGCAAGAAAAAACGAAGTACTGAGTAAACAGAAAGAAAATAGGGAGCAATCTCGGAAAAAAGACCGCTCCCTATAAGCTATCTCACCGTAGCGGATAACTTTCCGAACTTAATCGGCTTTTGCCCGATGATGTGCCGACAATAACACCAAAGGAACTGAGGAAGGGCGATGTGCGCACCAACGCCCTTATGATGCAAGCCAAATGTGCAACCAGTTGGCGAGCACTCGCACCTATATGTTTAAGGGGATGCGGTATTGCAATCTGATAGGCTTCTTTGAGTTTGCTCCGAATAATGCGAAACAGAACACACAAACAGAGGCTTTTAAGAAGCTGTCACAGAACCGCACGAAACGACAAAGGCACGTTTGCAATGTTACAGAGCACTAGCGAACACACGAGAGCCGCAGCGCAAAGCACCATTACCGAGTGCAAAGATACGATAAAGTTTTGAGATAGCACCAAGTTTTATTGAAAAAGTTTCTAATTTTAGAGGAAACAGGCTATCAGAGTGCAAGAAACAAGCGAAAAGAGAGAATGAAGACACGAAAAGAGCGGAAACGTGGTTTTTCTTAGCTTGGAGGGGTTTTCTTTCCTCAGATGATAAATTGCACTACTTTGCGAGGATAACCCCTTAGAAGCGAAATCCCGACAAAATAACAATCTTTTTGCTCACCTTACAGATGAGGCGAGCACAAGCAGAACGAAGCAGAACACACGCACGCATACACACGCACACGAAGGAAGAAGACGGACACGCAAGCAGGCGCAAACGAAGAAGAGCCGAAGCACTTACAACACGATGCGCCCAAGGCTAAAGCACAAGCAGAACGCAAAGAAGGACGAAGCGGTAACAAGCCGCCACGCCCTTCTTTAAACGCTGATAACTTTTGTAGTCCCTTTTCTGCTGATACCTAACTTTTCGCTTTTAACTCGCTTACGATGTCTTCCAACTCCTTCAATGAAGAAGCACAAAAGAACTCATTACCCGACTTAACAAGTGCCGTGAAATCCGTACCGCTCATTTCGTCCGCAAAGAAGTCCCCGACCTTGCAACCGATAATACTTGCAACCTCACGTAATTTGTTGGTGGTTGGGTTGTTTGATAGCATTTGGGATAATGATGCGTGCGAAACGCCTATATTACCTTGCTTATCCTTCATTTTTGCGGCTACCTCAGACAAGGTAAAACCCTTACTTTTGATTATTTCCTTTATATCCATAACTTGTAACTTTAAAATTATGGTGCAAAGATATAGTTTTTATTTGAAACCGCCAAATTGTTTAAGATATAATTTACTTTATATATAATAATGTAATTTAGACCTTTATTTGTTAAGGAGGGTTAAATGTAAGACAAAACCTACATTTTTCTCAAAAAATATTTGGTGGTGTAATTTAAAACTTATATCTTTGCAATCGAAAATAAGAAACAAGAAGTTTAACAATAAAAAGATATACGACAATGAAACAGAATTTAGAATATACAACAAAGCAGATAAACGCTAATTTCAGAATCAAAGTAAGTGGCGTTTTCAATGGCAAGAAAATCAACAAGTTAGTTGGTGTTGCTGGAGCACTCGCATTAATTGGAGTTGAAATGCTCAACAAGTTATTGAAACGTGCTTTTGCTTCACTCGCTGATAAATGCGTTTGCAAGTTGAGAAGAGGGTTGCAATTTTCTTTTTATTGCAAGTAATACACAAGGAGTTAAGTAACGATTATTAAAGTAACAATTTAAATATATAAGACAATGAAACAGAACGTAACAAACACAATCGAAGTAAGCAGTATTTCAGAAGTACAGATTTTAAACCTGATGAAGAACGTAGCCAATTTGGTTACTGAGTTGGAAATCAACTTTGGCGACCTAGAAGATGAGGACAGACGCAAGAAGGAGGTGGATATCGCTAGAGAGAGCTTGCACAACGCAATGAGAGCACTTGGAGTTATGCACGCATACGAAGTGGAGACCAACGCAAAGATAAAAGCAGATACAACAAAGGAGATAGAGAAGAACGCAAATAAGTAAGACGATGCGAGGTGTAAATAATTAGATTTTAGGAGAACATTAAAAGCAAGTTATCTGAAACGAGATAGCTTGCTTTTTTCATATTTGATACCGAGATATACCGAGCGGTATTAGTGGGGATATATTTGATATCGAGATATACCGAGCGGTATTAGTGGGGATATATTTGATACCGAGATATACCGAGCGGTATTAGTGGGGATAAAATTGCACCAAAACTATGTTTTTCGTACCCACATATCCCCTATGTTATATGTTATATGTTACTTGAATAAATTCAAGTTTAAAGAATATAATAAGAAACTCGATTTTTGTTTCATTTCGTTTCTGTAATACTCAAACTTTGAAACGCTAGATAGAAGCAGATAGAAATATTTGATTTTTGCGTATTGTTTGCGTACACAAAGCGGTTTCCTTGCGTCTTGCGATAACTTATGTATCTTTTGAAAAATGACCGCTTGGTGCGCATTTATTTGCGCTTTCCGTGATTTGTGGGAAAATAATAGCGGCTTGGCTTCTTTCTGCTGGCTTCTTCTTCTTCTTCATTTGTGCCTAGCTTTCTGTTTTCTCAGATATTCAGAGAGGGAAGACACGAAGACAGACCAGACGGACACGAAGAGCCGCAAGGTTTCGTTTTCTAGCTTTTCAAGTGTTTTCTTGATAATGACAGATAGAGAGATAACAAAGAAATCTTTCCACGCTTATTGGTGTACGCACACAACGGGTTTAAATGCTTCAAATGATAAACTATAAGGTTTAATCAAAAACAACCGCCTATAGCGCAAAGAAACCGCTTTTCCGTCTTTTCTCACTTACTAGATGCACACAAAGAAATGAAGGTAATAGAAACTAATAGTACTATTAACAAAATAATAGCTTATGTATTAAAAATTATTAATAAACTAATAATAACTATTATTTTTCTTGGTGGTTTTAATAATTTGCCGTATATTTGCACCCGAAAAGTTATTAATTAATTATTAAAAAGTATAACAAGAATGGTAAAAGAAGCACTAACTTTACACGAAGCCGCCGAGTTTCTTGGCTGGAAGGAGCAAAGTTTAAGAAATGCGATGTGTAGAAAGGTGATACCTTACTACAAATCAAAAACAGGGCGCACGTATTTCAATCGTGACGAACTGAAAGAATTTGTGTTTGCGGTACGTGTTCCTACACTCGCAGAAGAACAGAGCAAGGCAGAGGTGCGAAGCCTTCAGTAATTCGCACAAGTAGATAATTTTTGTTTAACGTAAAAAAGGAGATTACAGACAATGAAACAAGTGAATAATTTAAGACCACCAGAGTTTAAAACTTTGAGTTTGGCAGTTGATTTACTGATAGTGTACTATTTAATGATGTAAAGGTATGGAGATAGAAGATAAAAAAATATTCATGCCGTTTGATATAGTTAATTTCTTGAAGCTATTAGATGTAAAGCAATGTAATATTTTCTTTGATTGTATTACGCTTTTAATCGACAAAAAGCCATTACCAAGTAATATACCAACGGTTGTGAAAATGTGCGTATTACACGTAATTTCTATGCAAAAATTTGCACCAAATTGCGAAGAAGAAGAAAGCGAGGTGGGCGATGAGTAATAAGAAAAAGAAACCTTCAGAAATCGGCTTTTTCTTCCGACACGATTTTAAAGACCAGTTACGAAGAATGCAAACCGTAGCACAAGTAATGGAGGTTTTAGATGCGGCAAGTGATTACGTAACAAGCGGCAACTTTGAGATAAAAGACCCTTTGAGCGATATGGCTTTTTCGTGTTGGAAACCAAGGTTAGATTACGACAAAGCGGAATATAAGGATTTGTGCGAAAGAAATAAACGTAATTCGCAAATAGCGAAGGAAAAAAGAGATAAGCAAAAGAAAGACGCAAAAGGCATTTTTTTGCAAAACTCACCTTCAGACGAAACGGCAGAAGAAGAACCTCCTTTAACTGATGTTGAAGAAGTTGAGAAATATCCCTTTGAGGAGTTCTGGAAGATATACGGAAAAGATGTGGGACACGATAAATGCCTACAAGTTTGGAAACGACAGTTATCAGAGGAGACGAAAGCAAAGATAATGGCGCACGTAGTTAAATATGTGCAAGCAAGACCAAACGAGTATTTTAGAAAAGACCCGATAAATTATTTCAAGGATAAAACGTACAATGACGAAGTAGTAACGAACAATCAAAGCGCAAGCAATTATGGAAGTAACAACGGGAAATCATACAAGGAAGCTGAGTTTGAAAGAAATGCAAGGACAATCGTTGAAAACTTGCAAGCCGCAGAACGTGGCGAACTCGCATACCTCAGCCCTTTCAATAAACCAAACGAATAATATTAATCGCTTCAAAGCAATTTGGAGCGATGTAACGAAGTTAAAAAGTAGCTTCACCGCCATGAAGGCTGGAGCGGTTATTGCAAATATGGGAACGTATATTAATTATCCGCAAATCCATATATCACAGATAAACGAGGCATACGGAGATAACTCGCTGGATATGTACTTTGCGGTGATGATGTTTTCCTCAATCTATGCGCAAGGAAATGCGAATAGTGTTGCCAACAAAGAGGTATTGAACATTAACGCAAGTTTATTCCTATCTCAGTACGGAGAACAATGCACAATGTTTGACCTTCTTGCCTACACGGGTTTATATCGTGGAAAGTTTAAATCCGAGTTTGCGAAATCGGACGACCTTTCAGATGCAATAAAGCAGTTTCCAAAATATCTGAAATATAAGGCTTATCTAGAAGAAACAAACAAGCCGAAGCAAGAAGAGCCTCAGCATAAGAAGGTAGAAAAGAAGTTGGTGGGTATCGAAGCACTTGAGGCTTATCTCATTACAGCCGCAAAGCGAGGCGATAACCTTCTCCAAGGTGGTTTGGTTTCGTTTGGAATCGTATCAAGAGAGCACGCAAGCGAGGTGATGAAGAAATACGCTCCCGAACCTTTCTAAAATGCGTGCAAGCAAATAACAAGCAAGTAGTAACACAATTAAAACAGAAAGAAGAAAATGAAGATTAAGAACGCAATGAACTCAGAAGAGTGTAAAGATATTCGCAAAGTCTTGGCACTCGCAAATGAACTCAAAAAGAATGCTGACAGATTAGCAGCATTTGACAACGCCCCGAGCGAGATGCAAAGTGTTTGCGTGAAACTCGCACAAGTGCAAACATTACTTTGCACGATGTTTGGCGCAAAGTTAGATGAAACTTTGCAACTGGCGCAAGAATGCGAGGCAGAGGACGGACAGGAAATTATCTATCTTAGCCGCTCAAAGCCAACGCAGCCACAAGACGAAGAGACTACAGAAACAAGCAAATAAGCGGCTGAACGCTGAAATTTGCGCTCCAAGCGGTTTTCCCGATGTCGGATGATAAATTACACAATCGACAAGGGAGAACCGCTTGGAGAGGGTTTCCACAAAAAATAACTCAAACACTGATGCAAGACAATGGAAAAAGAAACTCAAACAAAGATAATTCTTGAACGCTTGCAAGACGACGACAAGGTAACGGCTTTATCAGCTTTTAAGATGTGCGGCAGTTTGCGCCTTTCTTCAATCATTTTCAATCTGAGAGAAAGAGGCTATAACATACATACCGAAATGGTAACAAGAAACAAAAAGAGAATAGCTGAATATTCTTTGATACAGAAATAAAAACAACGAAGATATGAGAGCAAATAAAGAATCATATAGGACAATTAAACTCGATGCGCTAGAACTCAATGACGGGCAGTTACAAGGCGTACCGAAAAATCCTCGTTTTATCAAAGATGAAAAGTTTGAGGACTTGAAACAGAGTATTAGGGAATCACCCGAATTTCTGAGAGCCAACACCTTGAAGGTGTACCAACTCAAAAACAAAAACTATATAGTAATTGGCGGTAATATGCGCCTTAGGGCTTGCCGTGAATTACAGATGAAGGAAGTGCCGTGTTACGTCTTCCCTCAGTCCACAACGTTGAAGAAGTTGAGAGAATATGCCATAAAGGATAACATGGCTTACGGACAAATCGACTGGGAAGCAATCGCAAACGAGTGGGACGAAGAAGAGTTGGACGAATGGGCTTTTGACACGATGCCCGACTTTGAAGAGGAAGACCTTGAACCACTCGACAAAGACAACGAAGAGAGCGAAGAGAAAGAAGAGAAAGCAGACGAAACACGCCCCGAAGTTGAAGAGCTTTTGAACAGAGCAACAAAGGGCGTGGCTTCTGATATTCTAGCCCAATTTGATGCGCTGAGAGGCTTTTCCTTCATTACCCCGAATACCGCATTATTTGACTTTATCAGATTTGCGTATTACGGCAAAGACTATCCACGTTATAACTCGCTTGCCTTCCATCCGCAGCAGTTTAAGACCGTAGGCGACCAATTCAGTACTTATGAAGGGTTGCAGCGAATTTGCAAAGATGAAGCCAAAGCCGAGCGGTTACGTTTTGTGTGCGCTGATAAATTCAAAGCACTTATAAGCGGCTCACTCGCTTTTAGCGGTGCAAAAATGCCACTCGACTTTCCCGCAGACCTTGCAAAATCTTTGATAGATGAATTTTGTCCTATGGGAGGGCGAGTCCTTGACCCGTGCGCAGGTTGGGGCGGTCGTTTGATAGGCTTCCTGGCTTCAAAAGCTGGAGAGTACAACGGCACGGACGCTTCACCTTATCAGATAGAAGGCGATAATTTGATATGGAGCACTTTCCGAGGGTTTACAGAGCACGAAAAGGCGGTAACGCTTAATTGCTCACCTTTTGAAAAACAACCGCTCCAAGACGGGTATTTTGACTTTGCGCTTACCTCGCCACCTTACTTTGACACAGAAAAGTATTTGGGCGGTGAACAGAGCCGAGAATCAAACGCAAGTTATGAGGCGTGGCGAGATAACTTTTATCGTGTTTTGATACACAAGGTTTTCCTTGCACTCAAAGAAAACGCTTATTTCTGCTTGCAAGTTGGTTCGCAACGTTATCCGCTTCTTGAAGACGGAAAGAAGATAGCCACAGAGGTTGGTTTTACCTTTGTAGATGTGCGCTCCGCTGATATGAAGAATAACTTTAACAAGACAGAAGAACAGGACGGAGAGGTCGTTATTGTCTTGCATAAAGCGTAAATTACAGAACTTTAAAAAGAAAGGAGTTTGAAGATATGGCAAAGTTTCAGAAAGGACAATCAGGCAATCCGAAGGGAAGACCGAAGGGAAGTTTGAATAAGAAAACGAAGTATTTGCAAGAATGGGGAGCGGTATTTTGTGGCTCAGTTTCAAAGAGAATGCGAGACGATTTTTTTGCATTACCAATTGATAAGAGATACGATTTTTTTGCCAAGATTTATAGCCATATAACACCGAAGCAGACAGAAAGCAAAATCAAAGCAAATGTGGATTTGCACAATTTATCGGAGGAACAAATAGATGATATTATCTCCGAAATAACAAGTAATATAGACACGGGAGGCGATGATGATGACAAGTAAGAAAATAAAGGCAACAAGACTAGATTATGAAAGCAAAGTCTTGCTTCTTACTATCTTGGCGCAAGGGTACATTACCGCAGAACAGAAACAGGCGTTTTCTTCTTTGCTAGATGTTAAAACCACTTATATAGGTTATGTTTCAAATACTGAAGGCTTGAAGGAGATGCAAGAAATCTTTAAAGAGATAGGAGAAGACTTTGAAAGAAGAAGTTTCGATGGCTTCACAGAGCTTCCAAATCTCGATAGGGAAACAATAAACGAAGCATTAAACAGAAATTAGTGTTATGGGTGAAAAGATAGAATCAAGAAACAAGCGGCTAGAGCCGCACAAACTAGCAAGACCGCCACCAGATGGCAGTTTGATAGATAGTAAAAAATTAATAGACGTAATAAGTATTTAACGCCGAGGCTCGGCGGCTTCTTCTTCTTTGAAAAGAGTAGGAGACAGAGCCGAGCACTCGGCAACCAAAAAGTTTTAGTAAGATGTCGCAGATAGTAACAAAGAATATAAATGGCGTGGACGTTTCTTTCAAGGTTTCAGACGATAAAAAGCAAGTTTGGATTTTGCTTGATGATAACTTTGCACTAGCAGAGGGATATATTTCTTTGCGTGCGATGATGGCTCATTATATTTGGTGCAAAAATGAAATGGCAAAAGCAGTTATAAAGACAGAAGCGGAGCAGTTTGCGCCAATAGACGAAAACGGGTTTTTTACGTTTGAAGTTGGCAGACAAAGCAAAGTATTATCTGAGATTTACAAAGAACTTAGAGAATGAAATTATAATCTGAAATATTATGGCAGCAGAACAGAAAGAAGAAACAGAAAAGCGTATCTTTGAACCTATTTTTATGGGTTACAATGAAAGCGCAAAGACGGAACTCCTTTATGAGATAGAAAGCACTTATAAAGAGGTCGTGGCTATCAAGAAAAAACTTGATGAGAAGGGAATTGAGGTAACAAAGGATATTATTTCCGACTGCCTTTCAATGGTAAGGGAAGAGGTTGCAATCAGCAATGAATCTATGGAGTGCAAGACCGTTTACCGCAATACAGAGCACTTGGACGAAGCCTTTGCAAGACAACTCGCAGAAGAAACAAACGGGGTGCAAGCAAAGTTAATTCGTGACAACCTCAAAGAACATTTCAAACTTGCTGCAATCGCCTTTAAGGATGATGTCTTGAAGTTGAGAGCAGGGTTTGATGAAATGCGCTTCAATTTGCAAAAGAGCAAAGAATGGCTTATTATCTCAGAGGATGGCGAAATCTCGCTACCCGAAGACTTGGAAGAGAGAGCAGACAAGGAGAGCGGCTTTTGGATTAAGACAGAAGCACAAAACGAGGCATACGAGGCGCACAAGAACGCAGCAAAGGCACTCACGGAGTTTTTGAGCCACTTTCCAAAGAGCGCATACCCTAGCACGATGGCACAGATTGGAAACCTTTTCAAGGTTGGTGAAAATGGCGAGTTTGAGCCTTCATTTGTTGATTATTCATATTTCATTAAATAACTTAATTATAGGAGAATTTATTTATGGCAGATAAGACTTTTAGCGAAATGATGCACGAACAGATGGCAGCAGAACAGGCGAAGAGAGCACAGGAGCGAGAGCAACAGAGAAACGAGTTTTTGAACGGCTTGCGCTCAGAACTTGAAGGCTATCAGACAAAGGCACTGGAGACCGCCAAGACAAGAGAGCTTGGAAACCTCAGAAACCAGTTGAATAGCGGCTCACTCGATGAAGAGCAGAAGGCAGAGGTACAGGAGAAGATACTTAACCCTTCTTTGATTACGGTGACGGCAACAGAAGCCGACTATGGAACGAACTATCCAAGAGTAAAGGAATTGCTTGATATGATAGCTAATCCCGAGAAGGCGAAGCAGCAGCAGGAGCAAGCCGACTTTATCGCAAAGATGCAAGGATTTTCCGAGCGAAACGGCAACGGCAACAATTAACGTGAATATGCGTTTTTTCGCTTCCACGAGGTTTTAATCAGAGGGCGCAAGGAAATGCACTCGCAAAGTATTTGCGCCCCTTAGAACAAAGAAAGAATGAAAGAAAAGGTTTATATCGGTAAATCGGGAGAGTTACTTTTGCTACACAAATATAACTCACAAGGCGCAGAAATCGGCACAATGCTTATCAGCGCACAGACCGCAAACAAAGTGGCAACAGAGTTAAAGAAAATACTGCCAAAAGATGTCTTAAAGGCTTTAATCGACAAGTAAATAACAACTTAATTTCGGTGAATATATGGTACAGGGATTTATTGTGTTAAAGATGAAGTACAAAGGTACTGAAATCATTTTCAGAAGATGGTTTGAAGATGGCAAAGAAGAAATACAGGTGGACGATAACTTTGCCCGTTTGATGGGTTTCCCTTCAAGGGAAGAACTCATTAAAACAATGCTTAAAGATACCGAAATCGACTACAAAGAGGACGACATTTTGTGGGCGTGTTTCGATGAATCGACACAGAAGATAACAAGCGTTTCGGTTTCAAAGCTAGAGAAAGGGACGCACGTATGAAGAAAAAGGTTATTTTCAGTTGGGTGAATGGTTTCTATGGTTTTTCTTTATTCTCAGATATGAAGGAAACAGACGTAGAAAAAGACGCAATCCTGACGCAAGAAGATGCAACGGCATTTGGTTACGAAAACGTTGAACAGCTTGCAAGGGCAATCGTAGGGGGTGACCCTAGAAACGTTTGGCGAGAAGGAAACCAAATTGATACGAGCGTAGAACTAGATGGTAACGACAAAAACGAAGTTATCAGACAGCTTTTGGAGAAGAAAGGCGCAAGCGTTTAAACGTTTTCGTCTTCTTATTATGTATTACAGGATAACAAAATATATAACTTAAACTTTGATATTATGGCAGATGATATTTTGGGTATATCGGCGCATTTTGACGCAAACGATATGTTGCAAACATTTGATACGCTGACAAAACGACTTGACAAGCTAGGTTTTGATACAACAAACTTGCAAAACAAGTTAAATGGTGCGTGGAACGAAATCGCAACAAGCACAAATTTGAATAGCGAGAAAACGCAAAAATCGATTAAGGTGATAGCTGACGCAATGGCTACCTATCAGAAGCAAATGGAGAGCACTCCACAAGCCATAAAGCAAGTAAATGAAGAGATAACTAAGGCGATGTCTTCAATCGAAAACTGGAAATCTCGCATTTCTAAAACTCAGACGGGCACGGCAGAGTGGAATGACTTAAACAAGATGTTAGAGGGGCACGAGAAAACACTCGGACGCTTAACTAGTACATATAACAATTTGCAATCCACCTTCTCCGAAACTCAGCAGATGGTTTCGGCACTTAATTCGGTTTTTGACCTTTCAAACGCTGGCAGAAGCATTTCAAACGTAGCCACGGGCGTTAATGCTGGAGCACACGCAGCCGCAGCCGCAGCGATAGGCACAGAATCAGCAGCACACGGAGAGAACGCCACGAAGATAGGCGAGGAAACGCAGAAAGTGCAAGAGAACACCGCAGCAGTACAACAAGCCGCAGAAGCTAGCAAGCAACGTGTTTCAAACTCAGATGCCGAGGCAGAAGCCATAAAGCGAGTTACAGAACGCTTGCAAGAGGGAAAGGTTTCTGAGGATGAGTATTTGCGCACGAAAGAGGCAGCAGAAGAGCGTTTGAACCAACTCAGCAAAGAACGTGCTGAGTTATTGGAGAAACAGGCGCAGGCATACAAGAACTATGAGGATGCTTTTAATGAGGGTATCGGGGCAGACGATGCAACGAAAGCCGCAGCCGATGCGAAATCCCATACCTACTTTGGCGTATATAAGAGCCTTGGAGAGCAGGCAAACGAAATAGATGCGCAAATCAGAGCAACACAAGAGAGTTTAACCTCATTAAATAGCGCATACGAGAAACTCAACCAGACGAAGCAACAACAGGCACAAGCAACCTCGCAGAATCAGCAACAGGAGAAGGAGCAGACAGACAAGGAAGCCGATGCAATCAAGGCAAAGACCGAGGAGATTAAACGCTTGCAGTCTGAATATGCGAAACTTTCAGAGCAACGTCCGAATTTTTGGGGACTTGGCACAGATATAAAGGAGCAGAAGTTTCCTTTTGAAACTCTTATAGAGTGGAACAAACAGACGGGCGAGGCTAGACAGAAGATTTATGAGGCAGAGGCAGAACTTGCAAAGATGAAGCTGACCGCAGCCGATGTAAAGAACGAAACTGCCGATATGTGGGCAGGTATGACAAAGGAAGATATTGCCAACGTTATAAAGGAGAATATCGACCAGTTGAAAATCTTGAAAGGCGAATATCAGAACATAACCGAAGTGTACGGCAAAAATTCTGATGAAGCAAAGAAGAATAAGCAGCAGCAGGAAGAGATAACAAAGGAAATTCTCAATGGCAAGGAGAAACTTAAAGGTATGGGAACGTCTTATGAAGACGTAACGAAGAAAGCCAAAGAGACTGCAAAAGCCACGAAAGAAGTTGGTAAAGAGGCTGAGAAGTCTTCAAGTAAGATTAAGCGTATCTTTGACAAGTTGAAGTCCTTTGCTTCAAAGGGCTTGAATCCCGAGAACCTTCTTTCCTTGGTTTTCTCGCCAAAGGGTGCGACAATGGCAGGTATTACCGCCGTGGCAGCAGGCTTAAAAAACCTTACGCAGATTAATCAGCAGTTAACCGAATCCATGATGGGTTTAAAGGCTTATGTTGATGCTGGAACGCTTGAATCACTCAGAGCGCAATTTGTAGCACTTGAATATGATAGCACCCACTCAGCAGAAGAAATGGCGAAGGCTGGCACAAAGTGGGTGAAGTACTTTGAAGGCTTGCGTGGAAATTCTGATGCAATCGCAGACGTAACGAAGTCTTCAAACGACTTTGCAACGGTACTTGGAAAGACCTCAGACGAGGCGGCAGGTTATCAGTTGAAAATTGCTGGAGCATACCACCAGACGGCACTCCAAGCGAAAGAAAATAGCACGATTATTATTAATGCTACAAAAAAGAGCACGACAACGTATGACGAAATGGCGCAAGCCTTGGCACAGACGGCTAACAGAGCACAAAACGCTGGCGTTTCTTTTAAAGAACTCGCAGCCGCCACAAGCTATGGCACAAGCACGTTTGGCAGCGCAAGCGAGGCGGCAAGCGCATACGTTATGATGATGACCCGACTTTCCGCTCAATCAAAGAACGAGTACAACCCGAGCGTAGTGGGTGCGACAAAAGCACTGCAAAACTTGGCGAAATCTCACGAAATGAATGCACTCCTTACAAGTCTCCTTGGTAAAAGACAGGCTTCCCTTGCAAAGGTATTCGTGCAAGGTGCGGCTGATATAAAGCAGATGCAAGGCGGCTTGGATGATGAAGCGAGCGCAGCGAAAACGCTTGCAAGCGCAGAAAGTAAGTTGGAGAATCAGGAGAAACGCCTTGCAAATGCAAAGCGAGCACTGGCGCACGAGGTGAACGTGAACCTTACCCCAGCCTATGCGAATTTCCTGGAAAGTTGTAGTGGCGCAATTAAGGGTATCGGCAATTTTAGTACAACTATTAAGAACTCGCTTAAATCTGCCCTTCAATGGATAAATAGCGTGGATAATGCAATCAAGGAAAGCACTATTTACAAGTTATTCGGAAGCCCAAACAAGCAGAGCGCACAACAGAACGGAAAGGGCGGTGGAAAGACGTTGAACCTTAACAACGTTATGAACGGCTTGAACGAAAATTCTTGGTGGGATAATCACTTTAACGGAATGGGTATTTCTGTAAAGGATTACAATGACAAAAGAAGAAAGAACATACAAGACCGCTTGCAAGCTATCTATAAAGAGAGCTTGAAGAAATACGGCTCAAACTCAGCGGGCAAGGCTATGATGGCAACCTTGAAGGCTTACAATCATAACTCCGAGTTTGACGGAAACCGTGGCTTATATACGGGTAAAGAGGTTCGTTTGATGGTTGCAAAGATGATGAACACGACAAGAGCACTTAACAAGGCGAAGACAACGGGCGAAGCACTTGCAATCGGAAATCTTAACTCTATAGATGATGGCAGCGGCAAAAACAAGTTAAAGCAGTTACAGGAGCAACAGAGAAATTTCCGTGAAACAGAAGCCGAGCAAGAGGCAAAGAAATTGGCAGCTGCCGAAAAGGTAAAGTGGGATTTGTATATAGCGGAAAAAGAGGCTGGCATTTCACGACTTGAAAGCGCAAGCGAGAAGGAAGCGGCTCAGCATAAACTAGATTACGAGAAACAGAAACACGCAATCGAGGAAGAGCAAAAGAGTTTGCTTCAAACGAATATCGCAGCAGCCAAACAAGCATACGACAAGAACCCCGACAACAAGAAAAAGGAGGGTTTCTATGCAAGCGGCTTGGATAAGAAAGTAACACTCACAAGCGGCCAAAAGGCACTCATAAACGCGAAATATGAAGCCTTGGAAGCAAAGGAGAACGCTTACGACTTGGCGCAGTTGAAGCAGAAGACACAAAGTCTTTATGACTATCTGAAGGAATACGGAACTTTCAAAGAGCAACAACTTGCAATCGCTAGGGAATACGATGCGAAGATAAAGGAGGCTGAATCACAGGGCGACACCTACAAGGTGAAGTCTTTGCAAGCTGAGAAGGCGAAGCAAATTGGAAATGTTAGAGCCAACGAGATAGAAAGTAAAATTGACTATGCAAAGGTATTTGGCGAATTTGGTGTAATACTCAAAGACCAAATGACCGATATTTTGAAGACAATGAAGGACTTTTCAAAAACTGATACCTTCAAAGCAAAGCCACTCACAGAGCAAAAGGACTTTCTTTCCCGTATGAATGAGTTATCCAATCAGTACGGCACAAGCAAGTGGAAAGATATTAATTTCTCACAACTTGGCAAACTGATTAATGACTACAATCAGAAGCTAGAGAAGAGAAACGAGGCAGAGGAAAAGCTCAATGTATCAAGTAAGAATTTGGCAGAAGCGCAGGAAGCCTATGAAAAGGCGATGAAGAGCGGAAACGATATGCAAAAACTTGATGCAAAGGGAAAACTCGGAAATGCGCAGATAGAGAACGACAACAACAGAAAAGCCTTGGCAGATGCTGATGCCAACCTCGTAGGCGCACAAAGCAACGTAACCGACTCAGCGCAGAAACTTAGCGGTACTTTGACCTCGCTTGATACGCTTTTGAACAATATGAAAAGTGGCTCAATTTCGAGTGTTTGGAACTCATTTGTAAACTTTGACCAGAAAGTTAATGGCGGTAAGGCAACGCAAGCAGTTACAGACACGATAGGAAAGGTACTTGGCAAAGCGTTTGCAGGTAAATCGGATTTGATTTCACAGATTATTGGAGCAGTTCTTACTTTGCTTGATACAATCGCAGAGCAAGGAATCGGTGGAATCGTTGGAGGCTTAATTGATACCGTATTAAGTGCAATAAACGGACTGATAGATAACATTTTCAGCGGCAAGTTTATTGAACAGATTGGAGGCTCACTTATAAACGGAATCGGTGGTATTCTTGATAATATCACGGGCAAACTCGGAAGCGTCCTTTCTCTTGGTGCGCTTTCTTCAAAGGGTATGAGCCAATGGTTTACGAACTCAAATGCCGAGAAGGTAGAGGAAGCAATCAATAACCTTTCAGACAGAAACAAGAGTTTGCAACAATCAATCGAAGACTTAAACGACACGATGAAGAACTCAAGTGGAGCGAAGTCCGTTGAAGCGTACAAAGAGGCGTACAAATTGCAAGAAGAGCAAAACGAGAATTACAAAAAGATAGCACAAGAACAGGCTGGCTACCACGGTTCTCACCACTCCTGGAACTATTATTGGAATGGTTTCTCAGATGATGAGATAAGCCGCATAAAGAAGATTACTGGCAAAGATAATTTTAGCGGCAATCTTTGGGACTTGACACCCGAGGAGATGAAGAAACTCCGAGGCGGTGCGGTTGATATTTGGGAACGTATCAAAGACACGGGCAAGGGCGGTTATGGTAATTCAGTTGCCGACAAGTTGGATGATTATATCGACCAAGCCGACAAGTTGGAAGAACTCACTCAGCAGATAAACGAGAGCTTGACACAAATCTCCTTCTCCTCAATGAGGGACGATTTCGTTTCAAAACTTATGGATATGCAAAGTTCGGCAAAGGACTTTTCTAACGACTTTGCCGAAATGATGCAAAAATCGGTTATTAGATATGGCTTGGAAAAGTTGATTAATACCGACTTAAAAAAGTTATATGAGAAATGGGGAGCGAAGATGCAAGAGGGAACGCTCACAAAGGACGATATTGACAAGTTGAAGGGGGAATATGATAAGATAGTTGAGCAAGGTATTGAGGAACGAAATCATTGGGCACAGATTACGGGCTACATGGGCGAAAACTCGCAATCTCAGCAGACGGCAACAGGTAAGGCAATCGAAGCAATCACCGCAGACCAAGCAAGCAGCCTTATCGGTATTTCCTATGCTATGCAAATTGCCCAAGAGCAAGGTAATGAAATTCGTAAAGCTATTTCCGTTGATGTTTCTTTCTTGCGAGTTTATGCCGAACAGACAAATAACACTATCTCTGAAATGCTAGATGTTCAGTATCGTGGTTTGGAGCAGTTGGAAGCAATCAACAAGAACACGGCGAATTTGTTTGCCATCAAGGATGATATTGCCGACCTTAGAAAGATTGCAAAAGATTATTGGCGATAATGTGCTCCTTTCTGTAAATATCAGATAAAAAACAGATGATAGAGTGGTATTTCCGTTTGCTGCCATAAACGAAGATACAGATATATAAGAAGACGAGCCACCAAGGATAATGAATATCCGAGGTGGCTTTTCTTTTGCAAATAAATACTTGAAAATTATGTAGTTACGTAAAAAGAAGAGGCTTGAAACGTGGTACTATTATTCGCACGTCCTCATGGCAAGCGAGAAAAAACGCCCCTTCTTTTCGTTTGCAAAGGTACTCATTTTCTTTCAATCAGAAAACAGAAACAGAAACAATGTATAAACAGAATGAGAGCACGGCACGAAGCAGACGAAGAACGCTAGAGCGGTTTTTCCTTTGCTGGAGCGGTTTTCTCTTTTCAGATGATAAGTTATAAGGTTTTCTAGGGATAACCCGTTAGGCGTGAAATTCGCAAAAAATAACTATTTTTGGTTACTTTTATTCACGTTTTTTGCACACGGAAAGTGGTTAAATGCTATAAATAACTGATATATAAGAAGATACGAAAAAATAAATATTTAGGCGTGCCGAAGTAGTCATTCGTATCACCCCAATTTGAAATACAGGTCTCCACTCTATCAATAGCCCATTGAACATCTTCCCACTCAGCTTGGTCTTGTCTATAGTAAACGACAGGCACTTTGGTGAAGCCATGAGGTAGGGCAGAAATAAGCTTCCAACCTGCGCCATCAATATTAGTGTACTGATAGCACAATCTATCTGTATATACATCAAAATGTAGCTCAGATTTTCCAAGCTCATCATATACATAGTACTCTCGAGCGAAGCCGTCCATGATATGGAAATCGTTGAAATGAGGGTAGAGCTTATCGCCGTTTGAAGGTGAAAGCAACTGAACTCGGATTTCGCCTCGAAGCTTTCCCTCTGCGTCTGTTGGCATATACCATAACTCGGCGCACTCACATTCCTTGAAGAGGGTACGGGCAAGTCGCTTATCGAAGTACTTCATCTTGTTGTCGTGATAGCAGTGCATGATGCCGTCATATAGCTTCTGCTGCTTATCGTCCATCTTCTTTATATCAACACCATGTGCCGTAGCTTTATAGGTAACGGCATTCATAAACAAGAAACCAACAGTAAGATTTGTGATTGACTTCTGAGCAGGGATAGCGATTCTTACTGGCTCAACTTTCTTATCCTTATAAATCGGTTTCTGTGTGATAGGGTCATACTGACCCGTAGGTACTTTGATTCGTTTCTTAGGACGGAAATCCTCATCAAAGATTTTATGCTTTGATGGATTCCATTGTTCTTCAAGCACACTCAGTGATGTCTTAAAGCCTTTTTTTCTTGCTGTCAATACCGAGCGGACTGTATTCGCATCTTGTATTGCTACTATCTGTTCTATTGCTCTCATATATGAATATTTTTTGTTATAACAAGGGCAAAGTTAGTAATAATATGACTTATATAGGCATAAAGAAGAAACCCTGTGTAAACAAAAGAAAAACGCCTATTTCGGCTGTCTTCCAATGTGCCAATGATTGCACTCACTACAAAGATATGCGGAGTAACCGAGCAGCCGCTTTTTCTTTATGTATCTTGCGGCTGCCTTCTCGTTATCAAAGGATAATTTGGCTACTCCTCTGCTATTATAGTGGGAGCGTTTGCGATGATGCTCCCTTGGTTGTTTATCATATATTCGTTTCATAAGCATTTCGATTTTAACCCATCAGACCGAGAATGTCGGCGGCTTGCATTCCGCTGCCATAATCGCCCAATAACTTCTCCATGACAACATATCGGCATGCATCTATAGCGTGATTATACATATCTATAGGCTCATTAAGCCACTTTCCTTCCTTATCTTGGCGGTAGGTATAATTATTAAATTCCCTTCTTACATTTGTAGAGCGTTTTGTTATATGAATTGTGTATTCTTGCATCTTCATAATACTAGCTTGAATAGAACCTTTGAACTTCTTTACAGGTTTTATATCAATACCAGCATTATAGATTTCATCAATCAGACGAGGGTCGGCACTCTCTGATATTACCTCAATATTTTTTTTATCCTCTTTCAATACTCTGATAATATCAGAAGAAAGCATTTCTGTCTGATAGCATATTTCATCTATATAGATAATCTTTCCGTAGATATATACATCAATAATCGCTGTAGGGTCATTGGAGTAACCAAAGTCAATGGCTCTGTATCGGTGTCTGTTCGCTTGAATAGGAATATAATCATCAATAACTACATTCTTAAAAATCAAGCCCTCAACCATAGAGCGCAATCCCAAACCATAAATACGCCAAAGGCTCGGATTCTTCCATTTAAGGCTCTCAATCTCAGCGATGACCTTTGGTTCGAGGAAAGGATTGTCCTTATAAGTGGAAATAAACCAATAAGTGCTTTTTTCCTCGTTTACCTGATTTATCCAATGGTCTTCAGAGAAGGAAGGGTTATAATCAAGGATAGAGAACTCCGTGGTACGCATCTGTAGCTGCTGCCATTCGATGAAAGAAAGCTCATTCGCCTCATTTACGAAAAGTATCTTACGCTTAGAACCACGCACCTTCTGCTCGTTATCGGTGGAGAAGAACTCAATCCAAGAGCCGTTAGGGAAAGTATAAACGAACTCCGATTTATTCATGCACTTATCATCCCACCAACCAAAGTTGAGCATTATATCTTTGAAATCACGATAGACAGTTCGTTTGATGGAAGGCATACCAGCACGAATAATGGAAACGGTCGTTCCAGCATAGTTGAAGCAAAGCATACAAAGGAACTGCACAACCGAGTAGGTCTTGGCACTACGACTTGAGCCTTGAAGAGAGCAAGTTGTGAACCCTGCTTCTTTCGCTGCCTTTACCCTCATGTAGTTCTTTGCTAAATATACGTGCGGCATATCTCTATTATCCTTTATCTGCTCTTATTTCTTTATTTCATCAACTGTAACTAAGGTATCGTTGTGCGAACCCCCATGTGCTACGATAAGAATCTCTTTACATACCGCTCCATTACATTTTCCTATTCCTTGTGTATTCCAACCACAAGAAATACAGATACCTTCATTCTTTAATATTCTTGCAATCTCCTTCTTACATAAAGACCAATATTTGGCATTAGAGACATTTATCTCCAATTTCTCTTTACCAAAATCCTTATATAGCAAAGATGCTTGTGTTACACTATAAGGTGGGTCGTATAATACCATATCAGCAGAGTTAGATTTCTGCCCTTGAAGAAACTTTAATGCGTCAAGGTGATACTGAGTATCGCAGTTCGGATTTAAGTCATTGCGAATTGTTCCGAGCTTACAATCCTTTGCGAATGGGTCAATAATAACACCACCTTTATTATATTTATCAAAAAGTTCTTTGATTGGCTTTATACCGAAAGTATCACCACTTGGCATAGCCCATTTCTTCTGTATTTCCATATATTTATTCTCCTATATTTTTATCTGGCTCAGCATCCTTCTTTTCCTTCTCTTTCTGAATCTCAGCGAGAATCTTCTGATACTCTTCATTATTGGTAACAACGTGTACTTGCAATGGGTCTTGCTTAATCTGCTCGCCCTTGCTCGTAAGGTCAATGCGTTGAATCTTTCCGTAGGCTCTATCAATAACTCTTTCGAGCACATCAAGCCCTTTCTTATCAAGTATTCCCTTGGCAATAATGCGTTGCATCATCGGGCGTGACTTATCTGTCAACACCGCCTCCAATTCGGCTTGGGGCAGGGTAGCGATATACAGGAAAGACTCTGCGATAATCTGAGGGGAAGGCACTTCGTAGCCCTTCTCCTTCATTTCTTCGATGAACAATGACATCGTCTTAGGCTTTGGTGGTCTGCCCTTGGGGTTACCAACTCCACCTTTTTTAAACTTACCTTTTTCAAGGTTTGCAAGCTGTTTTTTTCGCTTGCCTTCATCTCTTGATAATGGCATATTAATAACTTTTATTCCTAATTTATTCCCAACAATAGCTTTTATTTAAGAAAAGCATCTTTATTTTCTTTTTCCTCTGCTGCCATATCTCGGCACATTTTCAGTACATTAAAGTACTCTCCAAGATTGTTGTTATAGAGTAGCTTTGCTATCTGCTGTACAAAAGACGACTTACGTCCATCTTGTTGCAAGGTCACTATCTGGCTCGCTGGCATCATTAAAAACTGCTCCATGATTTCAACCTTTTCTTTAGAGGAAAGAAGTTTCTTGGTAGGAAGCAGAAAACCCACTTCCTCCAAGATTTGTGTTTTGACTGACTTAACCTTCATACTTATCACCATTTACGAGGTTCATAAACTCAGCCCTCACTTGTGGGTCATCTTTGAAAGCACCTTCAAGGTAAGAAGAGGTCATAATGCCCTTCTTCTTTGCGCCTCTGAACTCTTTGCAAGAATGATGACCCTTCATCACGAGAGCAATACCAAGTGGTGGGTATTCGCTACCGAGAGCCGCTTTCAGCATATCTACGATGTCGTGTACCAATCGCTCCTGTATCTGTAAGCGAGCGGAGCAGTAATCAACTACACGACCAATCTTAGAGATACCGAGAATCTTTCCCTTTGGGTTCGGAATATATGCGAACCAATACTTGCCCCAGAACCAAACACAATGATGCTCGCAGTTTGAATGGAAATCGCCTTGGTCGATAACCATGTTATCATAGACGATACCATCCTTGCCGTTATCAAAGGTCGTAATCTTTGGCTTCTGTGATGGGTCGTAACCTCTGAATATCTCTTTCCACATTCTGATAATGCGGTCAGGTGTGCCCTTCAAGCCCTCACGATTAGGGTCTTCGCCGATGTACTCCAATATGCGGACGATATTATCCTCAACTGTAACCTCGTGCTCATCGGGGAAGATTAACCAGTCTCTATCAGGAACGATACTTCCATAGGAAGTCACCTTATTATCAGAGCGTATATCACCAGAGCGTACCTTAACGAAAGTGACTGCCGTATCATAATTCTTAAAACTCTCAATAGTCTTGCCGCTATCGCAAATATCATTAACTACGAGAGTATTAGGCGTAATCTTACGAATATCGCACTCAATACGAATGCCGAGCAACTCAGAGAGCTGAATAGCTGTAAAATAGCCTCCTCTTGGAATAGGGTAGATTGCATCATAGCTTCTACCTTTATCCTTAATCTGTTTAGCAAGCCAATTGACCGCCTTCTTATAATAATTATAGTCTATCTGTACTTTATTCATATTTCCTTATTTATTTTGGTTCTGCTGGCATTTCTCCCAGTACCCTTTATAATCTTGTTTCTCCTCCTCATTAGGCTCATATACCTCATAAGAAGTACCGCATTGCATACAATGATAGTAATCCACTATGGAATCATCATCCTCGCTGCGGTCACCCGATGAATCCCAACAAAGTTTCCCACCGCAATAAAAGCAGATAGGGCGATACTTTGTTGGGCATTCTTTTTTCTTCTTATTCATAGGCAAAATGATTTACTTCACATTGAGAATCTTCTGCTGCTGTAAGGAAAGCCGCCATTTAGGGTTAGCCTCTACGAAAGCAACTGTCTGTTTCAGAATCTCAGCATTCTTCTTCGCATCGCCCGTATCACAAGGCTGAACGTAGTAGTAATCTGCATCAATACCACAATCGGTAATCTCGTGCTCACCATCAAAGACAACCTTCACCTCAGTAGCAATCTTTATGATAGGTTCTGCGCCCTTAACGAATAAGCACTTAGGAGAACACGTAACCCAGTTAATACCGCCTGGAATCTTGTGCGTTCCGTTGGTCTCCATAGCAATATAGTAGCCCCAATTTTGGAGAAGAGTAGTAAGCTCCTCATCCACCTGTAATGTAGGCTCACCGCCCGTAAAGACAACGAACTTGCAATCAGGTGAGAGCAACTGAATCTTATTCAGAATATCAATAGCCCCCATTTCCTCATACTTCTTAAAATCAGTATCACAGAAAGGACACTTTAAATTACAACCCGAGAAGCGGACAAAGATAGCCGCTCTGCCTGCATGTCTTCCCTCACCTTGTATTGAGTAGAAGATTTCGTTTACTTTGTACTTAGCCATTAGAGAGCCTCCTTTCCGTCAATCTTATCATCGTCACAATAAACGGCGATATTGCCTTCACTCTCCTGTACCTTTGCCTTGTAGCACTCTGGGAACTGAGCAACAATCCATTTGGCGATATTCTCAGCAGTAGGATTGAAAGGCAAAAGCTCGTTGAGGTTGCCGTGGTCGAGGTAGCCGTGAATCTTCTGCTTGATATGCTTGAAGTCCATCACCATACCATCCTTGTTAAGCATTTCAGCCTTGCAATAGACAGTAATAACCCAATTATGCCCATGAAGGTTAGCACATTTGCTCTCGTAAGAGAGATTCAGCTTATGACAAGCAGCAATCTCCATTCTTTTTGAAACGTAATACATAATTTTTCTTCCTTTTATTTTGTTATTTCAATTTTTATTCTTAATTTTGCGACCTAATAAAGGGTAGTCGGTAGCGAAGATGTCAGCAGCCCGACTTTTGTCTTAGGAGCACAGTATGGTGGCATCGCCTTATGCTCCTTGCTTTTTACTCATCGAAATGATGTTCGTATAGTATCTTTTTACTGCTAATTACTACAACAGCTTTTACACCTTTGGTCTTCCATGCTTTATGCCTTGATTGATAAAGTTTCATTCCGTTCTCAATATCTTTGGTATGAAAGAGTGAATGCTTATCATATATCAATGCTATCTGTGCGTGCTTATCATTTGCATGATTAATAGCAAGACGAACCGAACTTTCTGCAGAAGAATTAATCTCAGTAGGCGTTTTCTGCTCGTAGGTATATGTCGCCATTAAACCTTCTGCGAATTTATACTTTTTAGAACCATCCTTGTTTATCTTTACATTGGTTGCATACATCGTATATTTATCGCCTTCAGGAGTAAGCGTAACATTTATACCATTATCTGCGATAGCTCTCGCCACTTCCAATTCTGCTTCGGCATCAGCGATTTTATCAGTATGATTATGTCCTTTCATAAAGATAGCGTGAGCACCCGTCTGTTCTGAGAAATATGATAAAGAAGCATCAACCAAGGAACTCGAAACGATTTGATTATATTCGTTCCGAGCCTTATCTATCTGTCTTTGCTTTGGTGTAAGTAACCTTGTATTACCGCTTGCCTTACTCATCCTCGTATTCAGTTGGGTCAGAGATGCCAGCATCACGGAGAGCTTCCTTGCGTTCCATACAAGTTCCACACTTACCACAATGCTTCTCACCGCCTTTATAGCAGCTCCAAGTTTCAGCGTAGTTGATGCCAAGCTTCTTGCCGTGGCGAGCAACATCTGTCTTCGTAATGTTGGTGTAAGGAGCATCAATGCTGATACCCTCGTAAGTACCATTCTTCATAGCCTCTGACATGGCATCAATAAAGCCCTTGCGGCAGTCTGGATAGATAGCGTGGTCGCCAAAATGGTTAGCAATAAGCACCTTCTTTAATCCGTTACTCTCTGCGATACCGCAAGCGATAGAGAGCATAATGCCGTTACGGAAAGGAACTACGGTTGATTTCATGTTCTCATCATCGTAATTGCCTTCTGGGATAGCTTCTGCACCTTCGAGGAGAGAGGATTTGAAATAGTCGTGGATGAAGCCAAGTGAAATAACAATATGCTTGATACCAAGTCGCTCACAATGCAACTTAGCAAAAGGAATCTCCTTCTGATTGTGGTTAGAACCATAATCAAAAGATACTGCGAGAGCGATACTCTCTTTCTTCTCATGCAGGAGAGTTACTGAGTCCATACCTCCTGATACAATAATCAATGAATCTTTCATAACTAATTAAAATTTAAATATTTATCTTTTATAATCTTGCACGAGCGTACTTCATAAAGCGTACCCACTCGCCGAAATTATGGGCAGCAACCAACTTTGAGCGAAGTTTCTTGCCCTCAGGTGCTTTGGTTTTATCCATCGTTCCGTTCTTGGCATTGAACTTATATATAGAACCGCTCATATTGCCATAAAGCCAAGCTGTAGAATCCACGGAATCAAAGTGATACGTATGCAATCCTCTGATATTTGTATATCCAAGGGCATGTATCTTGCAGCCATATTTATGTGCTGTCTTCACAAACCAAGGAAATAACTTTTCATATTTATTGATAGGTATTTCTTTGGTTACGATACCACCGATAGCGACATAAGGGTAATTCTTGCACATTTCAACGAAATACTCTTTCCCTCGTGACTTATGCCAAACGGGGATAGGCTTACGTCCACTTAATCTTTCGAGCTTTTCACGAAGTCTTTCAACCTCTTTGATACCAACAACAGAATCAATATCAAGCTCAAAGAAGTTCTTTACGTTCCACTTCTTAATGAATGCAGCATATCCTTCCACGTATTTGTCGAAGTTAACTACACCTGCTCCCGACATAAATGTGAAAGCACCACTATCTAATAGGAAATTCTGAAAATTGCCTATCAATCGAGGAAACTCTTTATTATTCTGTAGATAATAGTAAGTTTCCAATATATTTAATCCTTCCCAATCGGCATCCTTGCCGTTCTTTACTGGGTGTTCACCTGCTAAAAAAACTTCCATAGCCTTTTCATAAACATAGGGTCTGCTTAAAGTCCCTGCTATATATAATTCCATACTAACACTTTTCCAAAACTTACTAAGATTTCCAGTAAGCCTCCCACGCAAGATAGACTTCCATATCTCTGTTATTTTATTTCCACACCATCGTATTCGGAGACGGCAGACTTGATAATCTCCTTAATCTCATCTACCTTATCTTCCAACTCTTGTGGAATATGGACGGAGAGCTTAATATCTTTAACTTTACTCTCGGTATTTTGAGCATCTTCGAATAGCTCATCAATATCGGTATCATCCTCATCGGTATTAAGAAAAGAGCAATCAACGCCCCAATTCTGCAAATCATCGGTTTCCCACTCACCATTCGCAAGCTCATCCCAATCCCAATTACCAGCTTGCACGTTATCCTTGATAGCATACTCCTTGATTTTCTGAATTGGGGTATCGGTCTTCAATACGAAACAAGGCAGCTTATCGAAGTTCGTATTTCCACCGATGCGTAACTCGTTAGCCACTCTGAGGCGCATATTACCGCAGATGGTGACGTATGTACCATCCTCCAAGCCATAAACCATCAAAGGCTTGTACTCTAAGAACTCTGGGCTATCGGCGAGTGACTTGACGAGCTTGTCGTGCTCGCTCTCCTTTAAGTAGCGAGGGTTCTTTGGAACGCCATCAATCTGCCCCTCATTATAGAGGAGCTTTGTAATGTCAATCATTTCACGAAAACCCAGCTTTACAAGAAGCTCATCCTTTGCGATGGATGGGTTCTGTGAGATTCTCTTTTCTCTTGCCATAATTTTATTATTTAATAATTATTATTTGCAAAGTTACGGAGATTATTCGGGTTTTAATAGAAAATAATAGATTGTGTGTAAACAAATAAAAAAGCTACCCATATAATGAGTAGCCTTTGAAGTTATCATAAAATATTATACCTATTTATATATAAGAAAAGCAGCTACCTATCACAGGCGGTTGCTTATAGACTAAAAACTAACTATTATTTTCAATTAACCAAATCTTAACTAATACAAATATTGTTATGACACTTCAGAACCTATATTCCACAATTTCCGTTTTGCTGATGCAAAGATACAAAAGAAAGCGAGATACAGCAAATAAATGCCATATCTCGCATAAACAATCTTACTTTTCCTCAATCTGTTTAGAGACATTATCTGTTCGGAAATCCTCAATCTGCTTGGAGAAAGGGGTGAGCTTATCAAGCTGCGCCTTAACAGAGAACTCTTCTCCGATAAAGGCAACACCTTCGTGAATCTTCTGCAAGGCGGCAAGCTGCTTCTTTGTAGTAACAACGGGGTTGATGTAGATGCAACCTCTATGGGTCTGGGCGAACCGCCGACACTCAGCACCGCCGCCGTAGATAACAAATAGCGGCTCTTTGCCCTCTGCCCAATCGCTTGCAATGGAATACTCAAAGGCGAGGTTATTCAGTCTATCCGAATATCCACGGGTAGCGAAGGCACGCCATCCACGAGGTACGCCAATCATATTGAGGCGATAGAACTTCTGCGCAACGTTGAGGTCAACGAAGATACCGATACCCTTACCTTGCATACAACGGGCAATCCAACGTTTCTTGTAGATAGCCTGCAAGCCAAAAGATACGGGCATTTCATTATATAGGGAGAAGTTCGGCTCAACGATGACGGCAGGGTGATGCTGCAATATCTTCTCAGGGTGCTCGTAGATAGCTGAGAAGCGGTAATCATCGGTATAGAAGTGCAAAGAGCCTTCGCCATTGAGATTGAAGGTTCTCTTCTGTTCACCGAAGCAAAGGAAGGGTGACTGACACTCCTTGGCTTGCATATCAATATCGAGTGTCGGAATTTCTAGGTCATTGTCCGTTGGGAAGAGCTGGTCGGGCAGGGTAAGCTCATAATCTGTTCTTTTCATTCTTTGTTACTTTTTAAGAGTTCTACGATTTGGTTATATATAGATAATGTATACCTATCCTTTGACTGAACGTATTGCATATACTTTCGGGCTTGGTTGATTACGTTTGCTCTGGTACGGCAGAGTAGGCGAGCCGAGCGGTCGGGATGAATGCAATAATCACGGCTTATGAGACAATATAGTCCTCTAAGGGTGTTGAGCTTGACGGTCTTCACCGCAGAGCAAAGTTCCATGAACGTAACCTTGCCTACCTCACATACCGCTTGCATGATGCGGTCGGAGAGTTCGTACTGCTGATATTGATTGTATATCATACGCTATTACTTATTATTTGGTTATTAATAGAAAATATAATGCAAAGTTATAAAAATCTATTAAAAAGCGAATAGAAACTATTAATTATTTTAAATTTATTAATAGAAAAGTTGGTTATTTGACAGATTTTTATTAATTTTGCGGTGTGTTTAAGAAAGAACACTATCACCTAGCAAGCTTATGGGGAGCTTCCTAACGTGTAAGAGTTTGGATTTACGTGAGCCGCAAGGCTACTAAATACGGAGCAGCAGAGAATCCCCATTTCTTTGCTGCTCTTGACTTTTTAAAGCATCTGTAAAATGGAGATACGCAGAAAGATATTGAACAATATGTATTGCAATCCCGAGTTAAGGAAAGCAATTGCATTTTCCCTTTTCATTAAGACAAGGGTCAAGTCTTCTGCCGTGCAAAGATGGAGCATCAATAAGCTTCACGAAATCACGGGAGTAAGTGCCTGTGCTGTCCGCAAGCGTATTGAAACATTGAAGGCTCTGGGCTTGGTTGAGTTCACGGGCAAGTATAATCGTTGTCTCGTCTTCAAGTCTCTAAAAAGTCATACCTCTCACAGGAACGTCCTCGTTCCTAATATCGAGTTTATCTCAAGGAATGATTCTAAAAAGAATGCCTATGCACAGAATGTAAAGTTCATAGAAGATACCTTATCTGCTATGCTTATCATTGATGTACAGAATCGAAAGAATTACGCTAAGCAAATGATTCAGCAGTCTAAGCACCCTAAAGGCTTAAAAGAGTTGAAGGCGGCTAAAAAGGTTTGTAATCGTTTTGGCTACGGCGATAAGTTTAGAGAGAATGGTATATCATATAAGTATATAGCTGAGAAGTTAAGCGTAAGCGTACAAAAAGCCTTTGATTTAGTAAAGTTTGCGGTCAAAAACGAGATTTTATGCAAATACAGAAACATAGAAAAGCGTTTTTTATCCTCTATTGATTATGTAAAAGATATGATACTCAATAACTATACTTATATCAAGGGAGGGGTAGTCTGTAGGGTGTATGCTAATACCTATGAGGTAATGGAAGGCTCGCCTTCGGCTCGCTTCGCTTCTATCGTGGTATATAATTAGATTATAAAAAACTAAGATTTTGTTTAACGTTTAAATATAGGAGATACAAAAATGTTATTTGAGAAAATTAGTCGCAGATGTCTGCTTACCTTGGATGGGGGGGCAAAGATTCAAGCCGTCCTCACTACGCCGAAGCCGACAAAGCCCATTTTTCCCGAGGAAATGGAACGTCAGTTCATTAAGAGTTTTAATGAATCGCAGCCAAATGCGGTTCACAAGGTTATCAAGTGTCACATAATGAGAAATTAAATTATGGAAGATTTACCTATTGGCTCAGAAATCGTCTTGAAGGTGGTTGAAAGCGAGGAAGTCGATTGTAGTGGTTGTTTCTTTGATGAAATTGCAAACTGTATCAATATAGACATGTGTAATCGAATCAAGTGCGCATCAAATGAGCGAAAAGACGGAAAGAATGTTCAATTTATAAGAGTAAAATAATATGGAAACAAAAATTAATATAGCGGCTATTTTAAAGGATAAACCGCAAGGAACTAAGTTGTATGACTGGTTGCATAATATAGATGTAGAGTTTGATAACGTTGAAACAACAGAAATTGAAACTTCAATTTGGTGTACAAGGGACAAAGAAGGTTATAATGAGCTTTTTGGTTATTCTAAACTTGGAACACTAAGGGGATGGCTTAACGGCTTACAGATACTCCTTCCCTCAAAGGAAATGAGAGACTGGCGCAAATTCGCATGGAAGAAGGGCGATGTGCTGGTTAGCAATGATAGCGACAGCCATATAATCTTTAAGGGTTTCTCAAAAAATGATTATACTACATTTGAAGGTAGACACTGGATTAGTGTAAGTAAAAAGAGACATATATCTTGTTTGGAAATGCGGAATATACAAGACTATCATCTTGAAGATAACAAAGATGCCGCTCAGACCTACATCAATACCATTGAGAAAGAATTAAGTGGTAAGCTGAATATGGAGACCTTGGAGATAGAGAAGGCTCAGCCAGAGTTCAAGGATGGGGACATTGTTTGTATCTCGGGCATGGGGTATCTTGTTTATGGTATAGTCAAAAGCATTGATTATTCTTCAAAGAAGCTAGAATACTATGTGTTAAATGATATGAGTACCTTGAAATTTGAAGATTGGTTATCATTTGAAGACAAGCAGATACAGCCTATTACAGAGACTCAACAAATAATTCTCTTTGACGCTCTAACCAAGGAAAACAAGCGATGGGATGCTGAGAAGAAAATGATTGTGGACTTGAAGCCAAAGGTTGAGCTAAAACCATTTGATAAGGTGCTTATCAGAGACTTTGAAAGCCAAGCATGGCAAGTAAGCTTTTTTGGCTATAAAGATAGCGATTCTTATTATTGTTGTAATGGTTGTAGTTGGAATCAATGTATTCCTTACATCGGCAATGAATCATTGTTAGGTACAACTAATAACGTGGAGGGTTGATATGGATATAAAGAAATTAATAGGCAGTAAGAAATCTGTTCCTTCAATCGACTTTAATCAAGTAGTTAAGAGTGATAACCTCCGATACTGGAGAATTAGCAAAGCTACTTGGGAGAAAGATAAAGTAGAACTTCATATTACCTTTGAAAAAGATGGTATACAAAGTTCCTTAGATAAGACATTTAACACAATAATGGAAGCTGTTGAATATTTCTACAACTTTCTTAAAACAATTTGATTATGATAGACGATAAGAAAATAGAATCTGCAAAGGAAGAAATCTACGAGGATAGATTCTTGCTCAATGGTGAAGAGATAGTCTTCAACAATGATGAAAAGGAAGAAATGTTCTACAAAGAGGACATCAAAGAAGCCATTGGACTAGGTGCTAAGTGGGCTATCAATGAGTTCTTGAAGGACTTGTGGCATCCTGCTAGCGAAATGCCTGATAAAAATAGAATATGTTTGGTAAGGGTTGTTTATCATCTTAATTATGGGATGCTTCCAGATGAAGAAAGAATAGAGCAATCATCTTTTCACGATTTTGGTTGGTATGATTACGATTTCAAATATATTGGACCTGATTATGATATTATTAGCTGGCTCTATGTTGATGATTTATTACCAAAGGAGGGAGGCAAACATGATTAAGCCAGTAACTATGTACTCTGTCATTTGTGACAGATGTGGAAAAACCTTCATTGATGAGTTTAATGGCATTGTGGCTTGGTTGGACGAAGGAACAGCCAAAGAGCAAGCAATGGAAAGCGAATGGAAAGAGATAGGCGATAAGCACTACTGCCCAGATTGCTATGAGTTTGACGATGAGTTAGATGAGTATGTTCCTAAAAAGGAAGGAGGTAAGCAATGAAAGAGCTTAAAGATTTGGTTGCTGGTGATGAGGTTGTTGTTTACGACAAATACGACAACAGAAGAATTGCTATTGTTGAAAGAATAACAAAAACTTTGGTCGTTGTAAACAATATTAAATACCGAAAGTCTAACGGATTTGAATCTGGAGAATCTTATATCTTATCTCGTAGAATTGAAATTCCTAAAGATGAGGAACAGATAAAGGCTATAAAACTAGAATATCGTAAACGAATTATCATTCATAGAATACATAATCTCAATCTGAATGACTATCCGTTAGAAGTGTTGGAAAAAGTTTATATTGAATTAGGAGGAAATTAGTATGAAAGAGCTTAAAGATTTGGTTGCTGGTGATGAGGTTGTTGTTTACGACAAATACGACAACAGAAGAATTGCTATTGTTGAAAGAATAACAAAAACTTTGGTCGTTGTAAACAATATTAAATACCGAAAGTCTAACGGATTTGAATCTGGAGAATCTTATATCTTATCTCGTAGAATTGAAATTCCTAAAGATGAGGAACAGATAAAGGCTATAAAACTAGAATATCGTAAACGAATTATCATTCATAGAATACATAATCTCAATCTGAATGACTATCCGTTAGAAGTGTTGGAAAAAGTTTATATTGAATTAGGAGGAAATTAGTATGAAAGAGCTTAAAGTTGGAGAAAGAGTAACTCTTGAAGTTACCGAGACTAATAAAGAATCTTGCGAAGGGTGCTTCTTTGACAGTAAGATGTTTTATTGCGAAGCATGGCGTAAATACCCTTGTAGCATCAAAATACGTTCAGACCATAAAAGTGTAATCTTTAAAGAAGTAAAGGAGTAAAGCGTATGAGCAGAAATTTAATGAGAATGGCGTTAATAATGGCTGCTACGGCAGCTTATGCACAAGATGATATTTTCGGGTGTTCAAGTCCTAGACTTGACGCACCAAGCGGCAATATTCCTTCTGATAAGCAGAAGTGTCAGCCAAAGGCGCAGCATGAGTTCACAATCAAGGGTGTTAAGATTATGGCAGCTTCTAAGAAGGATGCTATCAAAAAGTATAATCATTGTAAAAAGTAAAGTGTATGTTGTACGAAGCGAAACAGGGAAGTAAGGCTTACGAATACATTAAGAGTATTCTCGATGAAGAAGAAAAAGAGCGTCAAGCCTACTTGAAAAGAGTGGAAGAAGCCGTAGGCTTCAAATTTGAAAAATATCAGGGCTATCAGCCTAACAGAACTATCTCAAGAGAGTACGAGGTTACTGCTATATGGGTTCTTTCTGAGCGTTACGATACGCTTGATAAGAAGGTGTGGAAGAAGATAGACGGTGTAAAATTGGAGGACGGTTACTATATAGTTATTGCGCCTAACAAGCGTAGTAAGCAAGGTAAGGCAATAGCAGCAGTACTTACATCATATAAATCCTTTACTCATCATTTCAAGATATTGAAGGAACTGAATATCGAAGTTCCGCACGTCAGCCGATTCTCCATCACCCAGCTTTTATGTCACAAAGACCGCATTTTCGTTTACTTCGATGATAGTATTAGAGCTGAGAAGCAAAATCCAGACTTCGTGGAAATCACGATAGGTGAATATGAAGATTTCGTTAATAAAAAGGACTAAGCTATGGATAAATTAGAATACATTCCAGGAGATTTGGTGATGACAAATGGAGTACCACTAGGTACAGCACAGAATGTCGTTTACAGAGTAACATCATCTGACCCATCAAAGACTTTGAAGTTAGACGATGGAACGGTTCTGAAAGGTGTTGTCTGCTTAGAGAACATCGAAGGTGCTGAATTAGGAGATAAAGGTTATCTCTTCGGAGATTGCTGTGCTTGGGTTAAGGATATTGTTTCTATTAATCTTGTGCCCGCAATTTTGGAGAAGAATGGATGGAAGGTTTCATCAGAATGTAGATGGATTTACGTAAAAGAAGATAATGTTAAAATTTTCAGACTCTTAGACGATATTCATTACGCTGCTTATATAGGATTTGTAAGGCTATTAGAATTTCAACATATTCATCAGTTACAACATCTTCTCTTTGGTCTTGGTATTAATCATAAAATGGAGGTGTAGGTATGTTAAGAGAAGATATTAGAGGAATATGTCACAGACCTTGTATCTACAATGATAAAGGTAAGTGTGATATGTGGGATGAGTTATCTGTTCCTAATGAAACAGAAGAGTGTGAAAATCAAACAGATGTTTAACCGCCTCGGGCATAAATAGATAGAAGTATGAATGCAACAGAAGCAAAGAGAAAGTTGTGTGAGTTGAGAAGTAGTCTTAGAGACAAAGAAGCAGACAAGGCTATTTGGATAGCCATTCGTGCTATTGATACTTGCACAGAAAATGGATTTATTGTAGAAGATTGATTAACTATCCGCAAGGATATAAATAAGATAGTGATATGCCAACAGGATTTACAGCACCAATATATGATGGTGAAGATATAACATTTGAGCAATTTGCAAATAGTTGCTTGCGTAACTTCGGTATCTACCTAAGATTTGAAGGAAAATATCCTAACCTTAGTAGATACGAAATTCCTGACAAGATATGTCCTAGTGATTACTATAAAAAGAAATACGAAGAGGCAAAAGCAGAGTACGAGAAGCATCTTGCAGTCCCTAAGACAAAGGAAAAACTTGAAGCTGAGTATCTTTCTTATGTTAATGATGTAATCAAGGGAAATGAGGATAGATTGAAAGAGAATGTAGCTCTCAAAAACAGATACAATGCAATGCTATCCAAAGTTAGAAGATGGACTCCACCATCCAAAGAATACGAGGGTGTTAAGGACTTTATGGAAAGTCAATTAATTGATAGTTTAGATTTTGATTGCCGCCATGTTTATGTGGAGAATATCATCCCTAAAGATGAGTGGATTCAAAAACAATCTAATCGCACTGATTTAATAGAGTCTATGAAGTATAATTTGGAGCAGTATAATAAATCTGTAGTTGCTGCCGAAAAGGATACCAAATGGCTCAAAACATTTTCAGAAAGCATAAAGAAAGTAACAGAGTAATTAACCGTCCCTTATGGGATATAAATATAAGTAATATGAAAAAGATTATTTTGGCAGCCTTAGTCGTTGCAACTTTGTTCGCTTCTTGCTCTAGCGAGAAGACTTTTAAAAAGAAAGATGGCTCTACGATTACAGCAAAGCCTTATGGCTGGGCTAGTAAGGAAAACAAAGTAGAAGGTGTTAACTACGAGTTGAATGCTCCAGATGTTGTAGTATCTATCATCTTCGCCCCATCTGTTATCGCTCCAGCTCTGCTGACAGCTTACGATGTATGGGAACCAGTATCATATACTGAACCATCTAAGTAATCAACCACCCTCTCCTGCAATAGGGAGAGGGTAAAAAGAAGAGAAGAATATGTTAAAAAGGAGCGAATTTAAAAGAGGAGAATTTCTTGTAACAAGTAATGGAAGTATATTTATCCATGATGGTTATATAAATGGTGATGGATATGGATGTTTGATTGGTATGGATTCCAACGGCGATATTCAAAAGCAAAGTGATTGGGGAAACTTTATGCGCTATCCAATAGACCATATAGCATCAGATAAAGAAATAGACATCCTTATGCGAAAAATAATGGATGCAAAGCATATTACAAATTACTAATTATCATCCTCTCCTTGGTAACAGGGAGAGGGTAAAAAGAAGAGAATATGGACTTAGTAATTACAATATTAGGTTGGATTGCATTAGGCGTTATATCTGCTTATCTTTTAGCAATAGCAGGAAAAATAATCTTTGATGCTGCAACCGCTGATTATAAGTTATACAAGCATGTAAGATTGTGTCGCAAAAGATTGCTAAGACAGCGATATGAAGATTATGCTTGGCTATTACTCCAGTTAGAGAAAGATACGGAAATTTTCAATCTTACTCATAATACAAGAGATTGGACTTTTGAAGATTGGAGTGAATTTTATCTTAAAAAGGCAAAGGAGGATAAGCAATGAGTAAAGAAAAAGCGATAGTTCACATTAATAATGTTTCCAAGATGATTGGCTCAAAAAGAATAAAATTAAGTGAAGGCACTACAATTCATATTCAAAACGAGTTAGTCTTGGCACTTAAAGAGTTGGAGGATTAAGTATGAATCGTAAAGAAGCAATAGAGCTATTGCCGATAATTCAGGCATACGCAGAAGGAAAAGAAATTGAAATTTTTGATAAGACTATGAAAATGTGGAAAACTGCTATGCTGCCACATTTTGGCTGTGATCCAAAAAATTATCGCATCAAGCCAGTGGTAAAGTACCGCCCATTTAAGGACGCAGAAGAGTGCTGGCAGGAAATGCAAAAGCACCAGCCGTTTGGGTGGGTGAAGACTAAAGACAAAGGAATCAGATTGTGTATGAGTGGATTGAATCAAAAAAGTGCTTTTACACAAGTTGGTTATAAATATGATGAAGCCTTTGATGAATTCATCTTTGCCGATGGGCTTCCCTTCGGTGCAAAAGTGGAGGAATAGTTATGGCACTACCTAAAAATTATAGTATATGGCTTGCCGTTGATTATGATGGTATAGAAAAAGCTTTTTTGGAATAAACCAAAAAGATGTAATAAACATGGAGAGTGGTGGGGTGATAAGATGGTTCTTCCGCATGGAAGCGTTAAGAAGCTCATCGGAAGAGAATTGTCTTGGAGCGATGAGCCGGTAGAACTTAAAGAAGAATAGCTTATGTATAGACCGATTACAATGTATCAGATTGTTTGCGATAGATGCGGAGAAGTATTTGGAGGTACAGATACTTGCTCTGCACTATTCCACGACAAAAGTACTGATATTGAAGACTTCTCAAACTGGAAGATGATTGATGGTAAACACTATTGTCCTGTGTGCGATGGGGTGAGGTCATTAATGGAGTGTATACCTTTAAAGAAAAAATAGTTATGGCAACATATAGAATAGTAGATATGTATCGTAAAAGCAAGGCTGTTAAAGGCATACATTACGATTCTCAGGATAATCCAATCCTTGCTTATCGTGTAGATAAGAGACATTCATTATTATTTGGACTTATCCATTATTGGGATTATGGTGCATATAACCTTTGCCCAGACTATTTGTTTTCTTCGATTGATAAAGCAGAAGAAGCTATATTGAAGGTAGATAAAAGTAAAAGAATAACAATTTTATATGAATAGCTTATGAAAATAAAAAACATAAAATTCAAGGCTAAGCAGCTCAACTCAGGAAAATGGTTTGAGGGCGATTTAGTACGTCTTGGGAATAGGGTATGTATAGGAGGAGACCATATAAAAGATGGTATAACTGACGTTGACCCTTCTACAGTCTGTATGTTCACAGGGTTGAAAGATTGTGAAGGTAAAGAATTGTTTGAGCACGACCTAATACATTTTGTAGGGTTTACCCATACTGCCGAAGTGATTTGGTCGGAAGGTAACTATGCTTTTATGGTAGTCAGCGAGAATAAACATTCTTATTGGCTTCACAATGTTATAAAAGTTTGTAGAATAGAAAGAATTGGCAATAAATTCGATAAGAAAAAGTAGCGTATGAGGCTCAAAAAGAAAGAAAAGCTAACGGCATATTGGGATAAGAACGAGAACTGCATTGGTGCTTATCACCCTCTAGGGTTTATGACGCAAACGGATGCTCATTATCTATTCGATAAGGTCTTCACAAAAGAGTTTATCAAAGAAATGGCTAATAGAGGATATGATGTTACAACGATGAAGTTTGAAATTTCTCCAAAACTGCCGAACTATGAGCGGTTCAATGGCTTATCAAAAAAGTATTGCGGAAAAGAGAAATAGCGTATGAAGAAACAAATAGTCTTAGATGAACAAGATATTAAAGAATTCCACGAGGATGCTGAGCATCTACGTTGGCTGTATAATAGAATGGTGAGTGAGCATGGTGAAAGCGTAAACTTTGATTACATGCACCGCTTTGCCAAGATATTCAATAAATTAAAGCAATTATAGCTTATGAACATAGAAAACATAAAGTTTAAGGCAAAAAGTCTTAATAGTGGGAAATGGATTGAAGGTGATTTGATTCGCCAAAGTAACGGAATCTATATAAGAAGGCATAAAAATCTTTCTGTAATTGTTGATGCTTCTACCGTCTGCCAATTCACAGGGCTAAAAGACTGCAAAGGCAATGAAATTTGGGAGCACGACCTAATACATTTCGTAGGGTATAAGCCTATAGGCGAAGTAATTTGGTCAGAAGAGGACTATGCTTTTATGGCAGCCAGCGAGAATGAACCTCTTTATTTGCTTCCACATGTTCTGGAAATTGGTAAGATAGAAAGAGTTGGAAATAAATTCGATAAAAAGAAGTAGCGTATGGAAAGACAAATAACAATTAGCATAGAAGAGTATAACAAGCTCATTGATATGCACACGAAAAGAGAGGAACTTCCCGAAAGGATAGAAGTAAAGAAGATTTCTTCAAAATGGTGGAGATGGCTCAAACGAGCATCATGTTCGCTTCTTCATTACAACAAGAATGCGGAGCAGCAGAAACTCATTAAGCGTTGTATTAATGAAACTGCAAGTATCATACGAGAGAATCTCATAAATGGTTATTGGAGAGGTGATTTATCTGATTATTTTAAAGATGGCAATTTTGATGTGTCGTTAAAAAGTTACAAAGATAGTTCCTATTATAATGTTATGCAATGGCTGGATAAAAAGAAGTAGCGTATGATAGAAAAGATATTAGAAATAGTAGCTCAAAGACTGAATGCTTTAGCCACCAAAGTGTTTAAGGAAGATACTAATCCTTATCCTTATCCTCCTCTTTCAAGAAGAGAACGAAGAAAGTTTGAACGTGACAACAAAAAAGCTGAGAAGAATATAGCAATATGTCGTAGATGTATGAAGGATGCTCCTAGTTGGTGGTGTCCAGGGGAATGTTGCTATTTCTTCCCTTATCGAAGACACGTATTATTTGGAGATAAAAAGAATTAGCGTATGAAGCTTAAAAAAAATAAGAAATGAATAAGGAAACTAGACTAAAGGTATATCGTATGTATGATGGTCATTGTGCCTATTGTGGCAGGACTATAGAGTACAAGGATATGCAAGTAGACCATATTGTTCCCAAAAACAGAGGAATGTATTCCAGATGGGATGAGAAACAAGGCAAGTTCGCAGTAACTCAAGGCGAGGATAGCTTAGAGAACTATATGCCAGCTTGCCGTGCTTGTAACTTCCGTAAGAGGGATATGACCTTAGAACAGTTCAGAGCAGAAATAAAGAGGCAGGCGGTTGGCTTGCTAAGTGGCGCTGCCAAGTTTCAAGTGAAGATGAGTATTGCCTATGGTCTTATTATTCCTCAGTTCGACAAGAAGGTAGTGTTTTATTTTGAGAAAGTTAAACGTAAAGATTAAGAGATATGAATGAGTTTACAAAGATTTTCGCAAAGACAATAGAAGATGAAGCTATCAAACAGATAGAAACCCTATCTAATAGCGAGGCTTACAATAGTTGTAAAATAAGAATAATGCCAGATTGCCATGCAGGTAAAGGATGCACTATTGGCACGGTAATAGAGCTTGATAACAGAGTAGTTCCTAACACTGTTGGAGTAGATATAGGCTGCGGCATGAAAGTCGTAAGACTTGGTAAAGTTGATATTGACTTGCAGAAATTTGATGAAGCAGTCAATACGTTGATTCCATCTGGTTTCAATATCAACGAAGAAGCTTCTGCATTCATACATGGATTAGTTGACGGCAATATGTTTGGCAAATTCCGTGCTTGGGATTGTCTTGACAGCATGGAAATAGTATATCGTTCTGTTGGAAGTCTTGGCGGTGGCAATCACTTTATTGAGTTAGATGCAAATGAAGAAGGAGAGAAGTTTCTTGTGATACATACAGGAAGTAGAAACCTTGGTGTTAGGGTATGCAACTATTACCAAAAACTTGCCTACGAGTATTGTCGTAAGAAAATAGCTGATAAGTCTGAGGTTATTGCCAAGTTGAAAAGCGAAGGAAGAGAAAAGGAAATACAGAGTGCTATCAAGTTGTTAGGTACTAGAAATATTAGCAAGGAACTTTCTTACTTGGAGGGCGATTTGCTTGATGATTACTTAAATGATATGCGTATAGTTCAGAAGTATGCCGAGCATAATAGAAGAATTATAGCTAACAGACTCGTCAATGCTCTAGGTGTGGATATTGACCCAAATTCAGACAAGCATTCTTTTACAACCATTCACAACTATATAGATACAGACAAGGGCATATTGCGAAAAGGAGCTATCAGTGCAAAGAAAGACGAGATTGTCATTATTCCTATGAATATGCGTGACGGTTCTCTTATCTGTAAAGGTAAAGGAAACAGGGAATGGTTATGCTCAGCCCCTCATGGAGCAGGTAGATTGATGTCTCGTACGCAAGCGAAGAAAGAGTTATCTATGGATTCTTACAAGAATGAAATGAATGGCATCTATTCTAGTTCTGTATGCGAAGAGACGATTGACGAAGCACCTATGGCATACAAGCCAACCGAAGAGATTGTTGAGTTAATCAAACCTACGGTTGATGTCATTGATGTCATTAAGCCAATTTACAACTTTAAAGCAAAATCATTATGAGCAAGGAAACATTTGACTTCTCGGAGGCTCTGAGAAGAATGAAGGAAGGAAAGAAAGTAAAACGTAGGATATGGAGTAGTGGAACAACATTTATTAATAAGAAGAAAATTTACGTCCGATGTGTATCCTTTAATGATATATGGGAGACGGATTATCTGGACATACCTTTTGTTTGCATGCCGTGCGTTGATGGTGACATTCTCGCAAATGACTGGGAGGAGGTGTAAGGATGAAGAAGAAAATATTGACCCTCACCGTCAGCAAGCAATGGTTCGACATGATTGTGGCAGGCGAAAAGACCGAGGAGTATCGGGAGATTAAGGGATATTGGGTAAAACGCCTTTTCCTATTATGGAATGAAGATACTTGTACCAACGAGAAGATACCCCCTCATTGCGTAAAAAACTGGGATAGTATTAGCCCGGAAATGGCACACTATTGCATCAATAGTCCATATTACAAGGTTATTCCTTACACCCACGTTCTCTTCATCAACGGCTACCGCAAGGATAGCCCACGAATTGAGAAGGAGATTGAGAGTATCACCATCGGGAAGCCTAAAAAAGGACTATGTCCCGAAAGGTGGCTTAATACAGAGTTTTTTATCATTAAATTTAAGTAGCGTATGAAAGTAAAGAATTTACCAAAGAAGATTTATCTCAATATCTGTAGCAATGAAGATGAGGTAGATTACAATGAGCTGAACGGGGTAACGTTCAGTACAGAAAAGATTGGTGTTACTGATTGTAACACAGAAAACGTTCCTTACGTGAATGCTGCATCATTATGGCACGACCTAAAAGAAGATATGCCACCATTAAGAAAGTGGGTAATGTTCCGATATAGTGGAGGTGGCGTAAATCCTACGTCTCTTCACCACGGAGCGATGAATGATGATGGATGGATAGTCACTAGAGGAGACGGAACGCATCGTATTGAAGCTCTGTATGAGTGCTACGATAAGATTGAGTGGCTTGACTTTGATGAACTAAAATAGCGATAGCGTATGACAAACGAGGAATTTTGTAAGGCTCATATAGGTGAGCGAGTTCTTTTTAAAGGCAAGGATATTGGCGCATACGTGGCTGGGTATATTGAAGATAAGTATATCATCTTAGGATTTGATGATTATACAGGCTGCATTCTGTACTTCACATCTAAGGTGTATAAAACGCTTGGTGAAACATATAACTCATACCGATTCGCAAAGTTAAAGTATTTGGAAGTAATAGAATAATAAGAAAGGGTAGGGCGAAAGCTCTACCCCTTCTTGTTATATAGAACATAATCAATAACCTTTCGATTGGCTTCATCAATCCGTTGTTGGTCTTTTCGCACATATATAGAGGTTATTCTATGGCTATTCTTATGCCCAAGGCAGTCTGCAATAATATCCATACTGATACCAATCTCATAAGCAATAGTAGCAAAGGTATGTCTTGCCCAATAAGTAGTTACTTCGGGTATTCCTATACTTTTGCAGATTTTGCTAAGACATCTATTATTGGCTTGGTCAAAGCTTAGATACGATGCTTTTCTATCGAATTGCTTGATAAGATGCTCTTTCCCTCTATATCGTTCAATAATCTCCATAGCCTCAGGTTCTACCTTTATATTATATAGCGTTCCCGTTTTTGAGCGGCGATAGGAGATTCTGCCGTTTTCTATTTTTTCTAATTTCGATAGGTCTTTAACATTGATACCCATTAGATAGAAGATAAGAAAGAACATATCACGATGTTTAGAACGGATAGGTGATAACTTTGCTTCATGCAATTTTCTTAACTGCTCAACAGTTAATGAGCGTTTCCTTGTTTCTTCTGATTTAATACTATACATATTAAAAACATATTCTTTAAGGACACCTTTTTTGCGAGCATAGTTTAAGATGGTTCGGATAATCCTTAATCTCATAGCAATGGTGTTTTTGCAATTTTTTATCTTTAGAAAATCAACGAAATCATCCAACCAGTCTATATCTATATCTTCAACCCTTAATGTATCATAATCACAGAAATCTTTTATTCTGTTTTCTGCTGCGATATATATGCGTTTAGTTCCCTCACTTTCTTTCTTGGATAGAAATTCTGCCATCTGTGTTTTGAAAAGATGATTCTCGTAATCGGTTTTATCTTCTTCGTTAGACAGATAAAGTGATAGCTTCTTATTAGAGAAGTAGCGCAGTTTGCCTTCTTCTTGCAATTGCACTATCTTATCATTAAGAAGGGAAATCCTTTTCATAAGCTTCATATTGATAACTCTCTGTTCGGGTATTCCTTTCACCTTCTCATTCTTAGCATCCCATTCATCTTCTTTCAGCTCATAGCCTGTGGGAATATAAATGGCACTATCTTTCCTTGCCACTTTGAACTTCAAAGGGAATCTGCCGCTATTCAATCGCCTCCTTTTATCCAACTTAATTGAAATCTTAATCAT